CCAACCCTCTGCTTACTTACCTGTGTCCTCGTAGTAGCTACACCATCGTGCCTGTTTTACACCGTTACGCATATCGGTTATCCACATCCCTGAACGCTTGCATATCCATCGCCTAACATTCCCCGTATATTTCCCAACAGATTCTAGGAAACTATACTTGCAACGGCGGCAATCAGGCGTAGGTCTATCAGAAGCTTTTAGTACCGGTTTCATCATTTGACCCATCCATTCGCCTGCCTGCTCAGTCGTTGATGTACTTATAGTAGCTACACCATCGTGCCTGCTTAGTCCCATTGGGCAGGTCTGTTACCCACTCGTCGCGGACACGGCACCACCAGCGGGTGCGTCCTCTGCCGATAGGGCATGGAAGACTGTAATTACAACGTCGGCAGTCAGGCGCAGGCTTATCAGGGACTTTCACCCTTGGTTTCCTCACTTGATCCACCCTTTCGCCTTCCGATAGTGTGCCCAGACGCAAGGCCCCCACGACTCCGACCCTTCGGCATATGCTCTCCCCAGCCGCACGACGCACTCCCGCGTCGGTTGCATGGGCGACCAGCCTTGGTGCCCTGCTATACGTTTCACAATCCGTGCGGCCCACCATGCCTGCGTCCGCAGGTCGGTGCCCTTCACGGCTTTGACCCCGTAGGCGTACCAGTCCCGCGAGGGAAGTGGGTTCTCATGCGTTCGTATTGCAAGCAACAGGGCAGGTGACACGCGATAAGTTCTGCCTGCCATGACCGCTACGTGCCAGTTCCGCACATCGCCGGAGAACCATCGGTGGCTTCGGCGGTAGACAGGCACCGTTAGCTTGTCGCCCTTGTGCAGCAGGTCGTGTGCTGAGACGCCGGATAGGTAGGCTATCTCCTGCGCGACAAGCCAGGTGTCGAGGCCGGGCCGTGGCGCACCGTAGACCTGCCTGAGCCTCTGCGCCACGCTGAAACAGTCTCCGCCGTTTCTGATGGTGTAAATTGCCTCCAAACGCCAGTAACGCTCGGCGGCGCACCCCCTGCGCGGGAGCGCCACAACAAGCAGGGCTGCCAGCACGAGCACGATAGCTGCTGCGGTAAGTGCATCCGATAGACTGCGAAACATGAGGCTGCCTCCTTAGACAATGCCGAAATGCTTGAGCAGGACGTAGATAACCCACCCGGCAAACCCCAACCCTGCTATTCCAACCACGAGATACGTGATGAAACCGGCCAACACGAGCTTCTGCGCCCTCTGGAACTGCTTGTCAAAGTCATCGTCGTTGAACATGTGTTGCCTCCTCAATGCAAGCTTTGCAGGATGTCTCTAGCAGCATAGAACTCTGGGGTAGCACACCGTGGTAGGGCATCGAGTAATAGCAGTCCTAGATTTGCTAATACTACCAGCGCGCCAAACGTTATTATCGCCACGTCTATCGTATCTACCTCGTCATGGGCCTCTGCGGGGATACCTCTCGCAACCCTAAATATAAACGCGAGGCATAATACCATCCCTATGGATAGCAGTACTACCTCCCCCTTGCCGATGATGACCTGCCGCCTGACCGCCGCCGTGTAGTACCTGCCTAGTGGCCCGTCTACATACTTCTCCAAGACCTCGGCGGCCTCGGCAATGCTCTCGCTGTCTACCCCAACCGTGTAGACGGTCTCCTGCTCCTGTGCGATAGCACAGACCGTTCCCGCCAGGACTAACAGCATCGCGAGCGTGGGTTTGTGCATGGCATGGCCTCCTTTAGCCCGTTAGATTCTCACGAGGTTGCAAGCAGCAACACTATACTCCTTGCAATTAACTGAATAGCCGCAACAACACTTGTACCACACAACGCCCCAAGATACATCCGCCAGCCGAGTTCCTCTTCCGTAGTTGCTGCAAAGCCAAGGCTTCCCGCAGCCCCTCCTAACAACATTGATACTATTAAGTACGCCGTAGCAGAATCGTCCATTCACGGCCTCCTCTCTTAGGCATTTACACTGAACCGCTTACGGCACACTGCCAATGGCTGCCAGAAAATGGCTAACACACATAACAATAGAGAGGATGAAGCCAAAAACAGGCCCCCATCCCAAACTCCCATCACCACGGTCATCATTAACCACAGGGATAACCCAAAGAATAACAAGCCAAATCAAGCCAACGATAGCGTGAAACTGGTAGTCAGACATGGTGTGATCTCCTCTCTCGGACATTCCTCCATTTTCCCGACAACAGGTTATAGCTTCGCCGGTGACACTCCACCTCGTAGACAGATGGCATCAAGCCACCGCAGTTCCGTTTCGGTGGGAGCACCGCGAATAGACCTTGCAAACTCCGCGAGACTTAGCGGGCCAAAGTCCACACCCTCACCAACATCCGCCAATCTATCAAGGATACCGTTAGCACCCCCATCAACCACATCATCAACCACCTCAAGGTAGGCATCCACTCGCGTAAATCCATCAACCCTATGTTTCTTGATCCACCAGACTAACTCAAGGGCATCTCCCCCATGAGCACATCCAAAACACCACCAGTAGCCTTCCAGGTTGATACGAAGCGAGGGTGTGGTGTCCCCGTGAACGGGACAGAGGCAGGTGTACCACGGGCCTGAGTCGTGGGCAGGTTCTAGGCCTATCTCTCTTGCAACATCAAGAATGGGACGTTGGGTAAAACTTTCGGGGATCTCTATGTGATGTCGGAACTGAAGCATATAGGTTTTCCATGGGTGTGGTTGGTTGCTAGTGGGGATACACTACCACATATCCCGAAATAAGTCAAGCAGAAATTAAAGTTCTCCGGCAGATTCAGGCCCGTTGGAGTATTCAAGACGCATACTCGACGGCTCGAAGTACAGCGTAAACGTATAATCTGACTGAGCGCTACGGCACTTTAGGACCTGAGCATCCAACCAGGGTCCCTCACGGGGGTAGAGCCGTATGATGTCGTCAGCCGCGTGTATGATACGCTGGGAATACCCCACAGCATCCTCCTTTGACACTACCTCCTTACTGGCACATGCCTTTGGGGACTGGCAATCTGTTATGATGGCGATATTGTGCCTGGCTGCCATGTCCTTAAGGAACTGCGCTCCAGCACCAACAAGTTCCTCACCCACCATCCCTCTGGTCCCTGGTGCTCTCTGTAGATTCAAACTGTCAGCGCATAGAAGATCAAGCCCAAAACGGCGCTTATACCTTCCTACGATACTTTCCAAGTCCCCAAGTGTGTCGTACGCATCGGGGGAGACAAACCAAAACTGGTTTGTCCTATCAGCGTAGGACTCAAGAAGCCTGTAGTAAGCATCCCTACTAGCACTATCCAATTTACCCATTTCAATTCCAGCCATGAGACGCTCGACGCTGACCTGTTCACCCATCAGTTCCGATAACTCCATGGCTTCCATTCTCTGATGCTGAACTCGATTGGACATCTCCTTGTTCACCACCATAACATTTCTGTTGTCCAACTTCCAGGCGTTGAGCGCAGACCTCAACTGGAATGCAGATTTCCCAACAGAACTATTACCCGCAACCACCAAAAGCTCGCCAGGACGTACCCCATTGCTTAGCCTATCATACGCAAGCCACCCTAGCATCACACCCCTGGCTTGTCTTGGGTTCTGCTCGACGGCTACGTATTGCTCCCACCGTTCCTTCCAACTATCTGCAACACTGTGGACACCATCATTGTCTGTTCCAACGTCGTCGACCCCATCTGCAATAGAGTGTAGTCTCTGGGTAAGTTCTGAGATAGGAACACTCCGAACCAACCCATCTGCTACCGCAGTTAGTTCCTCTGTTAGTTTGTTCCGTCTGTAGTCGTCAATAAGTGTCTGAACAACCGTTGAAACCTCGGACGGGACCTGACGCAGAAGTGGCAATGCCTCAAGAACACCAAGTGTGGCTTCAACAGCGGCCTCGGAAACTCCAGACCTCGCTGCACCCTTGAGGACCCAATCCTTTACTATAACAAGCGTAGGAATATCGCCTGTAGCGTTAAAGTGCTCAAGGGCAGCCTGGCACAGATTCGATTCCGGTGTTGGAGAAAGAGCACGAGAACGCCATGCGTAAAGGTGCTTAGGCTTTAACCCCAACGCAAGAGCGCGTTCGATGCACTCTGTGTTATCCTCTGCGACGATGGAAACACAATACCTAAGTGCCTGTAGACGTATATCAGCCACAATCTAACTCCAAACAATGGAATATGCGTTTTCCATTACCATAGCGAACCATGCGCTATTTCATGCTCCAACCTGCTGGCTGCCAATTCACAGTACTGCTCGTCAAGCTCGATACCAACACCACTGCAACCATTCCGTAAGCACGCCAGCAACGTTGTGCCACTCCCAAGATATGGGTCGAGGACTTTCTCTGCGTGGACACCATACAGAATCTTCCGAACTTGATCGGTCGGAACCTGGCATGGAAAACTTGTCTTTTCAGAGGAGACGTTCTTCACCTGCTCGTCAAGCCACCAGTCTATATCAATAGGCAACTTCCCTGCTGCTATCTTCCGCATTATCCGCTTATCATTTGGATTCCGATAAGTACCATAGAAAGACGTAGAACGTGGAGTGCCTCGCGAGAACCACAGCCAAACACGTGATGCCTTTCTGAGTGGTCTGCCACCGGTGTGAGGATGGTAAACCCACGTAACCCATTCGGTACATGTAAGTGTTGGGACCGCCTTATCTACTGCGGACCAGAATCGTGCGGCAAACTCTGGGTAGTTGAGATACCAGAAACTTCCCCCATTGGAAAGCAGCCCACCTACAAGTCGGGCCAACTCAAGCTGTTGAGAGAGGTATACGTCATGAGGTAGACTATCATCGTATTGCGCATAGGAAAAACCTATATTGTACGGAGGATCCGCCACGCACACGTCAAAGGTTTGGTCCAACTCCTGTATTACCTCAAGACAATCACCATGGTAGATACTGATGTCATGCTTTTCGTCTTTCCAGTAAGGCATCATTCCGTGTTACCTACTGTTTCGCAATATGTGTTGTGTCTACAGAGTGACACTCCACTGGCACTAAAGTTCCGTTCAAGAATGGTCCTGCTCTTCGAGTCCTTGCTCGCGAGCAAAGTCGTAAGCACGAAGAGCAGCTTCAGCGCACCCTGTACGGTGTTTTGACCAGTCAGCACGACGGGCGATGAACGACACGGCCTTGCCTGCCACTATGAGCTTGTAGACACGCTCAATACGACGACCCGTCCGACTTCCCACCCAACGGTGAATATCATCGAGCACTTTCATAACAACACCTCCTGTTTCAGCTTGCCTATCTCTGCGGGTTCAAACAGGCGACCTTGCGCTATCTCTCGCTCAAGGCGCTTGGCGGATAGTTCACAGTACTCCTCGGAGATTTCTATCCCAACGCCGCGCCGTCCGAGGCGATAGCAGGCGACGAGAGTGGTGCCGCTGCCAAGGAACGGGTCGAGGACAGCATCGCCCTCTGCGCTACTGTTCTGCACTGCCCGCACCGCTAAGGCAATAGGCTTCTGTGTCGGATGGTCACTGCGTGTCGGCTGCTTTACATCCCAGACAGTGACCTCATTGGTTGGGCCATACCACGGCGGGGTGCCACGCACGAGGTAGAGGCAAGGCTCATGTTTCTGCATGTACTGCGCCATGAACGCACCGTAATGCGCCTGCATCTTATTCCAAATGATAAGCGCCCGTACCGTCCATCCGTTGTCTTCGGCGGCGGCATAAACTACTCGCACCTTCTTGTCAGTGAACCAGATGTACGCAGCGGCGTCTCTCCCAACGGGTAGCAACGGCAGAAACTCCCCGTAGACATCGCGAGCATCGCCAGCAAGCGGCTCGCGCTTCTTTTTGTTGCCCGTGCCCCCATTATATTCTATCCCATAGGGAGGGTCGGTGAAGACAACCTCGAACTCCCGCTCAAACTGCGGCATGACCTCGAGGCAGTCCCCGTGGTATATCTCAAGCCCGTGGGCCTCATCCCGCCAGTACGGTTTCATTGCTTCTCCTCTTTGGCGATTCTCCACAGTTCCAGAAATGGAGAATCGCCCGTCCATGAGATTCGGCGTTACATGTCTGAGCGTGGCGCCCCCCAGGCTCGCGGCCAGAGGTACAGCTTCCGCTGCTCCCGCAGGTGCTTTGTCACGAGTTCGCAGTCGGCGGATGTTCTAAACGCCTCGCTCGTCTAGTTCACAGATGGCCTGATATGCTGCATCGTAGTCGCCATCGAAGCGCACGGCCCGGTCGTCGAGATAGGCTACACCTATTGGCTTGTTACCGCAGCCCTCGGGATTGTGGGCTGTATCATTGATGCTATCGTACGGTATATTGTGCGCATCAAGCCATGCCTTAACTGCCACAATGTCTCCGCGAGTCGTCCAGATAGCAATCTGAAAACGATCGCTCAGGCGGTGCATAAACTCGCTTGCGCCAGGCAGTGGTTCACCAAAGTGTTGCGGCCCTCGCCAGTGGTCGTACTCGGCAAGCGTTCCGTCCAGGTCAACCACCACCCAAGATTTGTCTCTCATTCCTCTTTCTTCCCTTCCACGGTCTCTACGTGCCCGACCTTCACGAAGGTCTTCCTCAACTCAGGCCGCCACACCATGTGCCTCCCGACCGGCGGCTCAGGCAGCGAAGTCAGGTAGTCCTCGATGCGCAGTACCGCACCGAGCCGAACCCATGTGTGACCATCGCGTAGCTCGGCGTCCTCCTCGCGAAGGTAGGTGCCCACGTACTCAACGCGGAAGGGCTTCTGCGCCGACCGCAGGGGCCGGTAGTATCCGCTGATGCGGGAGGCCATGCGGGAGAGGTCGCTGATGACGGTGCCGGGTCCCCGTGAACTGCTAGTGTTTTCGGCGAAGAGGCCGTCACCGAGGAAGATGCCGATATGTCCAACAGCACCGTTCGCCTTCACTTTCCAGGCAGGCCAACCCCAGACCGCGTGGCGTCCGAACTTATGGTAGGTCACCGCATTGAAACACACGAGGTCGCCAGGCTCAGGTTCGTCTACCGAGAACCCCTGCTGCGTCAGGTTGCGCTCCGTCCAGACGGCAAACCGTCCCGCCCACGGCGGCCACTCGATGCCTGTGACAGCAGCACAAACCTTGCGCACGAACCTACTGCACCAGCCGCGTTCGAGCAGGTCGAAGGTCTCCCCGTTGATGGTTATATACGAGAGACCGTCACGCTCATGGGCGTATGCCGCCGCTCGCGCTATCCTCGCGGCGTCCGCGTTGGTGCCCGTCACGGGGATGTTCATTCGCTGCCTCCTACCAGTTCAAGCTGCCTTGGTTCCGGCGTAGTCAGTCATTGCAAGACCCCAGCACTACCGCGCCATCGCCCGTGATGACATGCTGACTCACCAGTATCGTGCTCAGGAAGCCCTCGACTTTAGTCGCGGGGTACGTGACCATCGGTTAACGCACGAACTGCCGTGTACAGCAGATGCTTCTCCCCGGGGTCTACTTCTGCTGATACCCAGAAGCTACCATCGTTGAATTGGCGAAGGGTAATGTCCCGCACACCGGCTTCGAAGAAAACTCCAACAATCTTGGGCCACCAGCGTTCCGCTACACGGAGCGTGATGTGGGCACAATCAATGGAAAAACCGTCAGAGTGCGGCGTAACGTGTCCTGCGCAAGACTGGACCGTGGCAAGCCCGTCTATGGTGTTGTAAAGGCGAACGAGTTCGCGTACGCCCACGTCCAGACTCTCCCACGGGACAGTTCGCTTTATATGGTGTTCTTCCGCTTCGGTAAGAAAGTGCATGACGTGACGCTCCATCAAGAGACCGCCGCTGATGACGTATTGACTCACTGGTATCTCTTGCTCCTTGTACGGCTGCCCTCAGGCCCCACCACGGCATTTCCCGCACCCTCATGGGGGCGTTTGCCTCATGCGCCGATCCCCCCTAGCTTAGAGCGCGTTTATACGCCCTTGCCCTTAAGCCGCCCCATGCCATCGTGCGCCGCCTTCGGCGCGTAGAGCGCAGCCAGCGCCGCTAGTACCGCCAAGAGCCACGGTGTCCCCGACTGGATAAGAATCCAGGCTGTCGTACCACTTGACAGTACCGCCGACACTATGGACATAACCTCGGCGGGAACTGTAACACCGAACAGTCCAATGGCCTCCTTGATAACCTGGAGGCCTGCGGCTACACCGACACCGACACCAACAACAATTACTCCTGCCTCCGCAACCAAATCAGGGAACTGCGACCAGTCAAACATTAAGACACCTCCTTTCGTGTAGAAGTCTAATCCTGGCCTAATTCCAGTCTAATTCCAGACCATACGGTCTGCCGCCAGACCACACCCCTCCGCGTGTGTTAGCGTTCCTCGAACTCTGGACATTCCCAAACTGGTGTAACCAGCCCGTACTTACAGTCGAACTCGAACAGCGCTTGCGCTATAGGGCAGTTATCACCAGGGTTGGGGTTAGGCGAAAACTTCTTGCAGGAGAAACACAGACAGTGCTCCTTTTCTCTACCCTTGAGGTCTTTGGCTACCGCAACGATCCTCCCGTGGTGCTCGTAGCGTTCGAATCTGTTTTCCGACACAACCTACTCCTTTCCCTCCGTTGAGTAAAAAGCCCATCGGGCCACATCACCCATATTTTACCCGACATCAAAACACGCTTACGGACTGCTCCCACCATTTGACGCATGACCTGATAACCACCAGTCCCAGTAACTCTCAGGTGTTGGAAACCGTTCTTGAATACGTGGGCGCAAATGCCAGAGTTTATGGGCAGTCTGCTCCAAGAGCCGCCAGAATGTCGGCCATCGCACCATGCTTGCGTCGCGTTGTGCCCTACTCTGGAATGGGCAGATAACACAACCCAAGCGGTCGAAACCCTCGTCGTACAGACTGCAATAGGCCAAGCCCTGGTTATGAATGTATTCCCACACGTCAGCCGATGTCCAGTCACGAATAGGCGATACAAACCACTTGTGCGATTTTGTACATGCTGCCACAACGGGTCGTTTAGCCCGACTTCTGCTCTCTTGGGCACGCAAACCCACCAGCACAACTCGTCCCACTCCCCCTACTTCCTTGAATGCCCGACAACACCAGCGCATTCTCCGTGTTGGCAAGGTTCCTCGTACAAGGACCATCTGAAAAAAGTTCAACGAAGGCACTTCCCAAGACACATCAGGGTACTCACGTTTAATGAACCGTGTTAGTTCCGGCGGGTCAACTGTAGTCATATTATAATGGGCATCGAAGCGTACCTTAGCCCGAACTGTTAGGTCATACAGCACCACGCTATCCTTGCCGCCGCTGAATGCAAGATAATAACCCTCTGGCGGTTCAAACTCACGAATGATTGCAATGCTTCGGTCAACAGGACTCTTCCCACCTAAGGTCAACTGCACCTTACGCGCTATCTCCTCTTCTTTCAACCTCAGGAATATCCTCGATGGAGTAGTATACATTCAACCCAAGTTCTTTTGCTCTGTCATGCTCGTCCATTGTGTACTTACTGTCCTTGTACCCTGGGAGTAGCAAAATAGAATGGCATAGATCCATCCACACCATCCCTAGTTGAATACGCATATTCCGCCTGTCAGGGGACTCATAGAACACCATATCTGGAGATAGTCCGATGTAGGGGCAGTAAGGCCAGTGCCCAACCGCAACAAGTCTTCGGTAAGCACTCTCTATGCCTATGATGTTACGTTCCACAATAGCCTCTGAGTTTCCCTCTATTGGGCCTGTAACATAAATACGCTCCTGTCCCTCCGGTCCAGGCCCAAGTTTCTCTAGCGCCCAGCCATAGGTGTAGTTCCCCTCATCTATCCACTCTTCATACCCATGTCGCAGAAGCCGATACACAGCAAGCTTAACTGTTTTAGTCCCACGAAGCCTATGCCCAACAGCAACCCGTTTCTCTCCATCTGTTTCAATCCGTTTCCAATGTTCGGCCTCAGGTAATATCACTGTTATCGACCTCTCTCGCTGTACATTCGAACTGCCTTTTGTATCACATCACCCACAACCACACGTTTCACATCGGGGTTATCAGCAAGCCATTGTCTGTACCTATCAGGTGCTGCTTTATCCCCATAGTGCATATCCCCCAGGATCAATATTTTCTGGTGGAGGTCTTGCTTACCCAACTTACACACGTTGTCTTCACCATCCGTTCGTTAGCTAAACTCCTGGATCTTATTTGTAACACTCAAACGCGCCCTTGCTATCTCAGCGTACTCCTCAGATAGTTCGATGCCTACACCATTGCGTCCTAACATCTTTGCAGCAACAAGCGTCGTACCCGACCCCACAAAGGGGTCGAGTACGTTATCACCCTCCTTGGTAGAAATACCAATCAAAAACGCAGAAAGAGCAACAGGCTTGCAGGTAGGATGTACATTCCCTTTCGGCTCTATCCATTCAGGTGAAGCACATCGACACGTGTAGCGTTCGGCATCGAGTCCCTGAGACCTCTCCCACTTACCGCACTTACGGCACTTTCTGTTGTAGACTGCCACCCCCTCGTTCGCATCCAGTCCTGCTTGCTTTTCCCTCCTGCTCGGTTTCGGACAATACACAATTCCCGTCTCCAGCAGTTCTGCACTTGGAGTTGGAAGACCGAAGCGCTTGGCCCACATGTCGAGGTCGGCTTGGTGGGTAAGCTCACCTAGCAGATCAGCGTACGTGAGGATATTGCCTGGGACGCGGCCAACAGTCTCCTCACGGGCCTCATAGTCAGGACGCTTGAGTTGGCCCAAGCCACTCCATTCTGCCAGTACGTTGACGGTGTACTCACCACCTTCGCCGAACGGAATCTTACCACCATCCACGTTTATGCTCCCGGTTCCGTGCTCCTCCGCACATCGTAGATAAGAGCCTTTCCACGGTTTCTGCGCATGGAGAATGAGTGAAACAAGGGGGCGGAAGGGCGTAATCGAACCGCGCCAGCCATCCCACTCGGCGGCGATGGGGGTAGAAGGCCGCGTAATGGACACAGTACCTTCTGTCCAGACTTGGCTTCCCTCCGACTTCCTCCGATTTTTGTAATGCGCAACCCCCTTCCCGTCGGGGTATCCAGATACAGTTTTCTCAGCCACCTGCACCCTCACCCCTGGCGGCCTACTCGTATCCCATCCCTCCGGCACTTCGCCCACGACGGCCTCCCACTGCGCCCGCTGCTCGGCGGGAGAGGAAGGCCAGTGGGACGAGATGATGAAGGAGAGGAGGGCGGTGCCTGCGCTGCGGTCGGGGTTTGCGCCGAAAGCCTCTGTGCTATATGTGATACCCCGTGCGCCGTGTGCGGGTCTACCCCAGGCGGTCACGTCGAACTTCCCATTCACCGCTGCGCTCTCTGCCTTGCGTCTCTCCTCCTGGGTTATCTTCCCCTCGGCGAAGACCTTCGCGCACGCCGCGCACCGCTTAGGCTTCCCGTTCTCGTCATTCTCCGCGTGGTGGTTGGGGCACTTGACGGTCTCACGCCCCACGTACTCAAGCCAACGCCGAAAAGCCTGCTTGTCAGCCTGCTTGCTGATGTCATGGGATTTGGGCATTCCGGTAAGGGACAGCCAGGCTACTATCTGCGAATCGTCTATCAGAAAGCCCGCATTGCGTAGCCGCATTCCCAAGCCGAAGCAGGTCGCCCATCGCTCGTTCGCAATAATCCAGATGTGTCCACCCGGCTTCAGCACTCGGTAGCATTCATCAAAAATAGCCTGTGGGGGAAGATGCTTATCCCAATCAGCAGACATGAATCCACTCGCTTTGCCTTCACCAGGAGCAGTTCCCCGTTTCTGCTTTTTGCCTAAGGCGTGGGGGGGATCAGTAACGATGGCATGGAAGTAGTTATCGTCAAACTCTCGGAGGATAACAGCACTGTCTCCTTGCAAAACACGTTGCATTGGATGATCCTACCTCGATGGCATTTGCTTGCTTATTATTTAAGACGGAGGACCTCTAGTGGATACCGCACAGCATAACAGAAGAATACCACACATCGCCTGGGGAGTCAAGGGGAAATCACATCTGCTGATAGGAAATTTGTAAGGTGCGGTCGACGCATTCGTGTATAGGGGTAGCAACGGAGACGGAACCAGAGCTATCAGAAGGGAACGGGGGAGAACTGTTGCTACCTTCCACGTGGTTCACTGCGGCCATGAGACAGAAAACCACTATCAGTATAAATACCACGACCATCGTAAATATCTTCTGAATACGCTCCTCGTCGGAGCCTCGAAACCACATTCTACTTGCCTCCTTTACGACAAGATGTACCTTCTGACGGAGCTTCGGCACCGCGCAACGCAATGAGATCGTTCATCTTGTTGTGAGGTGTCAAGACATTCCCCCCGTCCTCAGGATCATCCAAGTGAGGCCTATCAGCAAGATCAATCTTGTACTTCCATGTCTCATGCTTCCGTGGGTGGAATCCATTGATAAGTTGTTGGGGTCGAGATGCCAAGGTAAGCCTCCCAACTGTGTAGTCTGTCCCTGTCAACCATGACGGCACAAGTTCCCAACCCGAACCCTCACCAGGCTCATGGTGATGCCCACACCTGGCAGAATCCCACACGATGCGGAAGATGTTGGTTAGACGACCGACAAACCTGTCTAGCCCATAGTAAGGTGTACCGTGATACCGACGCACCTGGTGCCCATGTGCCATTATCGCGTTCCACCTATCGCCACCCTCTGAATAATCAAGTAGAGGTTTACCATCTGGTGCCTTTACAGACTCATCAATGAAGTATGCGAGGTATGGGGAGTCAGACAAAACAGTGCTAACATTTGGTTGGCTAGACAGCACGCAGTTCATAGTATAGTACAAAAGCCAGTCAGTATTCAATGTGGTCCCCATCGTCGCCCCATGGTTCCCTTCCTGTTCAAAAACTGTAACAGTTTCGAACATTCCTGCAAGGTAACGAACAAGATCGGCCATCTCATGGGCACCCCAAATTATCTGCTCAACAAGTGGCATATCAATACGGAATGCCTGGCCCTTGTATATGTTTTCATGGGTAGCAATGTCACCATAAAAATGTACGAGACAATGCTTTATGGGATAGGTTTCTCGTACATGACCATTTACAATGCTATCTATCCCCTCCATCAAACGCTGCTTCCGTTCCAGGAAAACATCCCGATCATACTGCTCCAAACCTGCTGTGTGTTCGGGGAGCACCCATTCTCCGATATGGGAATCGGAGATGTGGATCATAACTAGTTCCTCATCAACCGATCTGTGTTTGGGTAGTTTGTAACGGGGAACAACAGGGGGGAACGTCTTAACTTCGGAGCGGATTATTCCGGCCATAATGGCGTAGCCTTGCCGGAGTTTATCAAGTTGTTTTTTCAGTTGCTTGTTATAGGCCTCAAGTCCCTTGGCACGACTTTCCCAATCGACAGCCCACTCATCCCCAACAGGTAGCTCCAATGGCTCCGGTTCTTCTCTTAAGGGCGGAGTAGGATCGGGGATATTTCGTTCTGCGAAGAGTGTCTTCAAGGCAGTTCTATCGCAACGGAGATGAGACGCAAGTCTCCGAAATGATGGAAACTCCCTTGACAACGCCAGGAGTTCAGTATTGTCGAGATTACGCACCCCCCGCATACCGATTCCCCGGTATTCGGCGCAATCAACCACGGATGTGCCCATAAATAACTATCACCCAGTGCCTTTCTCGTCGAGGGGCGTCTGTAATGGAATGTATTCAGACAGCGCCCTCGCGATAGCATCGGGGCAGGACAGGATGAGATCATCGCCTATGCCTGCTGGCCGCCCACAGGACATGCCTTTCAGGTCAGAAACGATGACCTCAGCCTTAACACCTGCCTGGAGCGCACGGGCTATTGTTTTTCCCAGTGCGCTCGTTTGACAACTTGCGCAGCCACCTGCCTTTCCAAGCCGAACGAAAACCTCACATGGCTCGCCGTTCTCGTTCTCATTGATGGTAACGTAGATATACCCGCAACCCGTCAGGTAACGAAACGTAGCACCACGGCGTACAGCAGGACGCAAGCCTACCGCCTCCCGATCTGTGCATTACGGGACTGGAGCAGCCGCTTTGCAACCCACCACCCGATAAATACTAGCACCCCCAACTGCCCCAACATCAGTAACACAATGATGTCAAGGTATCCCATGATTTATCACCTCTCGTGGTATTGTTGAAAGAAGCCCAATGACAGGCTCCTCATCAGGAACTCGTGCTACAACATCGTTGAATGGCCTCAACAAACCAACTATCGTTGGAAGACCATCCGTCAGTCTGGACTCTAACAAAGCCGATAACTCAGAGATGAGGGACGGGGGGTGTCCTCCACCATCCCATCTATCCAAACAGAGAAATGCACCATCGGACATAAGCGTACGAATCTCATCCATGGTGTCAAATGCAATGCCTGGACAGAAAACATAATGAGCGTTGCGGCCCTCCAAAAGACGCGAGTAAACAGCCGCCTGACATGTTTCGGTCACACGCATAATGAGCGCGGCGTCCAGTTCTTGGGGGCACACCAAACCCAGATTTTCCTTAGCACACACCGAAGATAGATTGGGAGGTGGCTTGTGTGCCCAACTGGTAGGAAGGCCACTTCCCATAATGGTGTCCGCCTGTGCCCTGCGCCTTCTGGCTTTAAGTTCCCCCCAATGTGGACACGGCACCCAACGTAGCTTGGTGGTCCCGTACCACTCGGTAGCCCTTTTGTCCAGAACTATTCGGCCACCGTCACAGTCAACCAGTTCTCCAGCCAAGCAGCGTCGGCAGCGGTCGGCTTCCTCATCCAAAAGTATCTCCTCGAATGTTTTCATTCTCGCAGCCCGTACCTCTACCGGCCTGCAAGTTTAACTCATATCGCAAATCCTGTCAAGCCTATGGAGCATTATTCGCCCCCATTTGCAACCCACGGATCACTACCTGCGGAGATAGACGACGGTGCCGGTAGGAGCACAGCATCACCGGGCTTGAACTCACCACGACACGAGTTGCATATTGTCATCTCTTCTCCGTCTATCCGAAGAATACAGTGAGGCTTGAAGTTCCCATCTTCTGTCTTCTCCCACGATGACCCTATGCGACCACACAACGGACAAAGCACCAACACCTGGTCCGGCAATTCACGAACGTCATTAGGATCCACAACAGCTACCTGTCGCTCCTGATGAGGGTAGGCACCCGAAAGCCAAGCCCCATTATACGAAAGTTTCAGCGAGTTCTCTCCGAATACACCTAGACCCCTACTCGATATGGCAAACGAGTAGTCAATGAGAACAGACGCCATTCCTTTAGTGCTGTCCTGGCGCACGGAAACATTGTCTACCCAAACCCAAGCACCATCCACTTCGAGAACAACCGTCTTGCCTGAGTTGTGGTCCCTCCATGATTTCACCACCTCTCTTGCATCCGCAGTCAACGTAAACGATGCACGTTCCTTACGACAGGAATCACAGTCACATGCACAGATACGGTTACGGACCAGCAACTTCGCCAGATTTGCCGAATCCTCTACCCCCAAACCAGCCAATGCAGCCTCCACGTTTGCTACTATCTCACTCTTCTTCACAGCACTACCTCCTTTGCTATTATCCCGCCTGTCTAGGTTTTGGCGGGTAAACTTAGACACGGACCCAGGTTAACCTACCTACCTGTCTAACTTTTCCAGACACGGACCCAGGTTAACCTACCTACCTGTCTAACTTTTCCCAGGTAAACTTAGACACGGACCCAGGTTAACCTACCTACCTGTCTAACTTTTCCCAGGTAAACTTAGACACCTGGGTAGGTTGGCCTACACACAACCCACACCCATAATGTTATGTCATGTTTGTAGGTTGCGTTGTAACAGAATGTTCAATGATATAACACACTGATTTAAGACCCACTATATATTAAGGATCGCGCGCGCACGCGCGCGTTCGGCTTAAGGGGCTTAAGGGCTTAAAGGGCGCATTAGGCCCTACCCCCTTTAAGCCCTTCGCCCTACCGCCCATTGGACCCTACCCCCTTTAAGCCCTTTGCCCTGTGACTACTAGGCGGAGGGCTTAACCCGCCCAAGGGTCGAAGGGTCCCAGGTCCAATGGGCTTAACCCGCCCAAGGGACAATAAGCAAAGGGCTTAAAGGGCGACTCCGTCGATCAGCTTAACACCATAGGCCTTATGTCTTAAAGCAGTTAAAGGCCTTACTGTTAAGGCCGAAGGCCTTAACGACAGGAGTTCAAAGTTCTGTAAGAAATAAGACAACAAATAGACATACTACAGTAGTCGTACTGGCGAAGCCTCTGCGAGGCTTCGCGAGGCAGCGGCTTCGCCGCTACCTCAGGAGAGAACGTCTGATTTCTATTTCTCTGACAACGGCTTTGAGAGAGAGTTGGTTGTTTCATTGGTCGTTTGACTGTCCAGTTCCGTTGCGTCTCTGAGAATGTTTATGACCCTATCGGCACCCATTCTGTCTATCATCGACCTGTTTGTCTTCAACCATGTCCTGAACGCTGGTAAGAACGGAAACAGTCCGCTTGGCTGGTTTACTTGTATCTCTGTGTTTTTCCTGTGGATGGCAAACCACCACTTGAACAACACCGCTACGTCTTCGGGTTCTCCCAACGATTTCAGGAGATTGTTTATGCCAACATATCGCAGTTGCCATTCTCGTTTTGTCCGTTTCGTTGTTCGTAGTGTGCCGTAGCTTTCCTGGTAGAGTTGGTCGAACAACCTGCTTAGTTTCTTTGGTGTCCACATGGGGGTAGCACCTTTTAGTGGTTCCGCCAACAATCATACCCTCTCCTTGAACTTTATCTTGAACATCGGTTCTGTTCTATACAAGGAAAGTCGTCGCTCGCTGTGCTCTCGTAGGTACTTGGCATTGTCATAGAAGTCGAGAACGTGTGCGTGGTCCTTTCCTGGGGCACAGGTCAGGACCCTCGGCATGGCTTGGAGTGCTGCAATGGCACTTCTTCCTCCACATGCCATTACTACCGCGTCTAGTGTTGGGATGTCGAGTCCTTCCTTTCCAACGGTGGATACGACAACCTTTATCTCTTTCTCTCTGAACTTCTCCCATATTCTGTGGCGCTCTGTGCCTGAGACCTTTCCGTGTACCCATACTGCCCCGTCTATCGCATCTGCGAGGGCTATGCCATGGTTTATCTTGCTGACGAATATCAGCGTTGTGTGGTCCTCATCCATCATTCGGTGGGAGAAGTCCACTATCTGCTGGTTCCTGAAATCTCCGTTGACGATGTAGTCCGAGTAGATATGTGCCCATGTTTCTCTTGCGGCGTACTTCTTGGGGGGGATGTCAACCATTTCGATTATCGGTTCGACAAGCCATCCCTCCGCTATCATGTCGGAGTACGTTGTCGTGTACACCACTGGGCCTGCCGCCGCCTCTATCAGGATACCATCATTTTCCTCGCTCCAAGGTGTTGCGGATAGGCCGATGCTGTAGCAGCAGGACTCCATGGCCTTCAGGGTAGCTTGATGCGAAGGGGAGCGGGAGTGATGAACCTCATCCAGCACTCTGAGTCTTGTGCGCTGTATCAGGTCAACAGCATCTCTGTGCCGAGGTAGCGGTTTTTCCTTTCGTAGTTGAGGGTCGCGCCACTTCACCGGCTTAGCTTTTCCTGTCTTTACCAGCGACCCGAACGCCGACTGAATACTGACAACCGTGACATCCTCAGGTTCATATATCCCGTCACCTATAAGTCCTACTGGACAGTCGAGCCACTTTTTCAGTTCGCTAACTGCTTGGTGGCACAGGTCAATTGAGTTGACCATAAACATTGCGGGCACGACGCCGCGTGCCGCGATACATGCGGCAGCTACGACCGTCTTCCCACTTCGGGGAACAGCCTTTAGGATACCGTATGGGTGGGTTAGGGCTGCCATAAGCATCTGTGTTTGATACTTGCGAAGTTTTCCTGTGAACTTGATGTCGGCTGTTTTCGGTGGCAGACGCCTATCCACCGTGTATGGTATCCCGAAATGGGTGAGATAATGACTTACACGAGGTATGCAGCCTGTAGGGAATCTTCCTGATTTCTCCTTGAACACACCTATCCTTCCGTCATCCCATGGTTTCAGAGTGCTTGGATGCCATATTGCCCGTGCGTGCTCGAAGCTCATTGACATGTAGAGGTCGTGTGCGATGTCGCGGGGCAGTTTGCCCACCACACGTGCAGTTGGGCCGTCCGCCACGATACGAACGGCATTACCCATTTCCATCCCTGGCCTCGCTTTCTCGTTTGGATGCGGACCTCTGGCCGTACTTCTTGGTGATATGCCCGGCGCATTTGGCACAGATGTCCTGTGTCTCTACTTCCCCCCACGGCTTGGTACGAGCATTGTCGCGGCGGATATACTTCCCGCAGTGGGATACTATGAATCTTCCGTCGTTGCGTTCGATAACGTGCCACTTTCCATGGGGGTGGGCTACCAGTTCAACCCCATCTTCACCGGGGCTATGGACTACGGGGAATGTTCGTCCACAGTCTGGGCACCACAGGCACCTATCCCCCTCAACGAGCCACCCATGGAGTGGACCACGAAGTCCATATTCCGTGACGCATGACGGGCAACACTTGTGGGGGGATTTGTTTCCCCCTATTCTCGTTACGAGAAGCGCACCCGATTTGTGTGTGCCTACTACCTCCCAATCGGGACGCGGTTGCTTTTTCATCTCGTGTCCTCCAGTGTTCACAGAAAGTTCACGCCGGGCGAAATAGAAGCCCATACAGCGACGGGGATTATTTTTGTGGGCTGAACCCTATGGGGGTCCCAAGAAATCGCAGGACGGTAGGAAAATTGGACGCCCTGGCCTATTTCCTTTGGCTGTCTAACCCCCTTTTTCGTCTCGGTGGAATGATCGGAAGGCATTGGCAATTCTGCTCGGTCTTTCGAGTGATGAGAGATACACCTCTGTGGTTGAAAGACTACTGTGTCCCAATGCTTCCTGAACGGCCTTGGTGTGTACTCCTGTTTCTACGGCACGCGCAGCGAATGCGTGCCTGAACGAGTGAGGGGTTAGGTGTCTGATCCCAGCCCGCGTGCAGGCCCTCGTTATTGCCTTCTGGATTGCACCTACTGTCATTTGTTGGCCTCCCCTTCCCGGTATCAGCCACTCATTGTTCTCCTTGACAAACGGTTCAATGGCATCTATCAGTTCGTCTGTTGTGATAGGTGCCACCCGTTCTTTCTTTCCCTTCCCTTTCACCATGATCACTCGCGACTCGATGTGTACGTTGTGAGGGTGGAGTCCGACAACCTCACCAACACGGAGTCCTGCGTCGGACATCAGGCGAAGGCTGGCCTTGTGTTTCGGTCTGAGGTGGCTTTCGAGAATTGCGATTTCTTCGGATGACGGTACTATCTTGGGCTTCGGGCTACCATGTATCACGGTTGGTAAATCGGCAGGGTCTGCACACTCTGTTATGCCCGCACGCTTAGCCCACCCACAGAAGGACTTTACCACTTGGAGTTTTGTGTTGACCGTTGTGGGGCTGTTGACCTTCATTTGCTCGGATATGTACCTCTCAATATCCTCAAGAGATGGAGGAAGACTCCCCACTACCTCTGTCATCTGTTGAACAACTGTAGAGTAAAGCTCTACAGTTGTCTCAGATAAGCCTCTTCCCTTTGCGGATATAACGAATGCGTTGAGCAAATCCATAGTTTTGTCACCCCTTTGTAATATTATTCTTTGTTTGTTGGAAGTTTTATGTCCAGGTACTGTGCCGCCTCCATCACGTGCTGTTTATGGGTATGTTTCCTGTGTGCTACATCAGCAATGGTTCGTGCCACTACAGCCAACTTGTCTGTCATGCGCGTTGAGAGATACCTGGTGTTTGCTATTTCTCGCAGTTTGTCTTCGGCATCCTCTGTTAGCTGAACGAAGTGCATTGTCCCAGGGCCGAGGTCTGCATTGTGCTTGATGTCTGTTCCGTTATAGCGTCGCTCTTGCATGGCCCTTGCCTCGATGACACGTTCCCTAACGGCATCTGAGGATTCCGATGGTGTGTTGTCAAACTTCTTATCTCCGAGTGGAGCGACGTTGACCTTTATGTCTATGCGGTCCATGACCGGACCAGTTAGTTTGGCGATGTAGTTACGCCTGGCGACGGGGGAGCAGGTACATTGAATATGTGGGTGGCCCCAGTAACCGCATGGACACGGGTTTGCTGCTGCTACGAGCATGAAGTTTGCAGGCCATTCTATTTTCCATCCGACACGGCTGATAGAAACCTTCTTGTCTTGAAGCGGAGTTCTAAGGGCGTCGAGGACACTCCGTGTGAACTGGAGTATCTCGTCTGTATACAGAACCCCATTGTGCGCCAGAGACACCTCACCAGGATAAGGGGTCTCATGCCCTCCACCAATGAGTGCGGGTTTTGTGACCGTAGGATCCACAGAGCGTAGTGGCATCTGTTCTATTATCTGACCAGGTAGAATATCTCCATGTGCCTGATGGATTATTGTGGACTCTATGCGTTCCGTCTCGGTAAGTGGAGGTGCGATGGTTGGGATACACTTGGCGATGAGTGATTTCCCCTCACCAGGTGGGCCAACCATGAGCATGTTGTGCCCTCCGGCTACTGCCAACTCTACGGCGCGACGCGCCATGGGTTGGCCTTTTACATGAGTCATGTCAATGCCCACGCCTGGGGCTGTTTCTATGTTGTCCGCAGGCGGAGTTAGTTCCCTGTGTGTCCCCATAAGCACTGCCATAAGCTCATACTGGTTGTCAACTGCTATGGTGCGTGCCCCGGCGTACGCAGCGTAAGGTGCAGATTCACCGGGGCAGACGAGCGTTAGGTCTGCTTGGGCGGCTGCTGCTCCAACGGCGAACGCAGCGTTGACCGGGAGCACTTCTCCGCCAGGGCCTATTTCCCCGCAGAAGGCGAGGTTGTCCCAGCCATCGGGGTACTCGCACCCTGTTATGAGCAGGGCTGCCATTATCCCAAGGTCTGCTGTTGGAGTAAGACGTGCATCCTCCGACGGGCTGAAATAGCCCACGGCGTTTATGCTTGCGAGTGGGTTATCACCCCATGAGCCAAGCGGGCTATCTATTCTGGCAACCGTTGCATTTACATCAGAGGTCCTGACACCTGCTATTTCAAAGTGCATGTTTGCACTAGTGAACCAGTCCAGTACAAACTTTCGTATGTCTGCCTGTCCTCCTCGTGTTTGGATTACGGTTGTTTCTATCGGGTTCATTGGCATCAACCTTCGTCGATGAAGAAGATACTGGCAATGGCCGCACGCTCTATGGTCTTGTTGATGTCCTTAGTGGACAGCGTGGCAGCCACTACCAAGAGTACGATGACTATCCCCGCTGCGATGCAGATGATCACTATTCCACCTCCTCTGCGATTCGAGCTCCACATTTTACACACTCAAGAGAGTAAGAGAGATTTTCGTAGTTGAACACGGGGGAAACTGTCCCCTCCCCCCCGCAGAGGGGACATGTTTTTGGTGTTTGCTTCTGGACATTCGGCCACATCCCCGCTGCTATTTCCATTGCAGTCATGATGATGCCCTCCAGTTCAGTTTGGAGTTCCGCCTGGTCTATTCCTGGCCCCATTCCCAGATCCTCCATGATAGATGGGAGGAGATCAAACGTTGGGTTGGAGAGCCAGAGCACCGGGTCGCCTTGGGCGTTTACGAACTGCTGGACGGCCTCCTCGCTGGTTAGCACCCCATGGACTGTTAACATCAGGTACGTTGCTGCGTCCACAATATCACCTCTGATTCTCTAAGTCAAGCAGTAACGGGCGTTAACTCTTTGTGGGTTTCGACAGGATACCTATTATTCTCCTTTCGTGCTGTATTGCCCTTAGGGCTTCATCCTCCGAGTAGTAGCCGTGGTGTCCCGTTGGATTGGGATGGTGGCGATTTCTTATTGCAGGGCGTTTGGACTGTGCGGTATTCCATTCTCTAATTTGCTTGATGAGTCTTTTCTCTATGGCCTTTTGGATTGTGTCAAGGTTCATACCAGCAATGGCAGCATCGCATAGTTTGGCCTTAGCGAGGGCCACGTATGCACGTGGTGTGTCGTCCACCGAGCGGACGGTTGCGTTTAGTATTTGTAAAGCTTGGGAAAATCTTCGTTCACTTTCCCTGCTGAGCCGTTCCATGGGTTCCATTCCCATTTGTTATTTCTCCTTTTCTACATCCGAGTTATGTACATTTTCCTTTCAGTTTTGTACGGATGGTCCGTAAAACGGGGACGTGCCTTAGTTATCGGCCCCGTTCTCATTTTTCTCCACCAGAACAAGTTCCACGGTGTCGCCTTTATCAAAACGCTTCCAGGTGGACGGTTCTACTCGGACTGTAAGGTAGTAACGGTCCGGTGGTGGGTCTGGTTGAGTAGCCACCGAAATGTATGAAACTCTGAGGCCTTGGGCCACCTTCTTACTAGCAATAGTACCAATCATTCTACGACACCTCTCTTACCATGCTTTTGCACGGGGCACGGCCTGATTCGCGACACTCAAGGTTCACCATCATTGCCACCCTCTTCTCCGAGAAGCTTACACAGCCTCGCAACTTCCCTTTGGGCTTGCTCTAGCCGGACTTCGTACTTTGCCTTTGTGTCCCGCAGGTCTATAGCGTACTGAGGCCAACCCTCTGCCTCCTGTTTCTGTGCAAGTCGCTCGCATTTCTCAACGTAATCCTCCAATAGAGCAACGCTCTCGCGGGCTTGGCGGACTTGCTCTCGGACTCTGTCCCTTACGGCAGAAGCGTCGGCTAAAGCCGCCTCCAATACTTCCGCCCTCGCCGCCCAGGTCTCAACCTGCCCCGCAGTAGGTGCCTCGCCCCCGTTGCGGATAAACTCGGCCTCCGTCGCCAGTTCATGGCTTAGTTTTTCGTTCATTGCCACCCTCCTCTCAACAGCGCCCACCTCCGCCACGGGCTTCTTCTGCTCCGGCTCCAACTTGGCGCGGAGAGCGCGGGCGGCGGCAAGGGGGTCGGGGCCTGGTGCCAATTCAGTGAGTCCGTAAACCGTCCATCCGTCGTCGTCCGTGCGGATGTGCGTTTCGCAGTCGAAGGCTTTGTGTGTACCAAGTTTCCCGCAGGCTTCCAACTCCTCCCGCAACTCCCGTAGGTACTCTGTTACAGGGTCCTCGTGGGCCGGGTACAGTACCACCTCCTTGCCTTGTAAGATACCAGCCCTGGTTTCTTTACTGGCCCGAATCTGGATCGCGACCTCGCTGCCATAACGTACGACGCTGGCGCATTTCCCATCAATCCTCAACAGTCTCACTTCCTTTCTTGGTCTTTTCTACAGTGTAACCGAATGGCACATTACCATCCACGATAGACTGCCAGTGTGCGCGTACTTCATCGTTGGCGTCCTTGTGGCGTACCAAGTAGTCCTTAGCCTGTTCTTGTAGCCAATACCAGTTTTTCGTACTGTGGGTATAGCATATGCTCGTACATCACGAGACTCATTGGTCCTCTACCAGCACCCATGAATGCCCCGAACTCCCTGATGAAGCCCCACGTCACTACTTGGGCCTGGAAACCTGTAAGGCCTTGCGTGTGTGCTCCTACGTTCGCTGCGGCAGTTGCCAATGCAGCAACTGCATGACATACCGTGCCATAGTCGTGCTCGTAGCTGTCGAGCATTTTCTCGGCAAATGTCGTAAGCCCTGGGATGTCTTTGATTTCCTTTGCCTCCTTATACCACTCTTCGTGGAGGCCGTCTTCCTCGCGGACTGTCTGTTTTGTCATGTTAATCATTCCTTTCTGTTTCCGAAACGTCTATGTAGGATACTCCCCACCCCGGACCCATAAACTGGTTGTACTCCTTTGCCAGCGGACACGAAATGTTTTTGTACTCACTTAATGCCCGTTTGTAGCCCTTGCTGGAATCGTAGTCGCCTACTAGTTCTACTTGGTCTCCTGCCCACCTACCTGCAAACTCACAATCTTTCGGTTCGACGTCGCCTCCTCCTGTTCCGTCGCTCCTGCGCAGGAGGTACGGAAGCAGGCCTGCTTGCGCTCCTGTACACCACTCGATGAGTTTAGCTCCTGCTCCCACCTCCCAAGGTGAGACAAACTCCTTGCGCGTGTGATTTACTAGCATGAAGTACTGCCCCATCGTTGCACCTCCTTGAATTGTAAAATCAGTTTCAGTTTTAGTGCTCCACTATGCTCTCTGCCTCCTTGAGGTCAACATCGTGTAGCAGGGCAGTCAGCAATAGCGCGTTCGCCTCCTTCCTCCCCTTGCCGTGCAGTTCCTCCACCACGGACAGCCAGTCCTCTCCGTAGTGGCGCAATATCCATCCATACACAGCTACTGGTCTCAATGCCCCCCGTTCGGCTAGACTTTGAGCGAGTGCTCCTACGCTAGAGTACGCGTCGGCGTACCTCCAGCCGCGATCCTTCACGGGTGCTGCTAACGCTCCCTCGTATGTCGGGGCGTTAGTAGTCATCGCTATCCCTCCTTGCGTGCTGAATGCGCCCGTGCAGCCTTTATGAAGGCATTAGCTACTTCATCGAAGACTGCAAAGGCTTGCTCTTCATCCTCTATCTCGCGACTGTCTGTGACCTCCGATGCTATTATTCCATTGTCCCATATTTTGAGAGTCAGGCTAATGACCATCTTCATCCCTCCCATTATGCTCGACCTATTCCTACGTTCTCTGCGTGCTCGGCACATCGAGCGCATACGCGCTCGTTTTTATACCTCCCCTCCATGATGTGCCAGACCCCCTTGGTTCCTGTGGGGATACGCCTTCCACAGAAGGCGCACAGACGCTCTTTGCGAGTTGATCTGCCGAGGGGTGTTATGTACATTCGTTCCCCTTTCATCTGTCTTGCCTCCTTACCTTTTCTGCTGCCATTCCCATCACTACATACGTTCCCCACTCCCCGTCCATCCGAACGGGGAGTGTATATTCAGGTTGAGGCACCTGTACTTGGAGCATCCCTGTTGAGTTTTGTTCATACAGAAGTTCCACAATGTCTGAGATGTAATAGCCATTTAGTTCCACCTCTGTTTTCCTTCCGTTGCCTGTTGCTACCTTTACGTTAGCCTCGACAGTTACATCCTCTGTAGTATATTTTTTCTCTGCTTGTAGGCTTACCTTTTCATTGTCAAAGCTGAACTTAATACTGTGGGACTCGTTTACGTCACGCAGATGAGGTAGAACGTTATACAGCCCTTTAACTGGCACCTCGCCGGACCATCCAAGGAACTCCTGCTCTTTGTTGTAGTCTGGAATGATTCGCCCATCCTCAACGTGAGGGTAGACCCCAGTTATCACTTCTCCCACGGCATCCTTTGTTCTTTGTTTGGTGTTAGCCACATCACACCGTATTGCAACATGGTATTCGCTGTCCGAATGGTTAGGGCATGGGTGTGTGACCGTTAGTAAGGGATTCAAACGACGCCGCTCGGTATTCGTAACCTGCTCGATTGTTTGCGCAGGCAACAGCCAACATTCCCCAGGTGTGGGTAACAGCCATTCATTGTCGCGTGTTACCTCGCACCGATATGCTCTGTAGGTGTCTGTTGCTATGATAGTGTCCTTTGTATGTCCTCCTCGCCACATAACGGCGGTGATGATGGGGCGTGTTTTATCGTCGCTGGCGAACCGTGCTGCCAGCATTAACGCCCTAGATGCCTGTGGTCCTATCTGGCCGCTTCGCGGGGGTCCTGCTGTCATCCTATTCGCACTCCTTCGGCCATAGATCAGGGTGTGCGTCCACAAGTGCCTGCCCCTCCTCTGTGACCTCGATGGTATAGTACTCTGGTGAGTACGGTATGCCCGTTGCACTATGTACGGGGCGGTTGATCGCCACCAGCCCGGCAGCCTCCAGTTTTGCTATGTCATCGCCTCGATGCCTTTCCAGGAAGTGTCTACCGGTCTCGTCTCGCGTTGTGATAACAGCCAGTATGCGCACTTGCTCTTCGAGTGTCATTCTGTTTCACCTCCCAACGGTTGCTAACCCACGGGCAAGGGTTACCTCTGCTCGTTTGCACGCCTCACAGAGTTCTGTGGGGTCGTTTGGCAACGGTTCCCGATAGCGCCAGACTTCCCTTCCACATAGTGTGTGTTCTTTGGGTCCAGCTACCAGGTGCAGCCGCTTGCTTGGTCTGCCTGTGGGGCCGATGAGTACTACCTCGTGGGGTGTCCAGTCCATTGTTATCCCTTCTCTTATAATGTGATGCTTGCTCTTTCCATCAGGTGGTCACTGATAGCTACTGCCAGGTCAATGCACACATCTTGTAAGGTAGAAGGCACTACATAGGATTGGTTGCTCCATTGTGTCGTAGGACGCCCGAACATTCGGGATACTGTGGCCTCTGCCCGTATCTCTTGTGGGCGTTGTGCCCAGGGTAGTCTCCGACCGCTGAGGTCGGTCCTCCTGAATGCTTTCCCTCCTTGGTGGTCCTCGGCGTGTTGTAGTTCGTGAGCAAGCACTGCAAGGATAGCGGGTGCTTGCTCCAACGCGAAGGTATCGATTTGTTTCTGTGCTGTATCCCGTGAGGGGAATGTTTTCGATATACGTCGGTTAGCCAGTCCCATGAATATCTCTACGTACCCATCTACGAGCACGTGCTTTTCGGGTCTTACCTTTCCCCAGTTGCGTTTGCCTTGGAGATAGGCTTTGTTTACCCACGTTGAGTGATAGAAATTACCGTGGAGATAACGGTTGTTCCATGCCGCCTTGACAACAACGGGCGACCGCATCAAATCTAGTTGTTCGAACTCGGCGGCCACAGCCAGCACCATTGTGTTAATGGTCTCGTTGTCTATTTTCGTTAGGTTGTACACGGGTTGGAGGTTCGGTTCGGTGTGTATTCCGTTTTCGCTTGACGTTTCTTTTTCCTCCTTAATCAGGCGGTAGGTTAGGGATGTTGTTGTGCTTTGGCCTCCTTTCTACAGTACACTTTTCTATGTTTCAACTTACTAGCAGACGCAACTTGTCATTTTCAGTTAACTTGTCTGCTACTGGATACCCCTCCTCCCAAGCGTCTTCCCACAAAGTCATGCCGTATCTGACATTTCCCACTTGGAGAAATGCTATTCTGTACGTCTCTAGTTTTTTCTGGCGCAGAAGTCGTAGCCCCATTCTGCGCGTGGCCTGTTGCAATGTGAAGCCTTCTTTCAAATAGTCTGCGAAGGCGTCGCTATAGTCGTTCCGCAACCTAACAGGCATTGACTTGACTATCACTTCTTTCACCTCATCTCCCTACTGGACTGATTAATGCCTCGAGTTCTTGAAGCAGTTGGTCCGCTCGTTTCTCGGCAGACTCCACATCCCTCTCAGCCGCTGCGAGTGCCTGCTCTGCCTCGATTCGCTTGCGGATACGCTCACGACCCGACCCTCTGTCGAATCGGGGTGTTAGCTCCAGCGCACGTTGAGCACGACAGAGTTGTCCCACTGCCCTCCTTTCCGCTTCGACTGCGGCCTGGGCTTCTGCGAGTAGTTGTTCTGTCTGCATCTCTCTCATCTCCTTTTATACGATAATGGGCGGATCGTTGCCGATGGGTTGCGACTGTGCAGCCGATGCCGCCTCATCAGCCCGTGCAGTTGCCCAGTTGGCAACATGCCTGAAAACCTCAGCCAGGTATTCCAAGGCCTCCTTGGCGTCTTCATCCTCTTGGCGGGTGCGTCGGTCGCGACAGATCCACACGTATGGGGGGAGACGGTCGCCGTGGTATGCTAGTTCGGCAACAATACCCTTGACCTCCCGCGTCAAGTCTCCTTGACTGTGTAGTGCCTCCAAGGACGTGGAGTTATCATATCTCTCCATCCAGTCGGTGAGCCTTTCAACTCCTGCCATTGAACTATCCTCCTTTCTCCATGTTCGTCTTAGGATAAGGCCGGCCCCGGACCCGGCGACCTATCCCCTCTTGTCTGGACTGTCCTCATGCGACAGGCACATTCCCTGCGCGTCGAACTCGCGGCGCATCTTCAGGCAACAGGGTTCACCGCGTTCAAAGGACTCTAGGTCCCCGAAGCGACAGGTGTCACAGTGATTCTCCCGTTGCCAGGCTGCCAGTTGCTCGTCATAACTCATTGCCTTGCACCTCCCTGTCTTAGGATACACCCGGCCCTACCCTCGGGGGCCGAGAGCAGGACCCGGCCACCTATGCCTGATTAGTGCCGCTTGTTGAGCAGGCGGAGGTCGGTGATGGTATCAGCAGCCGCCTGGTATTCGTCGGCCTCCTCAAGCAGCCTGCTGATGTCGGCAGCGGGGTCGGCATTATCGCACTGCTCCATGAGGCGGTCGGCTCGTGCTTCGAGCAACCTACGTGCGATGTCTAAGGCCCTCGTTTCGTCGCGTGTCAAACTCATGTCTGCTCGCCTCCCTCGCGCTCAGAGAGATAGGCGCGGACTGTCAGGGGGTTGATCGGGACCCCTGCCTCCGAGAGTATCTCAATCGTCTCGGAGAGTACTGCCATTGCATCCTCGGGATTCCATTGTGTCATCCGTCTTGTCCTCCCTGTAGAATACGCTCACCTTTACTTAGGGTACGGCTGGTCCTGCCCTCGCAGAGGGCCTTGGTTGGCGTCACTTGGCGGCCTGGCTAATCACGCGCCAGGCGGCGTCCGACAGCCCCCGGCGGTCGGCCTCTATTCCGAGGTCATTTAGACAGGCAACCGTGTTGCCACCACCGCTGAAGGCGCTGACAATCCCCAGGGCGTCCTCTACGGCTTGAGGGTTGTGCTCCCTGGCGCAGCCGATTATACGCCTGCGCCAGTTTGCCAGACTGCGCACCACTGTGAGGTTGCTCACGGCTTTCACCTCCCGTCATAGGATACGCCCGGCCCCCACCCTCGTCAATGCGAGGGCAGGACCCGGCTACCTATTGCTTCGGAACGAACCACGAGCCATCGGGCATTTCGATTGCGCCATCGGCCACACGTACTATGTAGCCGCATTGCCCCACCGCCGTTAGCCTGGCGGCCAACCGGCGGGCCTTGGCTAGGCTATCTACCTCTGTATCCACGATTCCGCCGCCCGGATAGCGCCCACCCAATCCATCCACTGTATGCGCCACTTGGTACTTCATTGCTGCACACCCTCCTTCCGACTATCTATTGCGGATTAGACGGCCTAAGGAAGTATCTACGAATGGTCCTTCGGGCAGTCTCGCGGTTGCCCGGTAGGGCAAACTGACACGTGCCAATGGTCTGTCGCCACTCGCCTCGCTGTGTGTTCCACACCCAAAGGCCATCGCCGTGGTCGTTAGTGCGGTAGCTCCGTTCCATACCGTTAGCCCACGGTTCGGCCCAGCGGATGGTCCATTCCCACCCTCGCCGCCCCCATTTCCGCAACCCAGTAACTTTCATGTTGTTGCCTCCTGCTTGTTCGGTTGTGGAGCTGGTCCGACTGTTTAGAACTTTACTTCAGTCTGTGGGCCTCGACAAGCGCCTCATTAAGGCTGATGGTCTCATCACTCTCCTTGTTCCTGTAGCCCACGGCGTCTTCCCTGCTGAGGGCCTCGCCTGTGTCTGCGTCGTGCCATGTATCCCCGTGCCTGTACGCCACAGGCGTGCAATGTGCGCGTACAGCGCCCCCGTCATGCCAGTGTGCCCAATGACCTGTATCGGGGCATCGATACAGGTGCTCAGTTGGCATTCCCCGCCGGGTTGTGAGAGGATCGAGACTGCCCACAATGCGCCATCCTCCGTAGTGAATAGGGCCTCCCCTTCCTGTATACTTGCGACATAACATTATAGGATCTCCTCTCTGGGGCTAGTTCCAGCGGTATGCTACCACGTTCTGCTTAATGCTGTCTTCTACGTTGGTATGGACAGCCTCCCACTCGAAGCGGTCGTACGATGCCCAGCACTCCTCTGGCGTATCCAGCCACAGGTCGAGCCACGCCTCCAAACTGTTAACCTTTGTGCTACCGGGACCGGCGTACTGGCCGAGTGCCCACTTAACAAGGCTCTCGTCGCCGACAATGCAACGGAACTCCTCAGGGTCATTCTCTGCCAATTCCCTCCAGTAGTCACGGGCCGCTTGCCCCGCCGCCTCCTGCGTTCCGAAGATATACCATTCCCCGTGTGTTAGCTCGACGAGATAGCCGATAACCTCTCCCTCGTTATTTCTGTGCGTCTGGTACACCTTCAAGACTTCTTCCTCTTCCTTGTCTATGACGAGGATGTCGCCCTCATCTATTTCGTGCATGTTTCATTGCACCTCCGCTCGTATTTTTGCTGGTGCTCTTGGCATTTACCCCAGACCTTTTGCGTCGGGTTTGCTCTCGTCGGAGAGTTGACGATGGGACGGTCTAATTCTGGTGAACGTTCTGGCGTGTTCGTTGAAAACCTTGAATGCCTCCTCCTCGTCTTCTATATTGATGCTGTCTGTGACACCTTGTACTATTGTACCACCGTCCCATAGTTCGAGGACCAAGTGAAGGACCATGTTTCACATCTCCTTTCGCTGTAGAACAGGGCGGATATGTTGCTCATTGCAGTTGTAGGGAATGTGGTTACCGTCTACCATGTGGCCTACGCCCGTCGCTCCCACTCACCCACTTCGAGATTCCCTATCCATTGCGCCGCGAGCAGGGCGATGAACCCCGGTGTGGTGGCCGAGTCCCACGCTGCGTTTATGCGCCGTACCAGGCGCATAAGCCGCTTGTGAGAGTCGTCTCCCTTCGGGTCAGCCCACCCCATGCCGGGGAAGTCTGTGAGTTTTCCACTCATAGGATGAACATAAATGTAACTCCAGTCATCGCCATAAGGGTTCTCCTCTGGCGTAAGGAGAACCACCTCTACGCTTGTTCCTTCCCCTGTGACTGTAACCCTTCGCACGTGTTCCACCTCCTCAGGTTCTGAATGAGGTTCCTTCGATTTCCCCTTTTTGTATTTGCGCCCAGTCCTGCTTCCAGTTCCGGGTCCAACCTTCCCAGGTCACCACCTCGCGCCCATCTTTTTCTGTGTCCAAGAATATCGTGCGCGAGGAGTACTCACCTGCCCCTGGGTATCGCCGGACGCTCCACTTCTTCCCCGCCACCAGTCTGCCTGCGGCACCAAGGCGACAGAGGAGAATGCGCCGTTCGCTGTGTTCAGATGGTGTAAGTCTGGAGCCTGCCCATTCATCAATTCGGGCAAGGGAAAGCGCCCTTGCCCCATCGTCTTCATGCACTATATTCACGTTATTTCACCTCCCGCCGCCGCTTTCGGCTGTTGGTGTAAGTTCATATTTGAAGTCCCGCCACCGGGCGGCTCCCTCACGTGCTAGGAGCCGACCTAGCACGTATAGCGCATCGGTGTACATGTCAACGTCACCAACCAGCCTTGAGAATGTGGTCATGTCATCGGTGTCATACGCCTCTGCGCTTGCGTTGCCTGCTACGTCACGTAGACGCTCTAGGATACAGAATGTCTGGCGTACCGCTTCGCATTCTTGCTTTGTCATTTTCTCGTCTCCTATTCTCCGGGATACCGCTGCGGTAGCAGGTTAGGGTCGGTTACCCGTTTCTATGTCTTTATCCCCAATGCCCGAAGTGCGTCTGACGCCAAAGCCCGGACAACTGGGTCGTGGGACTCAAGCCAGTAGCCGAGATTCTTAATCTTAGCGGTGAGTTCAGCAAGGTCGTCGCGGAAGTCCCTCCGCAACCCCTTGTTGTCAATTCCAGCGGTCTGCTTTTGAAGATTGTAGAATAGGCTAATTGTCTTGTTTATTGCTTTGTCTGTCCCGTTCACTTTTCTGTCTCCTTTTCTAACGCAGCCAGAAGCCTGGCAGCGCGGTCGGCCATTATCGTTGCGATACGGTACTGCTCGTGGTTCCATCGCGCCTTGGCGTTTGCCGCCCGCCTTTGATAGGTGTCCAACGCCTTTCTTGCGGCAACTATCAGTTCCATGCTCCTATCTCCTTTCACCATGTCTACCTGCGAGGAACCATAATAGGAATCTACCACACGGTTACTCCGTAGGACTCCAGGCGTGCCGACAGGTCTTTGTCCTTGATAGCGCCACCATCGGCGCTATCAATGCTGTCGTAGTCTATGCTGGTAAGTCCGCCAGCCGACAACGCATCGAGAAAACGTTCGAGCGTGTCATCGGTCGGCACCTCTACGCTGAGGTCAACATAATCGCCTGGGTTTCCCTGGTCGATGTGAATGGTTGCTGGAATCTCCAGCGCCCGACTTACGGCTTTGACAATTGCCTGGACCGTGCTGTCGCATGTCGAACGCGGCCCGGTCTGGTCCGTCCGTCGACTGAACCAGAATATGACTTTCGGCGTCATTGTGCTTCACCTCCGATGGTTACTAGCATTGGACTTACGAGGCACGTATCCCACTCTGGGACATTGAACGACAAGGGAAGTGTACTGGGCATGTAGTGCATCACCACATGCTCCTGGGTCATTTGTGCTACTTGCATGAGATGGTCTCTGCTAAGGGCCACTATCTCATCATCATCACTGGCCTTGCTGTCGGGTAGCGGAACGACATAATCTTCTCCGTTCCTCCCACCCTTGTGAACCGTGAGCACCCATATTCCCTCTTGGGGAACCAGGTGTATCTTGCGGAGTGCGTATGGTTCCACGTGATTCTTTGTTTTTCTAATGGCATTTCTCAACGCAGGAGCAGGTCCCAGAGATGTTGTCTTCCTCCACCTGTAAGCTATTAGTTTTTCGATGTTGGGGTATATCCCTTTGGCTAACGGGGTTGCGATGTCTAGTTCTCCTTGTATGACGCGCAGAGAATCCGGCCCAACGCCGATGGATATGGGTTCCCCATCGACCGTTTTCTCTCCGACTGCTACTGCGAATGGTCCTGGAACCAGAAGTTCTTCATCGTTTTCGTACCCCTGTATCGGAATCTGGTGTGACCTTATCAAGGTGTGGTTGTCCGTACCAGTGATGGACAGTTTGTCTTCACGGATTTCTATCAGCACGTTTCCAAGAATGTGGTGCTCATTCTTGGAGGCGGCCACCTTGCCTGTGCCTGTTAGGGCTTTCCTCAATGAGCTTATGTTGCCCGTTTCAACTGTGTAATACTTACTCGATGACGGGTTGTAGGTTGCTTTATCAATCAAGGCCAGGTACTGGCGCAGGTTGGGAGGGCGCAGGTACACTACGCTTCCATCTGAGCAATAGAAGCGCTCTTCACGTGCGGTGGGGTTTGAAACCTGTGGCCTTGCCGATGTAATGAACGTGTCGATAACTGTCTCGCCCGATAGTACTGTGACCTGCACCTCAGCCTTCCCAGGCCCTACAGGTTCCGCACGGATAGCAGGACTAAGGACAAGTGTTCCATGCTTCTCCCAGAAGGGTACATAGCCGCGTGTGCTTCGCTCCTCACTACAGGGAATGTGGGCATACAGCAGACCCCTGGTCTGATGGTTCTGTACTTCTATGCGCCGGTAGATGCGTGCTATTTCCCGTGCATGACTTTCATTCTGAAAGCTTTCGTACTCCTCTGCCTCCTTAACGAGTTGGTGGAGAGGTATCGGCACGAGTTTTCCGTCTTTAGGTGTGGTAGCGAGTCCTATTCTGAGTGCCTGGTAGTTAGCCCTACTGTAGCACAGAGACTCTTTCAACCACGTTATTTCGCCCTTGACATGAGGTTGGAGCCGAGTTTTGATATGTCCTGTGATTCCCATGCGACGCTCCAAGGCTTTTCTCCACTCATGAATGTGTGTCCCATTAATTGTGTACCCACTTGAGGGAATCAACACCCGCCCTCTCAGAACCTTGAGGTTGTCATCCTCCATAGCCATACGGGAGATTTCCCTAAGGCGGTTTAGATGTTCCTGCTCGCTTTCTACGTACATATGTACCCCTCCTTCACTACTTTCACTTACGCCGTTTTGTCTTGGTGGTGAGCAGTTGTGCCGTCCGACCCCATTCTACTCGTCCTCGACGCCTTGCCTTCGTATGCCCATACCACCCATTCAGTATGGCGGCAATCACGCCACATATCATGAGGATGAGTAGGAAACCACCCCCCGCTGTTAGGAGCACTATGCTTGCTGCGTCACCCATTCGGGTTCCCTCCCTTATTCGATGCTGTCAATGCCGAAGGCGTAGTTAATGTCTATGTTCCCATGCGCCTCAATGTGCTTCATTGCTGTTCGCGCAAACTCCACCCGTTCGGTGGGAGTTAGCCCTACTGCGTTGCACACCCCATTGATGTTGCGCTCCAGGTCACTTGCTGCCCCGATGAAGTAGTTTGCGCCCACCTCACCCTCATGTTCCCCCAGCGCGAATCTGTCTGAAGTGATGTATATCCTAATCATTCGAGGTTCTGTCCACCTTTCCCCCGTCAATGCTCCGAGAATCGCCGTCATCTTGGGGGAGGTCCTCAGGTAGTCTGGTGCCAGTTTTTCCACCCAGGTCATGTTTGTTCATTCTCCTTTATCATGTTGTACACAAACGAGGCGACACTTTCTCCGTCGCTTGAGTCCTCTTCATTCAACGTCACGCCTTTCAGCACCTCTCCTTTCTGATTCAGGTTGTAAATGTTTCGGCCTCCGTACCACACCCATATTGTTCCGTGCCACTCATCGTACACCACCATCATGGCACCGTCCAACTTAGCCAGATTCATATTTCCCCTCCTCTCTTACCTGCGAGACGCCCGCAGCGGAAAATGCACTGTTTGCAAGACTCTTGGGGAGACCTGTCCAGTCACTTCCCGGTTTTTGCGAGTACCATGTTTGTGAGAGCCCAGTTAGGTCATCATTGAATGCCCATGCAGCGCCTTCAGGCCGCCTCCTCCCGTTACGGTCCACAAGCATTGCCCTGTACCGCTCCCATATTTCACCTCCCAGGTAGTATGCTATGACCCCATAGTGAGCCTTGTCTACTGCTACGGCGTGACTGAATACTCCATACCACCCCATGTATTCCAGGCCCCAGTGCTTTACCTCCCATGCTGTTATTTCCTCCAACGAGAGTCCATCAAGGATGACTCGGCTGTGCTCCTTCTTGTCGTGCATGTAGTCTATGTATGCTTTCTTGGCAGTTTCAGCATCAATCGGAGGCACCACAACCGTGACACGTGGGTCGTACGCAAAGCCCCCGGAGGCCGAACGGGGTCTCCACACCTTGACCTCCGCAGGAATCCCGTGTGCCCTTAGGTACGCGGCTACTTCCGCCCAGCTAACTCTCACTGAGTAGTAAGGGGCAACCTCAACCATGTCATCGAGGTTTCCCATTTGCATCACCTCCTTTCACTTGTACTACTTGCGATGGGATGAAACAGGAAACTCATTCCAACATGTCTGCAATGAACGCTATCGCCTCCGGGTTGTCCTTGTGCTGCCTCAGGAGTGTAACGGTATCATACTTCCCCGGCTTGATTCCCCCAGGGTACTCAGGAATCAACACCTGTTTCTTCCCTTCTTTCGCGTTGTGCAACGCCTGTGTCGCGTTTCTTCGGAACGCTCCCTCGTCCTCTACGGAAACTCTCCCGATGTACTTTGCCCAGTATTCAACAAACTCTGCCCAGGTCATTGTGCTATCTCCTCTCGGTAATGTTTGAGCGCATTCACGGTATCCTGTCGGCGTTGTATAGCTAGGGCGATGTTCTCTTCATCCTTCTTCGTTGCCCACTCCGACCTGACCCCCGTGAATAGTTCCACTACTGCCCAATCACAGTCCTCCTCTGCAATCACTATTGGATGTTCGACAATGCGAGGTTCTCCCCACCTCACGGGGTATCGCACACCTACGGGTCTCGTGCTGTACGGATGACGTACGCCGATGACTGTAGGAACGCCCTCTCTGTCTTGTACGAAAAGGTAGACGTATTCATCGGCCAGCAGGTCATTCACCTGTTTCCGTTCTTGTTGAGTGAGGGCATTGCTGTCTATCACATACCCACCGTGCCCGGAGCATAGGAAGTAGAATGCCCCTTTGCGGTTGCATTTTTCGCTGCTGGTTCCCCCGCGCCCCCACAAGGCCTCCGCAATTGACCTGGCGGTTGAGTACCCCAACCGCCATTCAGACAAGGGTACTGGTTTCATTCCTGTCATCTCCTTTTGTACTGGCTGCGAGGTCCTGACATAGGAAAGTTTACTCTACCGCTTCCGTGTTGTTGTCACTCTCCTCCTCGAAAAGTTCCCAGTGTAGTTCGTTGTCGTGCCAGAATACATAACCTCCCTCAGGTAGACGTTCGTATACCAGGCGTTCTAACTCGTCTCCGAAGTTCCAGTCTTGATAACCTCCCTCGTAGTACTCGTCAGGAGAGAGTCCTATTTCCTCCGCTATCATTTCGTCTGCCGGGGGTCCACAATTAGACCCGAAGGCAATGAGCGCGTAGGCCGTACCCTTCGGGTCTAGGTTATTGTCCCTCACATAATCAGGGTCGACCTCCTCTGCATTATAGGGGGACGCATACTGTCTTCGGCAACCATCTGCAACCGTGGTTGCCAGTTCCTTCAAAGCGTTTTCAACGTCATTGTCTGTCATTGTCAAGGCCTCCTTTCATATTCTCTACTTGCGAGGCTGTTGAACAGGAAAATCATTCACACCTCCTCGCCGAGGATTCGGCGAAGTAGTGCCTTTTCACTTTCAGAGCGCAACGGCGAGCGTGACAGTATGCGGACTCTCTCCCTCACGACCCAAGCGTCGGCTATGTCGGCTTGTGCTGCGGCAGCCTTAGCGCGGTCTTCCTCGCTGGGGAGTGGTCCTCCTGTGTGTAAGGCTATAGCCACCCCAATGTCCCACGCTTTGAGTGTTTCCTTGGCCTCATCAAAGGTTGCAAACTTGGGCATACTACCTAGTCCCCTTTCACATTCCCTACTTGCGAGGCTGTTGAACAGGAAAATCATTCACACCTCCTCAAGGTCCCAACTTGTGACTAGAGCGTCACTTAGGGGATGACTTGTTCGGACCCCTCCCAGTACGCCATCGGGTAGACAATGCGCCTCTATGTACTCTATCTTGCCGTCAGGCGGAAGGTCCTCCAACATTCTACTGCCGGCCCCCAACCAGAACGGACGACGCCTGCTGTAGTACGTATGCTTTAACACGTTGCGCCTCCTTTCCCGTTGTCAGTCAGCCTGTAGCACACCAATGCAGCCATGCTTGCTAACCAGCACAAGGCTTCCTTTGCTGTTTGTGCCCCTGTTGCATACGTGCCGTACCAGGCGACGTAAGGCGGAGGGCTGTTCCAGGTTCCTGTTCCGTGAACATGCCTTGATACCTGAATGTCCCCCGCCCTCCACACCCGCTCATATTCGGGTTCGTCATAACTCATGGTACTCCCTCCCTCAGAGGTCGTTGAGCGCCAATGCGCCCTCAATGCGGACGGACGGGTCGTCAGATTCAAGTTTCTTCATCGCCTCCCGTGCTTTTTCACGGGCGCGGCGGTTGTACTCCTCCACTTCCTCACACATTGCAAGGAACCTTTTCTTTGCTGGTTTCGCGGTCTTGAACACCCATACTGCCCTGCGACGGTCACGGCGCTTACGCGCCGTTTCGTCCATGAAGTAGATTCGTTTACCCTCCCAGTACCATAGCCGTGGCGCTAGTTCTGTCACAAACATTTCCAACCCCACAAGGTAAAGCCCGCTTCGACGGCTGTGCAGAATACACGGCATCATTCCCCCGAAGCATCCTGCGTAAGGTGGCCCCAGGAACATTCTGCCCTTTTTGATTCTGGTTTTCAGGATGTCCTGGGGCTTCAGGTCCGTGCGCCTTTTCATTGTTTCTCCCTCCTTACGGTTCCCTTCACCTATACTACTTGCGAAGCCCCGGAATAGGAAACTCTACATTTCCCAAAACTCGGGGTCATCAAGATGGGATATACGTTCTTCAATGCTACTGATAACGTCCTCCTCCGACGCATCCCTTTGCCCAAAGTCTCCTGTGTTGTAGTAAACTGCCTCCACCCACTCACCGTTCTCATCGCAGATAAAGCCACTGACCCCGTGCCCTCCGTGCCAGATAAACAACACGTCGTGGTCGGGGTCATGCTTTACTATCCTTGCCCCGTCGAGTACCCCCATCATTTCATTTGGTGTCAGTGCCATTTGTGGCCTCCCTTCAGTTTCTCTCTACTTGCTACGGTGTGATGAAGGCTGCTACGGCCCACCTTCCCTTGCCCAGCCTCACTGCTGCAAGGTGCGCGGCCAGGTCCAAGGCACCTCCTGCGGTTCGGGCAAGGCGGCATTGACTGACGTGAGTGCCTTCATTCTCCCAGTTGAGTTCGACATGATACCAGTTGTCGACCTCAACAACGGCAATTTTTGTGGGACCCTCCACGTCGCGAAGTAAGGTTCTCATTATGAACACCTCCCTCCGTATACTCTACCTGCGACGTGACCTGACAGGAAACTACGTTCAACCTCCCTTTACTTATTGTTGTCTGCAAGGTCGAACCTTGCCATGCAGTCCCCCTCTCGTTCTTGAATGAACGTTGCACATTCATCGCATACCAGCAGGTCGGGACAGTCATCAGGTACGGTGTATGTGTACCTCATGACTGCTGTTGCGGGTCGCTTACGGCACACCTCGCACTTCATGATAGCACCTCCCAATCAGTATGGTAGGGGTCCGAAGGCACGTTTGCAGGCGGCCTCCAACTCATCGGGCAAGCTATCGCTTTCTAGGTAGACGCCTTGAACAAATGCCCACTGGAGCGGGTCTTCTAGCATCTCCAGCAGAGTCGGAACCGCTTCCTCCGGCACCGGGCCGAATGAAGCATAGAGCCGCCCCTCCTTGCGGAGGCTATCACGGTAATCCTGCGCCGCTTCAGAAATATTGGGTATGCTCATATGTCACCTCCCTTCATCTGCTCTACCTGCGAGGGTAGAAAATAGGAAACTGGTTCACTTCATGATACACCCGGCAAAGGGCCTCGGGAAAAGGCCCTTTACCCGGTCATCATGACCGGTGGAAGGGAGGGAGGGAGTAGTTAGCTAATGTCCTTCACCATCAAGAGTCCATTTCTCCAGTATGCACAAAGCGCTGGAGGGAGGAACGCATTCAGCTTAGAGAGAAGCAATGCTGCATATGCCTCCCCTTCCAGTTCCGTAGTGGTCGGAGGCGCTTCAGCCTCCTCCAGAATAACAAGGGCCGGATTTTCCTCCTCTCTTCCCCACACACCCACCTCTCCCCACGGAGGAACCTTCTGGTCACTGGCGATTTCCCTCGCCAGCCGCTCAACGTAGTCTGCTATTTCGCTCATCATAACCTCTCCCTTCACTCATATGCTACAAGTTCCCCACTCTCCACAGAACACCCGCAGGTCAGCTTTGACGGGTCATTCCTGTTTCGCGCAAACAAGCCTCGATGAAGGGGATTATTGCACCTATAGAGTGCAACTAATCCCATTTCATCAAGGGTAGCCTCAATGCCCGCATCATCGAGGCACCATTCATTGCGGAGGCTTTCTACGAACCCGTCGACCTCTGTAGTGTCCTCCTCGCATTCCTCGTCAAGGAGGATATTTTCGTGTGGGACCCCCCACTCGTCTGCCATGTCCTGCGCGGTTTCCCGCGCATCCTTCACTATGTCTCTTAAGGACATGGCCCACCGACTTCCTCGCGCTGCTTGTTGTCCAGAATCAAGCTTGTGGTTGCCTGCTTGATAGTGGTCAAGCTCCTCTCCCGTGTCCATGTCCACGACACGTATTTCGTAACCCCATCTGCTTGCGTACCACAGCACTGCTTTCATTTCTTTTCCCTCCTTTTTGTTCTCCCTTCACCTTTACTACCTGCGACGTGGTGGAATAGGAAAGTGCTGACCTCCTTGTGTTATGATACACCCGGCGAAGGGTTCCTTGTTCGGAACCCTTCACCCGGTCATCATACGTGTGATTTGAGAAGCACAACCTCCACACCGTTTCAGTATTCGCCCTCCCAAGGGATAGACCGCCGAACCCTGTTTCTGTCCACCCTTTGGAGAACCGCCCTTTCAACCATAGTTGTCTTCACCCGAAGCCCGTCAGTATCTAGGCCCTCCGGGTTTTCTCGGATAGACTTCAATTGGGCAAGTTCTTTGCAGGCTTCATGTAGTGCCTCCGACAACCTGTGAACCTGATAGAGGAGAATATGCAGGTCTTTCATTGAAAGACCTGTCCTCTTGTCTATTATTTCCATGAGTTTTCTCTCCCTTCATATATACTACTTGCGAGGTTCAACGACAGGAAAGTCGAGGTCCTTGGTAGGAACGTATATCAGTTTTACGCACTTTACACAGGTCGTTGCACCATAACAGCGAACGACCTCCACCTTCTCTTTTCCCCACCACATGATTCGACCCTCTGTTATTCCCCTTGCTGTAGGTTTCCTTTTCCACATTTCCCTCTTCTCCCTTCCGTATAGGATACACCCGGCGAAGGGTTCCTTGTTCGGAACCCTTCACCCGGTCACCTTTACTACCTGCGATAAGGAAGAATAGGAAACTACCCCTCCTCAAGGTGCTCTACCCAAAGGGAATTGTCTTCGTAGTATGCTACAAACCCTTTCGGTAGCAGCAGGTTCACCTCCTCTTCAAGGAGGTCAGAATACCATGTAGCAAGTTCGCTATCATTGGTTCCAACCTCTTCCCCTAGTTCTGTAATCACCGAAGGCCCTTGGTCGGAACCGTAGACGGTGACTCTTTCTCCTTCGTTTAGCAAGCACTCGTCAATTCCTGCTATTGCATTTTCCGCGATTGAGGCGATTTGCAGCACCTCCTCCTTGTACTCAGGTTCTACTTCGGCATACAGCTTACAGATTGACCTTGACATGTTCTGTTTCTCCCTTCTGTTTGACTGCTTGCAGTCTTTTCCCTTCCGTTGATACTACTTGCGACAAGGAGAAATAGGAAAGTGTTGGAGAACTTTTCGAGGTGCTATTAATTGATTATAGACTTTCCTATTTCTCCTTGTCGCAGGTAAAAGGGTTGAAGGCCAAGGGCCAAGGGCCAAGGGGAAGGGGAAGGTCCCCAACCCCCTACCCCAACCCAAGTCCAAGGGGAAGGGGAAGGACTTTCCTATTTCTCCTTGTCGCAGGTAAAAGGGTTGGAGGGGAAGGGGTTCCCCAACCCAAGTCCAAGGGGAAGGGGAAGGTCCCCTACCCCTACCCCTACCCCTACCCCTACCCCCAACCCCAACCCCAACCCCTACCCCTACCCCTACCCCTACCCCTACCCCAACCCCTACCCCTACCCCAACCCCTACCCCAACCCCTACCCCAACCCCTACCCCTACCCCTACCCCTACCCCTACCCCTACCCCTACCCCTACCCCCAACCCCAACCCCTACCCCCAACCCAAGTCGAAAAGAAAACCCCTTGCAGGTTGAACCTGCAAGGGGTTTGTTTCTTTACGCTTGCTCTATCCTACCGCGTTGAGTCCCACTTCCTCCCCAAATGCCTTCTTGAGGTCCTTGACATAAGTCCTCACGCTTCTCTCTGTCACCTTGAGTCTGTTCGCTACCTCGCCTTCGGTAAGCCCGTCCATCCGAAGCCAAAGTGTCTTGGCAAGCTTTCCCTTGTACCCTTCTCCCTTCCCCTCCTTCTCCGCGAACCTATTGAGCACCTCCTCCACCTTTGCCGTGAAGTCCTTGTTTCCGATTCTCTCCTCTGCCTCCTCTTCGATTCGGCAGAGGGGAATCTTGTCCTTGTGTTCCTCCTCTAGTGACCAGAGGGGTTCTGCCTGTCGGAACTTGAGGTGCCACTTCGCGGAACGCAATGCTAGCTTCTTGACCGCACTAAGGAGGGGATTAACCTCCTTCCCCTTTTCTATCTTGATTGAGACCCCCGGTATAGCGGAAAGGCTTGCCAATTCCTCGAGCCTTGTTGTTGTGTCGCTGTATGAAGCCGGGTCTACGAAAGCCCGGCCACTTCTTACCATTTGCAGCAAGCTGTTTACCGTTATTCGTTGCTTGAGGTCTACAGGAACCGCAACGGTGACTATACAGAACCTCGCCCTTTCGATAGCTCGATAGCGAAGCAGGTTCCTGGTTGCGTCAGAAATCTGTTTCCGAACCATTCCGCGTCGAGTGTCCCTTATGTACTGCTCGACCCTCTCTCTGTCGTTGACCTTGGCGTATACCCTTATTAATTGTGCCCGGTCAAGGGTAATATCCGCTTCTGCCAAGTCTGCCAAAATGTCCCCTTCTACCTCCTCGATAATGTCTTGAGGTGCTTCACCTCCGTTGACCGTATAGATTGAGGACACTACGATTCGCCTTATTGTTGACCGCTCGATTGTGGTGATTGAGGACATTGACCTTTGACCTTCCTTCCGTTGCTTGCTTGCTTACTTGAGCGAAGGACCTTCTGTCTACCTGCTTGACTGCCTTGACTGTCCACCTTCCCTCCCTTCCGTCGATTCTACCTGCGAGGGTTCGGAATAGGAAAGTGTCGCTTGCCCTCTGTCCTCCCTTCCCTGCGCTTGCAGCTTGCGCTTGAGGTGTGTGCTTGCTTGCTTCTACGGTAGCAGTATACCACAAAGCGAGGCTTTTGTCCTCTAGTTTTGCTCACAGTTCGAGTACGGAAAGGGAGAGTTTTCTTGAAGGAAATGTGAAAGAGGAGGGAGGGGTATAAGCAAGAAACATACTAATCTTTGTATCCTTATTGCTTGTCCGCTATAGCTTCCGTATAGCGGACGTTCGGGCAACTAGGGCGTAATATGTATATGATTAGTCGAACATTCGTTCGACCCGGTAATAGACCCCTCCCCACCCTATCCCGCGTGCGCGGACACGGGGCTTTCACCATTTTGTCACATACCCTCCCTATCTCGACACAGGCCTCTCACCATTTCGTTACCTTCTGTATTCCACAGGCGCTCCCGTCTTTCTCCCGTTCTACCCCCACATCTGCCCCACTCCCCCAGGCGTTTTCCCCCACATTTGCCTCCGCTTCCTCTACGGATGCTCCTGGCAGCGCATGGGATAGGTTGACATTGAACGTGCCACTTGCTATACTCCTTACCATGGAACCCTACTGGGAGAAGCAGGGCTTGAGCATCTACTGTGGTGACTGCCTCGAGGTAATACCCCAGTTGGACGTTGAGTTTGATCTGGGGGTTACGTCACCTCCCTACGCCCTGGGGAAGGAGTACGAAAGTGGGTTGGAATGGAATGGGTTACTGTTGCTGATTAGTATGGTTGGGGCAGTAAGCATACCCAAGTTCCGCCCTGGGGCCTTCTTCGTGGTGAACTTCGGGGAGACCTCAAAGTATTGGAGGACAATGGCCGAGTTGTACAATCGCGCATTCAGGATGACGGGGTGGGTAATGCACAGTAGGCGGATATGGAAGAAGAAGTTCTCTACCATCACTCTAGGTCCATCTGGTATTAACCTCTCTGTGCCTGCGGCTGAGTGGGAGTATATTTGGACGTTCAGGAAACCACCCAACTCCAAGGAGGTGTTTAGGGACAGGAAACTCACCAGAAGGGGGGTATGGGATAGTAGTGAGGGTGATACAGCAGGGAAGGATCACCCTGCTGCCTTCCCTGTGTGGCTACCATCCACCGTGCTTAGAGCGTGGTCAGACCCTGGGAATATGGTTCTGGATCCATTCCTGGGGAGTGGAACCACATTGGTGGCTTGCTACCGCATGGGGAGGAGGTGTATCGGGATTGAGAGGGATGAGCAATACTGTAAGATGGCCGCTCTGAGGATAGAACACGAAATGGGAGGTTGGTAGCGTGATAACGAGGGACGACTTTGATGTTATGGTAAGGAAGATATGGTCCGCTCGCGTTCAGGAGAACGTGGAAAAGGTAACCGATCATACGACAAGGATGATCGGGGAGGCGCTGGATAAGGCCGTAATAGATTTCTGGCCTGAGAGAAACCAACTCTGTGAAATCCTTGGAGGTATGCTGGTAGCGGGGATAGCCGCCCACCCATTTCTGGGTCAAAGCATAGCAAGCCAGTGGCTTCTTGCCATGTTTACATTGGGGAGGGAACTTGGGATTAGGGAGGGGTTGAAGGTCGATGAGGCTATTCGGGAGGGACCCTAATGCTTCAGCTTCCTCAGATAATAGTAGGTGCATGTACCCGTCGGGCAAGGAAGGTAGTCGAGACACAGTTTGGAGGGTACATTGGCATCGTAGACAAGTGCCCATATGCGTGGAATAGAAACAAGCAGGTGAAAAGGGAACAGTTGTTCGGGATAGATGTCGACGCTAAGATAAAAAAGGGGAGCGTCGGACACTTTCTAGCGTCGGTGAAGGTCGACTGGACATTTTTGTCGGGTTTGTGGTATTATAGTTACAGTGAGGCAAAGCCATGGGTTGAGTTTCTGAGTGGTGTGGTTAAGAATGTCGTTGTGCCATGCGCGGGGAGGCACATTGTGCCAGACCTTCCTGAGAACGTTATTGTGGGGGTTGATTCCACGACCCTTGGGGTTCCGGGGAGAAAGCCTCCAGTTCCGTATGAGCAGTTGGAGGGAAAAGACGTTTGTTTGTTGAACGGACCTCCCAGGGTTCAGTGGTGGAGATATTGCTCTCTGATACTTGCCGGAGCGAACGTGGTGGCGGTGAGACTTAGTGGCACATGGAACAGGATAGCAACGGAGGGCTACATTGGTACTGAACTGGAGATAGTCAGAAAAAAGAATGTGAATGTGGAATGGGCGATCAACCATACGTTAAGGAACATTGTAACGTTTTGGATAAAGGGTATTCGAAGAACCGAACGTTTCATTGGTCCAGACGCCCCGCTGCTTTCACCGGGACAGTTGCTGGGGCCGAGATAGCATACGGTATCCTGGTGAAGTGGGTGAAGGGCGGCTCGCCATGGGTAAGTAGTAAAGACGCTGCCCGCATCCTTGGGATTAGCCACACTAAACTGCTTCGTAAGATGGAAACAGCACCTGAGTATCGTGCTGCGTTTCACATGCACAATGGACGTTTTCATATTGCGGAACTTTGGGAAGTGGCGAGGTGGTGTAGTTCTGAGGATGTGATTCGGTGGTTGGGTATATCCGATAGGAGTGTCAAGCACTTGGTTCGTATAGGTGCCATCCGTGGCAGGCGATATGTCAATTCCATGTCTGACTTCTTCGTGCCCTACGAGGATGTCTTGCGGATGAAACTGTGGTTCCGTGTGAGACGTTTGATAAGGCCCAAGGCATGGAGGGGTCTACCGTGGAAGACTGTGTGGGCATGGGTGGCATTGGGGCCTGATGCTGTTAAACTAGAAGCGGCACGCCAGGGGGTTAAGAACCTTGGGAAACGATGAGAAGCAGAAAGCGCTGGAACTTATTGCAGGTATGTCAGCGGCGTCCAACGATGTTATAGACGACAGGACACCTCCGTCTGTGGCAGACGCGGACTGGGTAAAGGAGAAGTTGAAGCAGTCGGCTGAGATGGTAGAGCGGATGGAGTCCCTTCGTGCGCAGCTTGATGAACTCCCGTTCGACCAGGACGATGCGAGAAGAAGGCTGGCCGAGGAGAGGTTCGGTGAGATATTTGGGCTTGCGCCTCCCAAGAACCTCGATCCTACTGCGTTCCAGGCGGCGTACCTGATAGGGAGAGGCCTAACCTACGCGGAGGCTGCCACATTCCTTGGGATACGTCCTGCTGATCTCGAGGCTATGTCCACGAAGGACTTCCGTGATGTCGTTATGCACTGGAGGGAACGGTCTTATGAGGAGTACCGTTCCCTTATGATACGTCTTGTAGACCACTTGCTTCGTACCTCCAAGGAGCCTGGTCTTCAGGTGAAGTTGCTTAGGGAGATGCGGGCATTGACTGAAGAGCCTGAACTTCGTGCTCGGTGGGAGGCTGAAATGGAGATACGTCTCCGTGAGGTGGCTGCGAAGGAGAGAGAAGCGGACGCCGCCGTTCACAGTGCTGGGTTGCTTAATGCGGCACCCGTTGGGGCTGTGGAAGCGTTTGATGTTGAGGTAATAGATGCTGAGTTCGAGTCTGTTGATGGGGAGAAATGATAGTTTGGGTTCGGAGTTGTGGGTAGAATACCATGGGTTTGACTTTATTTGTAACGTATGCTACCATACAAAGAAGGAAGTGTGAAAAATCGTCCGGTAGGTAAGTCACTTGTTGAGACCGTTGGAGGAGCGTTACCCAGAGCGCACTATTGTCAAGCTCAGTGACGGCAGACGTGTTGCCCTGCCTCCTCTTTACAATGGGAAGGCTGGGCGCGAGAGATGGGAGGCTCTGTCGCTTGACGCACGGAACATGGTGGTCAATGCCACTGTTTCGTTCCGTTACTTTTTCCACTATGTGTACCTACCGGTACAATCGCGTGTAGACAGAGAGGTTTGGCCTAAGGAACTACCTCGCCATTGGGGGGAGGTCTGCGATGACATTATGCGGACGCTCCCCCCTGCTATTTGTCCATTTGATAAGGCTTTTACCAGGAACGATGGTGTTTATCGGATGTCACGTATCTGGCCCACGTCTACTGGGAAAAGCCTTATTCTTGTTCGTGCGTTTCCTCTTTACCTTATCTTCATTGATCCGAATCTCACCTGTTTGTTGGGCACGTCTACCAAGACGTTGGGTGAGCGTCATGTTGCGAACCACCAATTCCATCTTACTATGAATGAGATATACCTTGGTCTTGTTGGCATCCAGCATGATGTCAGGTCACCAAGGGTGTGGAGGGCGGATAAGATATGCGTAGACGGTAAGCTGGATGAAAGTTCCGGTAACGTCGAGGTTTTTGGTTATGGAGGTGCTGTTGAGGGTGTTAGGTTTGATGTTGGGGTTACGGATGATGTTGTCACTATAGAGAACTCAAAAACGGAGTCGTCACGACTTGCGGTGTACAATTGGATGACCACTGCCTTCCATTCGCGTCTTCACCCAGATAGGCGAATGTGGATCAACATCGGGACAATTCACCATGCTACGGATGCCCACAGCCGTATTGCCGATGATGCCAAGCAGAAGGGCAACTGGGACGTAAAGGTCTATAGGATGGTGGACGATACCAAGCCCGATTGCCCATGGCCTCCTAAGCGAATAGATGAGAGCAAGCCATGGACTGTCGATAATGTTGTTGTGCCTGATAACTTGAGCGACTATCTTCTTTGGCCTGAGTTTTGGACGCCTCGCAAGGTGGTTGAGGACTACATCGGAGATAGAACCGCATTTGCTAGGACACGTCAAAACAGACCGAGAGCGCCAGAGGAGAAGCTCTTTCCTCATGAATTGCTTGAGCATTACTGTAGGGCTGATGGGCAGTTAAGGCCTGATGGATCACTTAAGCCTCTTCTCTCTGCGTGGGATTGCCGTATAGGTATTCCTAGTCTTGGGACTCAACTCTACGACCAGTACGCTGCTGCTGGTATTGAAATAGGAAGGCGTGTTATTTCTATTGACCCTGCTAGTAAGGTTTCGAAGCCTGGGGCTAAGAGGGACTACACCGTTATCGAACTTTGGGGTATGGATAAACGTTCGAAAAGCAGAATACTATTGGATCTCCTTCGCTTTCAGACGAGTTCCCCCAAACGGTTTATTGGGAGGCTAAGGGAATGGATTCTTGCGTACAGGCCTCACTTTGTTGTGTTTGAAAGCAATGCAATGGCCCTATGGACGGCTGTAAGTATAGAGGAGAGTTTGGGTATCCCTGTAACCAAACGTGCGCTTGGCCCCTCGAAGTTGGAGGAGATTCAGCGGTTTGTTGAACTCGCTGAGAGTGGGTTGCTTTTGTACCCCTGGGCGCAGGATGGTTATACGAGAAGGAAAATGCAGCCATTCGAGGAGGAGCTTGAGGGTTACCCTGATGAGGCTGAGCATGATGACACATTAATGGCGGCTATTCATGCTTACAGTAAGTTACAGATGGGGGAGTTAGACGGGGTTCGTGTGCATGTATTTGGAAGTGCATTTCCGTCACCCGATGGGGGTGATGAGGAGGCCACTGGCAATGATGAGAATACACCTGTTCTCGACGAGTGGTTCGGGAGGAGACTTCGTTTGGCTGATACTGGCTACGATGCTAGTGATGATGGCGGCTGGTTTAAGAAGCGAAAAGAATTGTTTGAGCGCCATAGAAAGGTGGGGTCAGCATGATCCGTACAATGGATCTTGAGGACAAGGATGGTAACCTTGTTAAGGCTGCTGTTATTTCTGATCCAACCGGAAGCGCTGCACAACGTTTTCTGTACATTATGGGGCGGATGGGGAAGGCAAACAAGACCGATAGTGTGGGGCGAGTGGTAAGTTCGCAGATAGATGCTATTGATGGGATGCGTGATTACTACGACATGAACGCGGTTGTGGAACCGCCAGTACTTCCCCATTTCTACACAGCATTATACCTGAGGGATGCTACCATGCGTGCCTCAGTTGACGCTCTTGTAGAGGCAGTAGTTAAGCAGGGGTGGCATATTCGGCCAAGGCAGGAGATATGGCCTGTTTCCACGGCAGGAAGAACGCCGTCGAAGGCGTCCTCGCCACACCCGGATGAATCGAAGCGGGACGAGATTGTAGCTGTGCTCGAGGCTGGTCTTCCTGAGTATAGTTTTAGTGAAATGTTAGCAGCTATGTTCCAGGACTACTACTGTACTGGAAACGCTTACATGGAGTTAATGCGTGATGCCCAGGGTAGGCTGGCAAAGATGGCGGATGCCAAATCTGTAACAATGAGGATTGCGAAGAACGTACCTGGTTTTGTTCAGGTGAAGGGGTCAAGGAAGCAATGGTTTGTGAAGTATGGTGTCGAGGACGCTAGGGCCATTAGGTTGGTGCGGAGGGATACTGCGGATTTTCAACTTGATGGTAAGGCTGTTATGCCCAGGCTTCCTGTGTTTATTCCTGCGGAAGATGGGGAGGGTGCCTTTATTGCCAAGGCTGACATCCGTGATGGCTACTGGTATGGTTCCATTTTTGATTGGATGAAGAAGGCACAAAAGGATGGGGATGAGATACAGGTTCCGGTGCATGAAATGATGCACTTTGCTATTAGATCCCCAAGGGATACTGTGTATGGGGAGCCACCTATTATCTCTGCCATTGAGGACTATCTTGGTGCCCAGAATGCTCGTTTGTTTATGCTGTCTTACTTTGACAATGCAACGGTGCCCAGGCTGGCTATTTTCATCAAAGGCGAGGGTGGTCTCAACCGTAAGGTGCTGTCTACGATTGATGAGTGGATAAAGACGCAGAACAAGCTTGATGCGCTAAACCAGGTTCTCGTCCTTGAGATCGGAGAGGAGACAGATATCCAGATAGAGCGTTTGAGTTCTGAACACTTAAGTGATAGTGGTGGTTACCTCCAGTTTAGGGAGGATGCCGATAGGGGTGTGCTAAGAGCATACCGTGTGCCTCCGCCTGTTGTGTTTAACACCAGGGATCTGAATCGTGCTACGAGCCAGGAGATGGACAGGCGGTTCCTTGAGTATGTTGTCAGACCCGAACAGCGTGTTATCGAACAAAGGTTTAATTACATCTTTGAGCGGGAGTTCGGGACCCGTGATTGGGTGCTTGACCTTGAGGTGCCAGACCTTCTTGATCTTCAGGAGAAGCGGGAACTTTGGGATATGCTCCTGTCGAGAGGGGCTGCGTCGATAAATGAGATACGGGCGGAGTTGCACATGCCACGGCTCCCCGGTGGTGACGAGCCTATCCTCTACATTGCGGGTCAGGGGTACACGCCACTTTCTGCATTTGTTAGCCCTCAAAAGGTTAAGGAGACCATAGAGTCTAGTAGGAAGCAGATGGTGTCTGGTAACATGAAGACGCCGCCACGGGGTGTACCTACAGAGAAGGCTGCTGTTGTGGTTGCTGAGAAGCCGTCGACTCTTCCTCCAGATGCGCAGCAAACAATGGCTACTATCCTTGAGGATCTGGGTGTGGCAAACCCCGATGACATACAGAAGGCATTTCCTGAGGCATTTACACCTGCGGTGGATAATAATGGCGCTTCGGAGGAGACGGAGGTGGTAACCTTGACATAATGTGTTATATGTGTTACAATGTACATGATAAGGATAGTAATGTTCTTACAAGTTCTTAGCATGGGGGATGTGTTTCCGGTTTGCCTTGGTCTACCATCTCAGACTTGCCTCCCGCGTTTCGTGGGTTTACTCCGAAGCAGAAGGAGTGGGCCAGAAGGCGTCTGAATGCGATTCTGCGTGAAAACCCCGACATAGATGAGGGGGTTCTCATCGCCACGGTTCTAAAACAGCTAAAGAAGGAATTCGAACTTAAGGCTGGAGGCGACTATCGAATGGTTGGGGATTTCAAGTTTGGGGCGTCTGTTAGAGCATTGGACGGCGAGTCTCCACATGAGTACCCTATTGTTGCTACTGCTGCTTCTGACAGTATTGATCGTCAGAATGACAGGTTCACTGAGAAGGCTCTAGCGTCCATGGCTGAGCAGGCACCAATTGTGCTGGCTGTGGCTGATAGCCACGAGGCGGCGCTGATTAACCCGTTGTCTGAGGCGGGGGAGTTTACCGATGTGGTAGTGAAGGATGGAGAACTGTGTATGAAGGGCTACATCTATCCTGAGTGGCCCTTTGCTGCCTGGGTGTACAACAGGCTTGGGACCCATGATGGGGCATTGAAGGTATCGGTTGCTGGTCGTGTCCCGCCAGGTGCTAAGCGTATTGTTCATGACCCACTTGGGAAGGGTACTATTCGTGAGATAGACGCCCTAAAGTTGGATCATGTTTTGCTTACTAGGCCGGATGCGGCGGTGAACCAGGATACTGGTATTGTTGCTGCAAAGGGGACTGACGACTGGGCGGATGCTGTCTTCAAGGCGGCGGCTGAACTTGACGACGTTGACGGGGAGCAGGATGATGAAGTTGAAAAGGCTGCCCGTGATACGGCGTACTTCAATGATCTGCCTGATAGCTATTTCCTTTTTGTGGAGCCTGGAGGCAAAAAGGATGCTGAGGGGAAGACAGTCCCGCGTACTCTCCGCCACCTTCCGTTCAAAGACAAGAATGGTAACTTGGATGAGGCCCGTATACGTAACGCCATTTCTAGGGCTTCTCAGATAAAACTGAAGGATGGTACTCGTATTTCTGAAGCCAAAGCACGCCAACTTCAAGAGAGGGCTAGGAAGCTTTTGGAGCAGGTAAAGAAGGCAGTCACAACGGAAGAAGCCATCGTGCAAGAGGATGTTCAAGAGGGAAGTGAGGATATGGCAGCACTTGAGACGCTTGCCGAGGCTGTAAAGGGCCTAACGGGTCTCTTGACTGCGAAGGCCGATGCGGGCCAGGACGTTGCAGATGAGAACCTTGGCTCTACTGGTGAGGAGGCGGAACCCGACGAATGGTCTGATGCGGAGGGTGGGGATGGTTCCGATACTCCTTCTGAGAATGAGGAGGAGGTCGAGGTGGAGAAGTCTACATCTCCTGTGGAGGAGCGGCTTGACAAGTTGACTGATATTGTTGCTGGGCTTACCTCTGCCGTTTCGGCGTTCATCGCAGAGAAGGCAGATGCTAGTTCCAGTGACCAGGAAGAGGATACTGCAAAGGCTGAGGCCGCAGGGTCGACCGAGGGTGATGCTAAGTCTGCTGGCGATGATGGGGATGGCGATGGTAGGGAAGAGTCGACTGATGACGAGAGCGATGCTGATGTTGTCAAGACGGTGCTTGGCTTGGTTAGTGACATGGAACGGGTTGTTAAGGCTGTTCAGGAGTTGCAGGAACTTACAGAGGAGATACAGAAGACGCAGAAGGTTCAAACGGAAAAGTTTGATCTGTTGGAGAAGGCTTCTCCCTTCTCCTTGCAGATTAGTGATAATGACACGCGAGAGGCAAATTCGGTCGCCGCTGCGGAGAGCGAGCATCCTATCCACGACCAGGTTATGAGTCTGCTTGGCGCAATGGGTGCATAGCGAACCGTTGTGGCTGTCTTCTTCGTTGAGGTGAATGTTGATGATTGACCTGAGCAAGGGAGCGTCCTACAGCGTTGGAAAGGGTAGCGTCGAGGAACTGGTTGCTAAGGCGCTTACTTCCACAACGCCACTGACGGCTGCGCAGTGGCTTTCTCCCGATCAGACTTCGCGTTTCATTCGGATGGTTGTAGATGAAACGTTGGGTCTGAAAAACTGCACCGTGATGGCTGTGGATGGTCCTCAACTGGATATTACGAACATGGACATCGCTGACGGTCAGTATGCTGTAGGTCTTGGTGGGACTGACCGAATCGATGAGGCCGATGAGGTCACCCCGGCATTCGACCGGCGTATTCTCTCGCCTGAGACCTATGATTTCCGTCTGCCTATTAGCCAGACGAGGTTGAAGCGGTGGAACATCGAGCGTGACAATATCCAGCAGACTGCCGATGAAATGATGGCTACCTACATCGGGAACACGCTGGAGGATGAGGCGTGGAATGCCGCTGCTGGCGGGCCTGGCCGCGCTGGTTACGGGACTGGCGCACTCACGACCGTTGATGGCTGGTTCCAGACTGCAATTCAGGCGGGACATGTTGTTGATTTCAACGGTGCTAGGCTGTCGTCTGCTGTGCTCCGTGAACTTCTGAAGGCGATGCCCACTAAGTGGCGGAATAAGGGTGAGGAGTTTAGTTGCTCATCGAACTCGGTTCTGGAGTGGGGTCACTACTTGGAGCTTGTAAGGGCTACCAATCTCGGTGACGTGAGTATCACCGATGATGGTGTTGCTCGCTTCCGTGGTATTCCGGTTGTTCCTGTTCCTAAGATCCGGGATGACTATGAGGGCCTTAATGCCCTTTCCGGTTCGACAACCGGCTATACCAGGGTTCTGTTGACTGCTCCTGAGAACAAGGTTCTTGGCCACAATCCTGAGATGCGTAACTACGTTGGTATGCGCGACGATGGGAAGGTTGCCTATATCAATGCGTGGGGTCAGTACGATTATGACTTCATAAACGTTGACAGGGTTGTAGTTGGCATCAATATCCTTCCGCTTGCGGCCACGACTGCTAGTTAGCGGGTGGGTGTTGTTGGATACGGGGCTGGAGTGCAGGTGGGGCTTGGCTGGATGGCTGGGTCCCACCTGCTGAAACAACCAATACTTTAAGGAGGGAACTGGTTAGTGAAGATATGGATGATTCTAAATGAGCGCGGATGCCCGCGTACTTGGAGTTGGAACACAGGCAGGACGAGTCCTGAGGGTTACCCTATTGTCTATCGGTGGGAACGGAATGGGTATTGTGAGGTGGATGATGCGGATGCCGATATAATTCTCAATCAGGTTCGTCTGTTTGACAGGAATAACATGCCTTACAACCCGTTTAGCAAGGAGCCGCCGCCTGAGGACCTCGACACCGAGGACCGTGTTCGGGTGCAGGTTGAATCTCAAGCCCAGCAGATAGCTGAGCTTAAGGCACTGGTTACTAAGTTGCTGGGTTCTGGTGCTGGTTCAGGCGGTAACGGGGACGAGGAACTACCGTCCGACGTGAAGGCCGTGTTGGACGGGCTTGCCCAGCCTGCTTCCGATGAGCCGACATAGCATTTGTGTAACTGTTCATGGGCCGAAGAGCTATCGGGTTATGGGGCAAGGTCGCCTTAGTCAGGACTACATGTTGGGTGACGGTGTTTGGACGGAGGTTTCAAACGATGGAGATTTGGAGTATCTTCTGAATCAACCCGGCCCCATCGTTTGTGAGGAGCGCAGCCTCGGGTACTATTATTATCGATGCTCCAGCAACAAGTCTGTAAGGCTTTCGCTACCTTGGCTTCAGCCTGCTATACGGACTTTCCCGCCGGGTTCTGTTGTAGTGGCCGATGGTGCGCTCCATAGGGTATTAAAACGGGCCACCGGATTCGATAGGGTGAGTGCCGCTGAAGTGCTCTCGGTTGGGGAGCCGCTCCGTGTGCTGATAACACGGAGTGGGGGTCTGGGTGATGTGTTGCTGTCGTGTCCTGCGGTGCGTACATTGAAAGCAAGGTTTCCGTTTGCTGACATCTCGTATAGCACCTCGCGTCAGAATACAAGACTTCTGAAGGGGAAGCCTTACATTTCATCTGTCTACGGTGGGTTTGATGCGTATGATAACGGCCCATTTGGACTTGTTGTCGACTTGGGTTGGTGGGTGGAAACGGCACCTGGAAGAGACCATATCCATCGTAGTGACCTCTTTGCACATGGCTTTGGGCTTGGTGGGGTTGATTCTTACGAGTTTGATTACGAGGTTGACGATGTGGATCGGAATGCTGCGAGGTCTTTAGTCGGTAGAGATGGGCCATTTGTTGGTATCCAGGTAGAGGGGAGCATTCCGAGGCGTTTGCCATCGCCATCGTGGGTACGGAAGTTGGCTGCTGGGGTTGTCCGGGCTGGTTATGTTCCAATTCTGCTGGGCGGTAGGTCCCGTGGTTTATGGGACATAGATGGGTGTGTAAATCTGTCGGGGAAAACAAGTGTTGCTGAGATGTTTGCTGTTTTGGAAATGTGTGATGTTGTAATAGCGGGGGATTCGGGTATTCTTCACGCCGCTAATGCTTTGGGCGTCCCTTGTGTTGGGTTGTTTGGACCTGTGGATCCAGATCTTCGTGTGAGGGGTTTCCCAAGGTGTACTACGGTGTCAGGTAATGCTAATGCAAAATGCTCACCATGTAACGATTGGCAAATAAAGAGGTGCGACATTGAGCATCCTCCGTGTCTAGAGATGATAGACAGGGAAGAGGTGCTTGATATTGCCCTGGGGGTGAGATAGTATGTCCATCAGCAGGGCTGAACAGGACCCATGTTCGCTGGCATCCTATTGTGATGCGGATGATGTCAGGTTGCTTCTGGTTGGAGTTGCCCCTGACGCTGAAGGGGATGCGTTGGAGGCATGGACAACTGGTGAAAATGTCAGTAGTGTGATAGCAAGCCAACTTACCCCGACACGTATGCGTCTCGATGATGCCGTAGGGACGGACTTTGGCTACCATGAAAACGTTGATGTAGCTCTGGACGGCCCAGGCACTGAGCGACTTTCTCTTGCCCAATGGGGTTTTGTGCCTCTGCTTGATGTTACTTCCATAACTATAAGTGACAGCGACCAGACATTAACCGATTATGTGTGGGATGAGTCTGGTCTGATAACTCCTGTGGATTACTACGGTGGTTATCCTGTATGGGCACGTGGTAACAAGAACATTGAGTTGACGCTCACATGGGGATGGGAAAGCCCTCCTGCGGATGTTGTTGATGCCCAGGCTAAGATGGTCGCGATTCACATTCTTTCAGTTATCCGTGCGGCACAGGTTGCTGAGCCTGGAGTGGGTGGTGGTTACCAGAGGGTCCAGTTTGGTGAACTTACATTTAGTCAGTACCGTGAGGGTAGGTATGCTCCTACCATTAAGGAGTGGAAGGAAGACATCAAGCGTGTCATAGCCAAGTACCGAAATGTTCTGGTTTCCCACAGCCATCCCGCTGTTTATGGGCTAACGCCAGGGACGCGCCTTGCCTACTATCGAAAGTTTGGTGAATAGATGTTTGGGGCAACGCATCCTATTCGTATCTACCGAAACAGTCGTGCTGTTAAGCACGATTTACATACTGTGTTGAGTTTGGAGGATACGCTGGGTGTTGATACTGCCGCCACGTTTATCGAGAGCGATTCGGAAATGATAACCTCGATGGACGAAATGGGTATCAGTACTCATCCTGCGAAGATGTTGCTCCCAAGGGGTATTGATGTGCGTCCCAACTATTACATTGAGGTAAAGAAGCCCATGGTGCTTGATGGTAGATGGTGCGCTGTGGCTACAACGGCAAGTTCTGCATTGTCCGCTGGGGACACAGAGATACCTGTAGTCAGTACCATTGGGTTCGAGGCTGGCGATCAACTGCTGATTAAGGATGCTAACGGAGAGGAGTTGTCACTTGTTAAGTCTGTTGGGGATGATTCACTAACACTCTATGGTGACGTGGCCCTTATTCGGGATTATGAGTCTGGTGCTACTGTTAGGTCCAGTAGGTTCTTTCAGGTGGTTACCGAGCGGTGGCCGCATCAGATTGCCGGTTATCGCACCTTTGAGGTTGTTGAAACAATGAAGGTGGTATCTTCCTGATGTCTTTGTCCGTGAACGCCTATCCTGTGACTATGGGAAGAGGAATAAGGAACCTCATTTGGGGGCGTGTGTTGTTGAAGGAGGATGCCAGTGCTGGTGATACTACCATAAAGGTAGGTTGTGAGTTTGAGCATCCCTGGGCGCTTGCAAACATTCCAGGTACTATGGCATTCTATGGGGTTACAAACGACATCACCATTGTTCAACCCGGTGCGACGGATACCCCGAATGACGTTGAGTACAGTGAAGATGTTACGATTGCTGGTTTGTCGGATGCGGATCTCCACCTTAAGATAGCTGGTACGCTTGACCATGACTACACCACGGCGCGTGGTGCTTACGTCCGTTATCGGGATGCTGACTTGCCGAGCTACGTGTCTGATCTTCAGGTTGTGGAGGAGGACTTTGCTGATAGTGGCCTTACAGAACCTGAGGAGAAATGGTTTCCTGGGGTGTGTGTTATTGAACTTGATAGAAGGCGAACGCCACATACAAATGTTACGTGGGACGAGCGTTGGAGGTTTGTGGTTAGGTACTATGAGGTTATGGACAGTAACTATGACAGGCAGGCCTTTAAGGACACAGTGGATTCCATTGCAGATATGATTCTTCAGGATCATACGCTGGGCGGTACTGCTCTTGATTCTCTTGCAGATGTTGCCCACTACGGAGGCCATCAGGGTGTTAACGCTAGGGGAGGTCTGGTGCGGCTGAAAAATCAGTATAACATCGACTGGGCTGACATTGCTGTTTACGGGATACGTGTTCGTGCCTACGATAAGATAACTGGGATATAGTAAGCCACCGTACAAGTCTGTCTGAGTGAGGCGATAAGGGTGTCTTGGACAGTCCTTGAAAAGCATTGTGCATTTGGATTTCAGATCCAGGACGTAGAGGGAACGGAGAAGTCTGATAATGTTCTCTGGGTCCCCTTTAGGGATACTCTGGACTTTAAGCTTCAGATCAACAAGGAGGAGTACAGGCAGGCCGACTACAACGATTACCTCCATCTCCTCTATTCCTCTGGCGTATGGTTTGAGGGTGGTGCTCCTATTACCCTTGTTCCTGATGCTACATTGTGGTCGTCGCTTATGTCTTGGATACAGGATAGGGATAGCTACAACCAGGGGAAGTTTGCGTCGGTCTACATGTACGACCCGGTTCGCGGTATCCGATCGGTTGTGGATGTGAAGGTCAGGGAGGCCGCTATTGCGTTTGAAAAGGGTGGTCCGGTTACTCTGGAACTTAGTTTGCTGGGGAAGAGGCCGGGTAGTGCTACTCCTGAGGTGAGTATGCACACCAGGGTAGGCCCCTATTTGTGGAAGGAAACAGCAGTTACCATAGACGTTGGGGGTGTTGGGAGTTTGTCCTCAACTGTGGACATAGAGAGTGCAGAAGTAAGACTGGATGAGCATGTTGAGGACGCGGCTGAGGGGTTGCGGATCACTGCAACGAATGGTCAGTACCCCCAGAAGCTTTACAACGTTGCGGGTGAGAGTTGTACTGGAAGTCTCAGCCGAGACTTTGTTGACTCGTCCATTTACGATGTTTTCGAAAGTCTGGCGGATAACAACTTCTCGACGGATTACGATGCCAGTATTCAGTTTGTGATGTCGAGGGGTGGTATAACCGCTACCGTGCTTGTCAATCGAATGCAGTGGACCACTCATACAGGTGACCCTGGTGGGACCAACGAGGGTCGTATCCCTGAGTCTCTTGAGTGGATAGGGCTTGGGTCTGATGATGGCACCACCGGACCTGTTACCCTATCGTAGTACTACAAAATTGATAGAGAGGAAGACCAAATATGGCTGCTAACGAAGCTCATACGGATCTTGTTCAACAACTTGAGGTTGGGATATTCACCACGGATGACATGACGCTGGCTACCACTCTAATGTGTTCCGACTATCCAGGGGTGGATCTCTTTCAAGTAAAGGCACCTGGGGAGTTGCTAATGAATGGGAAGCCAAAGTGTTATTTTGTTCTGTCCGTGGATGATGGGGCTGAATCGACAGTCATCGATGCTATCAATGCTTTGGCTGATGACAGTCTAGGTGTTAGCAATACTAAGGAATACGATCGCTGCAAGCGTCAACTTGTGGACGGGATGCGATTGGCGCGTGCAGAGTTGATGCAGCGTCAGCGGTCTTAGTATCAAAAAGGAGGAGACTTGACATGGCAGACAAGCTGAAACTGTTGCGAGTAATGGCTAGGCGTGCTGCTGTATCTGTTTCTGACCCCTATCCTCTTACCGTCTACGACGAAGACACAGGGGAGGATGTGGACATCAGTGACGGAGGGAAGTACTTCGTTCGGTTCAATGAGGTTGGTGGTGCCCAGAAGGACGCCATAATGAGTGCTGGTCGTCAGGATGTTGTTAAGACGGAGGTTCGAGGCGGGCGTGGGGCAGCAGATGTTACTGAGGAAACAGTTAGAACGTTCCGTCTGATGCCGATGGTTGAGGAGATGATCAGGCAGCACGTTGTCAATGACGCATGTTTCCCTGTAGAGCAAGCGAGTTCTGATGGTACACCCCAGTTTCAGCCTTGGAAATGGAAAAAGGAAGATTCGGAAAACATTGCCTTCTTCAAGGATCCACGAACCAGCTATGCTCTTCTTTCCTGGTTTGTGCTTAAGGCGATGGAGTGGCTTGGTGAGGGTGAAGAGGTAGTTGATGAAGCGGGGGAATCGCTAGAGCAGCAGGAATCCGGCTTGGCAGAGGAGACAGTGTAGACTTTCTGTCGTTAACTGTAGAGATACGCCTTCGGGGTAGCGAACCACCAGAGCCTGCACAGAAACGTAGGCACTCGGACTTCGTGGACGAGACCGGGAAACTGGATATTGCTGCTCTGAAGGCGTTTTTGGAGGCGGAAGAGAAGGCAAACGATGCTAAGTTAAATGGGCCAACCTTATACGACAGGGAGATGGCTGTCTTTGTTGCCAGGCGAGTCGAGGAGGCACAGGTTGCACAAGCCCTTCATGTTTTCCCAGATGACATTCCATGGAATCGACAGCCGTGGTGGAAGATGGCAATATGGAATGCCTACTGGCAAGGTGACGCTAAGGGGCTGAGGTCAAAGTATGGATAACCTGATTTGGGATGCGCCAACTGCTCATTGGATAGCGACACTCCCAACCGCTCCCTCTAGGATTGTTGATGAGCTATACCCTGCACTTGTTGATCTGGGGTCCCAGATGTACAGGGTAATGGTTGGCATGATGCCTGAGTTCGAGGGTGATATGCGGCGGGATTTTCGTATCCTCGATACGGTGAAGGAGTCCGATGGCGTTCGTGTGGTATTGGGCTATACAGATGACACGTCAACGATAATGGATCCTGAGGAGTCGTTGAATGGGCCACGGCCTTTCCACTACCCGTGGGGAAAGCATGATGGAATAACCCCACACGCTGTTCTCTTATGGAACCCTCGTACCGGTTGGGCTAGGCGTAAGTTGATACGGTGGGCTACAGGTATCGATGTTGGAAGTCTTAATGTAAGTAGGACCTACGAGGGCAAATCAAGGTTGATGGACATGATTGGGGAGAGGTCTCCCTGGGTGTTTGTAAGCCCGCGTCATCGTCGCTTTATGAGTGAGACCTACGGTAGGATGGACAGGGAGTTCGAAAACGTTGCCTGGCGTTCTGTGGAGGCGGTCTGGTATGCCTGATGGTCCAGTCAAAACCCTTAGGGGCGAGATTGACATCCACCTGAGCCGTAGAACTAAGCGGACGCTACAGTCATTGGAGAACGCGCTTGGTGGCGGTAGTAGGTCTTCTAGGGCTGGTGGTAAGTCTACATCTGCGCGGATTGCAAAGGAAGCCTTAGCTGCTGAGAGGTTAAAGGCTAAGAGAGTACGGAGTTTGGAGGAGCAGATCACCAGAGCGCATGGTCAGGCTCTCCGCGAAAGGACGAAGCGGGAGAGGGAGTTCTACACTCAGCGGATAAAGGCCCTCGATGCTCGTTACAAGCTGGAGGAGCGTATCGCAAGGGAGCAAAAGGCGGAGGAAAACCGCAGGTTCCGGCGTGTTCGTAGCCATGAGGAAGAGGTTCACCGTGCTCGTGTAAGGGCCATCCGCGAGGCTGCCAAGCGTGAATTGCAGATACGCAAGGAAACAGAGAAGGCCATCGAGGCTATGGAGGCCGAGAGATTTAGGCGGGTGCGTACTCGTGAGGAAATGATACAAAGAGCACGGATTCGCGCTTCGAGGGAGGAAGAGGCACGCACGCGACGCGCTGTGGAGGACGAGCGGAAGATGGCCGCTATCCATCAACGTGCGTTGATGGACAACCAAAGGCGGACACAACGCATTGGTGAGGACGAGCGGAGAATGGTCCTGATACATCACCGAGCGTTGAAGGATAACAAGAAATACAACGAGGAACTTCGTAAGAGACTTGGTTTCTTCGGTAGTATAGCAAAGCAGGCAAAGGCATCAGGTACTCGTGGCGGAGGGATAATCGCTGGTGGTGCCCAGTTCCTTCAGGGAATTGTGTCAACTGGAGGGAGGGCACTGGCTGTTATTGGTAAGTTGTCCAGCATGTTTATTGGGGCATATTGGTTGGCTGTTTCGTTCTTCTACATGGCGCGGAACATTATGCGCTTTATCACTGAGTCTGTTCATCGTGTGATACGTTTGGTGAAGCAACTAATAGGCCTATTCGTTCGTTTCACTAAGGTCATAGTTGAGGCAGCCGCTGAGATGGAGAGCCTTGGGGCAAGAATGGATGTGCTTTTCAAGGAGGCTGCCCCCCAGGTAATGCGCCGTATTATGGAGGAGGCGGTGGGTCTTCCGTTCACGTGGGTTGAAATAGGACAGGGTGTTACAAAGGCAATGGTGATGGGTATAAGGGACCGAAGGGTCATGTGGGAAGTTATGAGGGTGGCCGAGGACCTAGCCATTGCGTTTAAGCGTCCTCTTGAGGATGCTGTCTATGGTATCATGCTCGCTGCAAGGGGTCAGTTTAGGGTTCTCCGAAGAAGTTTTGGGTTCCAACCTCAAGAGGCCATAAAGTACGGCGCTGTTGGGATAAAGGCGGGAACCCGTGTTAGTCCGCTTGCGGAGAATCTGACACAGAACCTGCGTGGCATCATGAACATGATAGAAGCGCGGGTAGGTGGGGCAGCGGAGGCCATGTCCTACACGTGGGCGGCTGTAACTGCCGACATTGAGGACCTCTGGGCGCGTATGGTGTACGAGATACGCTACGCTGTTATCAATCCCTTGAAGGTTCCGCTGGTTGCTCTGAGGGATCTATTTCTTCCAAAGGGGCCTGGTGGGACCAGACAGGTTGCGCCATGGGCTGCATCGCTAACGGATATGATAAAACGTGTATGGGATGTCGTGGGTCAGTTGGCAAAGTGGATAACCGAAAGGCTCCCAACAATAATTGCTGCGTTTACAGCTACTGTTGTTTTCATTGGGAACAAGATTCTGGCTTGGGTTGAAAGCATGGGTGGCATACCTGGTATTATGGAGAAGTTGAAGGCTAAGTTTTTTGAGTGGATGCCTAGACTTCTTCATCTTACTGCCCATATATTGGAGGTCCTTGTTGCTATCGGCAGAGCTGCTGGATGGCTAACTAGGAGAGAGGTGTGGAAGGGGGATGTTGCTGCCGCACGGCGGAGGATGAGGAAATACGGATGGCCTATGTTTGAGGGGGAGTTTCCCGGTATCCCATTTGGAACGAAGAAGGAGGATCTGGGTCGTATCGTAGAGGGTGTAAAACACCAGATTCGGAAGCGTCCAGGTGTAAGCGATGAGGAGTTTGACAGGGCTGTACGAAAATATGTGCAAGACCTCTACGAGGCCCACCAACGGAGAAAGAATTGGTACGATGCCCAGGATAAGATGGTCGAAGACGCACGTGCGTTTAGTGAGAGCCTACGGGGTGTTGGTGATAGGATAGAGACTGCGGGGAAGGCAGCAACTGGTAAGGGCCAGAGGTCCGCTGCCGGTGGGACAGGGGGGCTGATTGCTGTTGCGCAAGCGATAAGTCCTGAGTACGCAAAGATATTGCAGACCCAACTTGGGAAAATGGGAGCAGCGCCTAGCTACGAGGATACCATTAGGGCTTTTTGGGAGGGGCAAGAGAAGGCAGCGGAAACGGGTGCTGGTCGTATGAGGGAGGAAATAGAAGGAGCCTCCGAAAGAGGGGCTGCTGTGATGGGCGAATCCATTACGAAGGCCCTTGGGAAGGGGGCAGGTGCCTTTGATATTGCTAGATACCAAGCATACGCGCTTGGTGGAATCAGATCGGGGATGAGACCGGAGGATGCTTTTAGTTTTGCTCAAGAGCGTGTTCAACAAGAGTTAAGGATAGCAGCCGGGGAGAAGAACGTAAATCTTCGGGAACTTCCTTGGACTGTAAAGCGTCCGCCTCAACTGGATCCGGTTACGCTTGCAATGCTTAGGGCTGCTGCAAAGCGTCAGCGTACAATAAAGGCTCGTGCTGAGATGGCCCAGATACGAGGGGAACGTGAGGCTAGTGCTGAACGTGCAATAGCTGTTCTTCATGCAAAATGGGAGAAGGAAGATGAGGCACGCAGACGTAGGGATATTGAATTAGAGAAAGAAGTGGCACAGATTACCTTCCCTACAGGCCCTTGGAGGCAGCCGCCCATTTGGGAGTACGCGTATGAGAGTTTTACGGGGATACCAGGCCCTACTGCACTTTACAATGTACGTACTGGGCACGGGAAATTAGAGGATGCTATGAGAGACGCCCGACAGGCTAAGCTGGTGGCGGACATCGCCTTGTTGGCAGGATCTCTAGGTACAGCGGGGTTGGGGTTGGCTGGTGAAACAGTGGTTACAGGGGCTGTGTCGAAGGGAGTGGTCCAGAAGTTGGGGAGGAAGACCATTGAGGATTGGCTCTGGGAGGAAGCTGGTTATAGGTCGATGGGATGGGTGTTAAGGCGCGGTCTTTCTACAACGGTTACGAGAGGGGTGGAACCAGTTGCTACCGGCCTTGGAGCGGCTGGTGCAATAGCGGCTGGACATCGCTTGGCTATCGATGTTGATGTCCACACAGAGAAAGGCATCGAGGCTGAGGTGAAAACTCGACTCGACAATGAGGGACGTGCGGAGCGACGGGCAATACACAGGCCGTAGCCCATGGTGCTTGAATAATAGCAGTTGTTGTGGTATACTTCCTTCACAACATGTATGTGGAGGAAGATAAAAATGAACAAGACGTGGCCGTTGTTGGTTGTGCTGGTGGTGGGGACGGGCATTATCATTGCAGCGCGGACTCCAGCGGGCGAGCGGCGGATGCAGGAGTGGCTTATCGGGGTGCCGAGGGGCGAGGAGGACGGGGCGGCTTTCACGTTCTCGGCGACGATAGACCCGACCGGCGAGAGGCCGGTGCTCAGGACAAGCGACGGTGAACGCATAGAGCTTAGGTGGGAGGACGGAGAAGGGCCGATGGCAGCGAAGACACAGATACCGGGGCATTTCGGTGCGAGCGCGACGCTGAGGTTCCTGTGCAGTAGCACGGCAGATGGATACACAGGGTGTGGGGGTGGGGCAGGTGTGTACTTACATCTTGATAACTATGGTATTGGTCCTCAGTTATGGCCCGAAATCCACAATGGGAAGTTGATGGTACACGCACGTGGGTGGCATGAAACTCCGCTAATTGACGAATGGTATGAGTTGGATGACGCTTTTCATGATTGGGAAGTGACTATAGACGTAGATGCTACCGTTGAGGAAAGCGTGAGCGAACACCCAATAGGGGAGAAGACTGGTGTTACTCACGCTAAGGAGATGCGCGGGAAGGACGAGTGGGTAATGGAGGAGGAGCAGACTGTTACGGTAAGGGTTGTCACCGAACAAGGGGCATATCAGTATACTTGTACCCCGGATACGCCTATTAATATTTCTGCGTTGCTTACGGTTACGTTGGTGTCTGGGGGACATTACTCGGCGACAGCAGGTGACCACGTTCGGGCGGAGGATGTTACATGGACAGAGTGCCCGATAGACGCAAGCAGACTCCACAAGGTGCTTAACCCGACATGCACAGGCGAATCGTGGCTAGGAACGAAGATGGAGGTTATCGGGTCGGGTTCCACGATACGCCTGTATGCACCCGATGAGTTGCATACAGCAGGATTTGCCTGGCAGGGTAGAATACATGCCCCCCGCGAATACTCATTCAGTGGTCTTCATGTCAGGGACATGGACGGGGCCGACCTGAACGACCTCGAAATCTATTGTACCGGGGTCCAAGAATACACGGACGGGGCATGGGCGACTGTCAAGCATACATTGGCTGAGTGGCAAAGTTTGACTGTGCGTCCCACATGGGGGATTTATAGTTGGGATGAAGACCCTCCACCTGATGGGGCATGTAGGTTGCTACCAGATGTGGCTTTTTATATAGACCGTGCTAGTGCGCGTAGCCACAAGCTTGAGGGATTCTAGGGGTGTATGGGATGCAGATACAGTTGTTCCTAAAGGCTATTGTTGTCATAGAGGTAACTTTAATTGTGTGGTCGGTTGTGTATGAATGGTATATGTGGCGACGCCAGAGGCGAATACTGTATCTAAGGGAGAAGTTGCGCCCACTTGAGGAAACGACTGTGCGAAATATTCGCGAGACGATTGGTGGCATGTGGGAACCTCTCCACTTTGCGCAGCGATATCGGGACAGCACAGTAGAGCGGAGTGGTAAGTTGTGAGTGTAGACACGAGCACAGTATCCTATGACCATGATGGGAGGATTTGCATATCGGGATGGACGCTCGACAAACCGTCACGTGACTGCTCACCCTATGTTTCCGACATTGCGAGTATTGTCCACAAGACCGAGGTGGGCATATACGGACTTGCTCTGTCTAATGCAAGTTGGACTGTGGTTACTGGAGCAACATGGCCTAATGAGGATGGCGAGTTTGAGGTAACTGAGCCAAATGGGGGCATTATTCTTACCTTACCTAATAACTATGTGGATAGGCTCAGTACTCATGTTCCTCAGCAGACAGCGCCTGAACCCGTTCCCCAGGCTTATATGACACGCCAGCATGATTACTACTACAATGCGCCATCTAATCCAGAGAGGCACCATGAGCCTGTTTACTCATGGTTGGGATGGGGATACTTGTATATCCCATTGTTTGCAGATTACAAGGAAGTGGATGTGACAGTTACTATTAGCTACTATGGTAGTGACTGGCATTCGGATAACCACTTTACGGATTCAACTAGGCAGACAGAGTATAAATATACTTTGGGAGAATTGACCACTATCGAACGGAAGATAAGGACGACCGATTTCCTACAGGAGTTGTGTGTTGATCTCGCTGCGACTGTTCCTTTGCGTATAGTACACTCTATCAGGTTGTTGTTTAGTAAGGCAGGTCATTACAGGATATGGGAACCGAGACTCCGCCTCGACAGCGGAAGCGACCAGGAGGACCGTGAACCTGGTCATCCTCACGTTTACCTTAAGGAGTTTGAGCACTGGGAGTACAAACGTGGCGGAATATCCGCATGTGTGGATGGGCAATACTTGGAGGGGATTGCCTGGCCTGATAGTTCTCATAAGAACACGTTTGAACCTACAGGGGGTCACTTTGATTACCGTGTTGGGGCAAAGAGCGGGATCGATTTCACCACCGCATGGAGTTTGGCTGGCTATCTGAGTTTCATAGAGAGATGCTGCGATGCCTGGGAGGCTACTTACAACACATCTGCTGTTGAGGCAGCCTTTAAGGATGATGAGGACAACTGGCTAAAAACGCCTCATTGCTTCGATCTGAGGCCTGTCAACCGGTGGACCAGTGACAACATGGATGTGGCGGTACGGGTTGGGCAATGGACAACCGCGCCAGGTTTGCACTATGACTTTACGGCAGAGAAAATCGTTGGAGGTCAGGTCCATGGGTGGTCAGGGGAGAACGGGTCGCGTGTCAGAAATAGTACGTGTGTTTCTCGTCTCTATCGCAGGGCTACGCTCAAACCTGACTGGGAGTTTGTGGAGGATCTAAGTAGTGATGTCCATGGTCACTTTCACAGTTCCAGCAAGATGATTTTTCGTAGTTATCTCTTCGACAGAGCGTTCTATTGGGACTACGGTGTAGGGTGGTCGGTGAATGACGTAAATGACGTTGGGCATTTTGCCACTAGAGAGTATGTTGTAGGATACACCTATGGTGCAGTGCATCAAACAATATGGTTTGGGTCGTTTGGGCTTCTTCACCAGTTGTATTTGGACGATGATGACATATTGCTGCGATGGCTCCCCTGGCCGAGATTATCGTGGAGCGATCCTGTTAGGATATGTGCTGCTAGTGGCGCTGACGACTTGTTTCTTGGTGGTAGACATGGAACCCCAAGGCTTTACATGTCTTGGAGATGTGGTGATGTAGTTCACTTTGCTTGGACAGAGGATTTGGGGGTAACAATCGGTGCCCATTATACCGCAGATATGAAGTGGTCTACAGTTCGTCATGTTGTCGCATCGCGATTTTGGTTTACGCTTGGCTATTACGATGACGCATGGCGTCTTAAGGTCAGGCTTGCGGACGATAAGACGTTCAATTGGCTCCAGTTCCCTAGTATGAAGGGAGAGGACGATCCTACGGAGGTTGTTATCGAGGATCTTGGTCAATCTAACGATGCCGTTTTCCTGAGCGACCGATACCATAGGCTTATTATCATAGGCGATGATAGTGTTTATATCTCTTATGACTGGGGGTCAAGTTGGGAGTATGCGGGCCATTGCGATGAGCAAGGCTGGTCCAACATAAGAGGTAGGACCAAGGGGGATAGGTTTGGGCTTGTGGGGCTGAATGATAACGTATGGCAATTTGTTCATGGGTATCGGTCTTCGGAAGGGGATATTACCTGGTTGATTGGCCCGACTGATGTTGGGAGTAAGTTTAACGGCGACATCGGTTTCGATATAGATGGGCGCGAAGTTCAGGTAGTTACAATACCTCACAATGGTGATTTCGCCGTTAGATACAGCGATAACCTTGGTGTTACATGGAGGGATTTGACGTAATGCCAGGTTCAGGTACGCCACAACGACCTCGTGTGTCCGCCTACTTATATACAGGCCAAGGACCCTGGTATAAAAACGTGTACCAGGGTTTCGGTAGAGAGGACAGCATGAAGCAACTTTGGGACCAGCGGGGTAAACCTGGAGAAGGCGGGGAAGAAACTGAGAACAAAAAGGGTAGTGGTGTTCTTCGTGTAAGTAAGGTCGACATCGAATACAACGATGATGTCATATGGCCGTTTGGGGGTCCAACAGTTGGGGATACGTCTGAAACTCTTCCAGATGGTGCGATGTACATACCGAAGCCCTGGGGTCAGGTAATTCTAACTCCCCTTTTCTGGACGTATTACGATGTTGACCTTAACTACTTCAAACCATTGGGGAAGTGGACCTCCGACGATGCGTTCTTTCCAACGAATGACTATTGGACGGACGTACTCGATCTCCCAGGTCTCCCTCAGCCTATTCTCTATATGACAAACGGTTCTCCTCTTAAGCGCGGTGAGTATACTGGTCTTCAAAGTAGGTTTACTCTCCCTCATAACCCTGTAATGTGCTTTGCACTATGGCGTACTGATCCACCGGATACGGAGATGCTTTCCGATGCAGGTATAACTGGGTCTGATGTGCCTATAAGTTACAGCACAAGATTTAGTTTCGGTATCCGTGCTGAACGTGCGTTCTCCTTGGACATCCCATACAATGGGCACCCCTCCCTTTACTGGAGGGATGAGCAGTACACAGGTAATCGATGGAAAAAGCTTAGAGCAAGCACCAGCGGTAGTCTAAGGACGATGGATCTAAGGACCCAACAGTACCGTGCAGGTGCGGATGTGAGGTACAACTACATCTGGGTTATGTTTACTGGAAACGGAATCGCTGTTTCGGGGGATGGGTTCCAGGGAAGCACTTTCTTCTGGCCGACAACGGTTACAGAACCGTCTGAGTATTCCGAGGGGGAGGCCGCACATATTCTGTCTGGTAAGGTTGAGTTCCTCCACAATGCAGGCCAATGGGCAGTTTCGTGGATACCCATTATCTACCCGGATTTTGTTCATTTGGATGGTCCTGTGCTTTCGCTACCGTACAAGTGGGACGAGTATGCTGATTGTAGTGGTGGTACTCCTAGATACGGGGGAGGAGTAAGGATACAGGTTAAAGGTCATGTAATGCGGGATAGAGATCAAAACCCAATACCTATCGACACCAATGACCCTGAGGATGTTAAACTCTGGGATGTTGGGCCAACCAACGGTCAACCATACAGCAGAGTGCCTGACAGCGGACGCGGTTTTGAGTGGCGACTTACACTGTATCCAAAATACCACACTGACACTTTCTTTGTTCTTAAGAGAATGTCTGTGCTACAAAGGAGAACCGTGGAAAATGAGTACCTGATGTACATACATGGTATGACACCAGAGGTCGTTGGTGTGCGTTATTGGAACTGGCCTACCGACAAGCGAATAACCCTCACAAACCCGAAGGCAATCGATACGGGAGTTTCTGTGTCAGCCAACCAGACGGATGGGGATATGAGCCTTCGTGGCAACATAGTTCTCGACAACATGGTAGCCCAGCACAAGGAGGACTTTTTCAAGACAACCCAACCTCCTCATGTTGTAATGCTTGGAGACTGGTGCGATGAGACGGGTAGCAGTGTGGATGGGACCTCAGGCTATCTCTATACCGGCCAACTTGGTATTCCTCAAATGGATGTAACCCCCAATTCATCCATTAGATTAACAAGTGAGTTCCAGGACAATACATTAAGGTTGCTTGAGGCAAAAAGTGATGGGCAGGTTCCTCCGTTTGATGGGTGGCTTGTAAGAGATGCTGTTTTCTGGATACTCGACCACCTTGGTGTTTACGCCGACGAGACCACTATCGAGGACACCGGCCTCCACCTTAGCGTTGCTCCGATGACAAGTCACCCTTACTGGTATGCCGAAAAGGGAAGATCCTGGAGCGACATGCTAAAGGAGATATGCACCTACGACTACCTGGCGGCAATCCGTATAGGTCCCGACGGGGTTGTCTATAAGTCGTGCCCTTATTGCTCTACTCTCCGGTCCAAGGACCCTGACTCTCCCGATTATGCACCCTTGCACGTGAACGGAGGTTGGTACGGTACAGCCTGCTATGAACAGGACAAGATAAATGCGGGGAATGAATGGGGTGTCCATCGCTGGCTTGCCCTTAATGCGGAGGCTATGTTTGAGGTGATGGGCGGGGTGGCGGAATCGATGTCCTACGAGGTTACCAGTTGGTCGCTCGAGGACATTGCTATTGAGGAGGAGTTTTTTAACCATGTGGTGGTGACCGGGGCGAAGCGTATGGGGGAGGAGGACCCCATCTCGTCGGAGTTTACCTGGTGGGCATCCGTTCATGGTGACCCGTCGGTCCCTTACGCTTTAGGGTACAAGAAGACGTTAACAAAGACGTATGAATGGGCGAACACAAGGCCTACGCTGAACCGCATTGGATATGCTCTTTTCAAAAGGAGCATTTGTGCGCCTATCTATATCAATGTTACCATCCCGTTCGCACCAAACATTTTGATGGGAGACGTGATGGCGATATACGGGAATGCTCCCAGCTTCATATACGGCAACGGTAAAAGGTGGCGTGTTGTTGGGATAACCCATAACATAAGTCAGGCAACAGGTCCTGCGGCTACAACACTTCGCTGTCGCTACATAGGAGGAGTAGGATCGTAATGGACAGGGACATCGAGCGCCGTAATTTGCACAGGGCAAGACAGTTCCATATTGATGCCATTGGAAGACCTGGGCGCGAATCACAAGCCACGGTTGGGCACGTATTCCTTACACGGGCGGCTCTCACCAAGTCCCTGCCGTGGTTTTGGAGTACCTATAGTTTGGGCGACGATGGGCTTCCTGTTCAGACGAATTACGCACTCTATGGCATCTCCACTTACGGTGGGGATGACGTGTACGCGGAGGATTCATAATGTCAGATACAAGTCCTATACTTGGTATCCCGTGGGAGAGGGTAGAAGCCGACCCTGTACTCCCATCAGACCATAACACGGTTGCCCACTACCTCGAGCACACAATTGGTAACGTGCTTTTGGGTAAGTTGGTTGAGGATGGGCTAATCAACCGAGATCCAGATCAGTGTGTCATAGATACATCTACGGGCCGTATTGCTCGTCCCGATGCGGGTGAACCCATTGTTGGTGTTATACGCGGTCGTGGGTTTTCTATGTCATCGGGGCTTGAGGTTTCTGGGACTGCAAATGGAGGAGGGACAACGTATCTAACATCATCCTCGCTGTCAGAGGAGGATGACTTTTGGGTATCGGCATGGGTTATCATTACATCTGGGGCAAACAACGGCGCTGTGCGGGAGGTAACGGCGTATGATCAAACTCAGGGTAGGATAGAATGGTCTGCTCCTCTTGGAAGTGCCATTACGTCTGGAGACAAGTTTGTTGTAAGTTTCTTTTACATACAGGGTCTTACTAATGGGACCACCAACTATGTTTTCGGGCGCACAATGGGTAGGACTACCAGAGATGGGATAATCCAATGGGTTGCGAGTACATCATCTTCGCCCGCAGAGGGAGATATTCTTGTAGCCAGCATGGTGTTAGACGCCGCAGGAAACGTTACCTCTGCCAACAATGCTCCATATGGACACGACCGAAACTTGTGGACAGGTGCTGGTGCGGTTCATACCGTAAGGTTCAGCGGCACTATTAGTGGTCTTGAGTCTGGGGCGTTTGTTGATATTACTATTCCCCACACAAAACTTATCCTCTTCGGACCAATATCGCTGACGTTAGACAGCGAGCTTTTCAGTTACTCTATCCTTGAGACACATGATGCTGAAAGCATTAAGGTGCGTGTGACGAATGATGGTAACTACGCAGGCACGGTAAGTTACAGCGGTTATCGTATGGGTCGCAAGTGGGTATATCTGTGATGAACCAAACCAGCAAGGAGGCAATGCCACAGATGGATGTAGGAGACAACAAACAACAAATACCAAGTGCTGTTCTCCCTGAGAAACCTAGTAGACTCCCAAGACCTGCTGACACAGGGCATAGTGGTATTAGAGATCAGCGTGCCCATGTCCGTACAAGTGATACTGTTGCTGCGTTGCAACCAAAGCGTCTTTCTCGTCCTGTTATCCATGTATCTCAGGTTGATGGTGTTGGGCGTTCTGTAGAGTTGCTTCGGCAATACCGCAAACCGTTCTCTACAAAGATAATGAGCGAGCAGGATCTTAGGATGGCTCGCTCTGTTGCCATTCTTCGTAGTGGAGGGCTGGGCGATCTGCTCATGTTAACCGCCTCCATACGTGCCCTCAAGAAGGAGTATGATCATCTCGACATATACCTCTATGTTGCAAGACACCTTGTCCCCATTTTCGATGGGAACCCCTATGTTCATAAGGCCGCGCCTATGGAGGATTACGTTGAGTGGGCATTTGATGTTGAACTTGATGTTAACCACTACGTTGAACGAAGCCCGCTCCGTAACGATGTGGACAGGACTAGTCTTTTTGGAAAGGCATTTGGGCTGAACATCGAGGATGGTTCTGTGGACTATTTCCTCCGTAACGATGAAGTAGCCTGGGCAAAGAGGTGGATGGAGGACAGAGGTATAGGGGATAATAGGATAGGCATTGCTCCGTTTGCGACTGACCCACGTAGGACGTTGGAGCCAGATAATGTTTCAGACTTCATACGGGACAGAGTGTCTGAGGGATGGGACTGTATTGTATTCGACTCCGGGGATGCCGCTGAGCCACTCTTTGGGGGCTTAAAAGGGGTCCACCTTGCAATAGGGTTGAAGATCCGTCAGGTAGCTGCAATTCTTTCTCTATGTAATGCTCTACTCTCTACGGACAGCGGGCTGTACCACTTAGCTGCTGGTGTTCAGAAGAATGGTAGACCATTCATTGGAGTGGTCTTTTCTGTCATTGCTCCTGAACTACGAATGAAGTGGTATAAGAACTCATGTGCTATGATTGCAAGTGAGATAGAATGTTGTCCTTGTGGAGATGACCCTACGTTTACAGGTAGATGCGGACGTGAATGTATGAAGGCAATGGACGCAAAGCGGATGGCATGGCCTCTGATGCTTATGGCTCCGCGTAGTAATCCTAACGAAAATGAATAGAAAAACTATGATCCCTACCAGCCAGCATGTGCTGTTTCTTGGCGTGGATTCTATCAAGCGCGACTGGCCGTCGCAGTGGATTCCGATATTCCAGAAATGGGGGATAGATTCGAAATGGCACAGTCTGGGCACCGACTGGGCGAATGCCTTTCCTCGCGGCCCGATGCCATCGGGTGATTATGACATTTACGACATAGTTGCATTCGCTAAGTGGCGCGGTAATGGTGGTGACGGTGTACGATACATCAAGGTTGGGCAGGTTGACCATCGGGTGTGGTCCACCATTGGTTATTTGGAGCAGATGATAAGAAAGGATGGTCCAGCACTTCTTTGTATCTGGAGCAATACTACACCCCAATGCCGTGCGGCATCCATTATAGCTAAACGTCTCAATATTCCTGTGTTGTACTTCGAGGGGGCCTTTTTCTGTAGCCCAAGAACATGGTATCACATGCACATCATTGACCCAATTGGGCTGTACTTCCAGGGTAGATCATGGCTAAAAAGTGGGTGGATGGTACGAAGGGACCACCCACTTTCGGACCGTGCAATGTTAAGTATTACTGCATTCATCCAGCAATGGTCACGCAGACGTACTAGTAAGTATGACCAGGGATGGGAACCTTTGCCGAATACCCATGGTAAGCCTATGTTGTTTGTTCCTTTACAGACACCATCGGACGGTACGATGTGGTGGCCGGAAACGGTAGTAAACCGACCTAAGGATCTAGTAGAACTTGTTGTCCATGAGGCCACACCTGAATGGTTTCCTGTGTTCAAGCGTCACCCACGTGACAGGACACCCGTAGAGTCCTACATGTGCGATGCCGACCCCAATAGCTATGCCATTGTTACATCTGCTAACATCCACGACCTTATTGGGAATAGCGATGGTGTCGTGACGATAAACAGCACTGTAGGTATCGAATCTCTCGCTCTCGGAAGAAGAGTTCTGACGCTGGGGGAGTCCTTTTATTCGGGGGAAGGTTGGACAATCGACGTTAGGTCACCTAAGGGGTTGCGGAATGGCCTCAGGTCTTTGGAGGCTAACCCTCGGATTGAGGGTTATGATTGGGAGAGACTTTTGAGGTTTCTGTATTGGATAGTGTTTATCTATCTAGCCGACAGGTCAGAGCCAAGGTTATCTGCACGTATTGCTATAGCCTATAATGAGGCTTACGCCGCATAGGAGGCAGGTTGTGTTAGTAAACTTTGTGTTCTACGGGCACCAAGGTTGGGTTCTGGGAGATATAGCATCCCAGATAGCAAACCATTCCAACATGGACTTTGTGCGCAGTGAACTTCCTGTAGACGCAGACGTTTACCATATCCTTAGACCTAACTGGGCAGCAGAGCGTGGACTTTCAATTCCTCACCCCTGTGTTGTAAGCCATCATGGTCAGGGCATACGTAACGGAAACCTGATGTATGGTAATGCCACCATGGATGTGTTCAGAGATGCTGACATTATTGCTGTTTTGAACACAAGCGACATTGGGGAGCTTGCCCAAGCGGGTGTTGACTGTGATAAGTGTAGGTACATCCCTCATGGTGTAGACATAGAAAGATTTTACCCAGCCCCACTAGAGGTCAAACATAAAAGGTGTCGTGTCCTACGTGTCGGCAAGAGATACCTTCCAAATGGTACGCGGGATACGCCATTCTCCATGGAAAACAAAGGAGCAGCTACATTCTGTGAGATAATAGAGCTACTGGACCCAGAAAGATTTGAGGTGGTTCTTCTTGCTGGTGGTGATGACACATGGGAGGTTGAAACATCTGTTGCAGAATCTAATGGACTCGTTTGTACAGTAATGGACTTGGCATACGAGGATTACCCTCAAGTCTACCGTAGTTGTGATGTCTATCTTATTACAAGTAGGTCGGAGGGAGGACCCGCAAGCCTCCTTGAGGCAATGGCATCAGGTCTCCCTGTTGTTACCACACCTACAGGTATGGCGAAGGACATGGTTGTGGATGGGAGCACTGGAATATTCTACAGGTTTAATGATCCTAAGGGTGCGGTTTCGGCCCTCAATGACATAGCCGACGGTGGTTGGTGGGGGTCGAAGCCTCAGATTGCGAGCAGTAGAACTATGTCTCTTCCATTTACCTGGCGCAACATTGCCGCCAGGTACTCATCTGTATACAGGGAACTTTCTGCCCCACTTCACTACACGTCAGTGAGAACTTGGTATGGAGGCAACCCCGCGAGGACACGGTGTCTCAGTAAGAAGGAGATGAACTCCCCACTATACAGCACCCTAAGGGGGGAGTGGATGCTCAAGGGTAAAGGTTTCTTTCGGGATTGGGAATATCCTGCGGCACTTGTAGAAATGAGCAATACAAACATCGACATAGATACCGCTAAGATTCTTGTTGTAGGAGCGAACAACGATCTTCTTGCGCTGTCTCTCTGTAGAACCTTTGGTGAAAATGTGACCTGTGTTGATCCTATTGGATTTACTGAAGCGTGGTGGTTCGAAAGCCCATCCAAAACTATTGTCAACGATCCGCCAAATGGTCTGGTCACCACGTGGCCGGATGGTCCGTGTTACATATGTTCAGATATTCAACGTGCGCAACTTACACCCGAATCGTTTGATATAGGTGTAAGTATCTCTGTTCTGGAACATGTTCCTAACAGAAGAGCCTTTATGGAGGCGTTCGCTAAAGCTATTAGGCCCGGTGGGCGTCTGGTAATGACAGTAGAATACAGCCCAGGTGGTGAGGAACACATACCTGAGTTGAAACTTACTACTGTTGGAAGAAGATCACTGGAGGACATGGCGGCCCAATGTGGCTTGAGGTTTGTCGGGGGGTGTGACTGGACAACCCGTGAGGGTAGCACCACACTTGCTGATGCCTTACCACATCATCTTAGGGAAAGATTTGAGGGAGGGCGTATACCTTACTTCACACCACTCATCACTACTATGGAGAAGGAGAGTAATGGATAAGGTTAGAATGGGTGTAGTCGGAGATGTCATGCTTGACGTATCAGTGTATGGAAGGTTCGAGCGTTATTCCCCAGAGAATGACGAGATACTTATTCTGCGGGGTAACAATCTGACATACCGGCTTGGTGGTGCTGGTAACGTTGCAGCCCTTGCAGCACGGGAAGGTTTCGATGTGACGTTGTGGGGTGCTATTGGAAAGGATGATGTGTGGGGGTCGCTAATAGAGGATGTGTGCAGACGCGAGCATATCTCATATTTCCTTTCTCGTGAACTTTCTGTTACAACATTGAAGTTTAGGTCTTTCACGTCGGAAACTGACTGTGTTTCAAGAACTGATGTGGAGGAAACGTTTTTGGGTAACAACGTGTTGTCACCAGCATTAATGATTTCTGGTGACCTTGACATTTTCGTGGTTAGCGACTACAATAAGGGTGTAGTCAGTGAACACACAATTGAGCCGCTGATGAAAACGTTACACCAAGTTGACTGTCCTGTAATAGTTAACACAAAACCGTCAAAGATAGTAGGTATGTTTTCGGGGGTAGATGCGCTTGTGTGTAATTGGTCTGAAGCTGCGGGAATAGCAAATGTGCTCGGCCTAGATGGAAAGTCCTTGGCATCAGAGATACGTTCGTCTCTCAATGTTACACTGGCTGTTGTAACAAATGCAGACAAGCATATTGAGGCCTCCGATATGGACGGTATGTGGCATGTGGAACCCCCCAGAGTCGATAAGCCACAGGTTATTGGAGCAGGTGACGCATTTCTTGTTGGACTGGCAAAGGCATGGGCTACTTGCGGTTACAGCCGTAAGGCTGTAAGTGATGCCTTACAGTTTGCTTCATCCTATGTTCGATCACCGCGTATGTAGGAGGGTGTGGTTTCCATGGCTGTTGTTCACGAGGTAGTGGACGAGCGAGGTAGGGTAATCAAAACCGAGAGGCTGGAGGGGAAACGGAGGTTAATCAGCATTGTGCCCCAGGAGCCACCTCAGAGTCCTCGGAATGCCCGTCCGGCCACACCCCCTGACACGTGGTATGGTTACCCAGGCCCCGCTTATCCCCCTGCTAATGGTGAACCTATTCGTGTTCTATTTTGCACACGTGTGGCCCGTGGAGGAGACCAAGAAACATTTGCGAGTTATCTAGCCAAAGGTATGCCCTCCAATACTGTTGAGTGGTACTTCATTGTTGAGGAAGGCAATCCAGCAACTGACGCTACAGAAATGTGTAAACATGGAGGAGTTAGATTTCTCCCTCAAGATGATGAATGGTGGGCATTCCTCAGGGTTGTTCTCGACTTCCGGCCTCACATTGTCCATACGGACAGTGATCGCTGCGCACGGTTCGCTGCAAGGGCAGGCCTCCCGTGTATCCACATGGAAGCGGATGGGAACCAAGCAGTAGAGAACTACCTGGTGCGCTACCATAAGGTCATGTGGCCTGTTACAGACATTGTTATACTTGCTCACAACGAGCTCGAGGTCACCCGTTCCTGCGTGGCACAGGTTATTGCCAATACTTGGGCACCATACAGGCTGATCTTGGTGGACAACGGCAGCACAGAGCCGGTTGGGAAGTTTTTCTATTCGGTGCGGCAGATGCTTGGTGACGACCGTTGCCTGGTACTAGAGTCCGACAAGAACCTTGGCTGCCCTGGTGGGCGGCAGTTAGCGTATGACCACACAACAAGCAAATACTTTGCGTGGATAGACAACGATATGCTTACCCCGCCTGGTTGGCTAGGACCGCTTGTGCAACGGATGCACACGGATGCCCGCATCGGTGCAATTGCACCTTGGACAGACATATACTGGCCGAGCTTGCGCGGCCAACCCGCGAAGCCATTCGACATTACGGGTAGCAACAACCTCTTCCGCATGGAGGCTGTACGCAATGCCGAGGAGGAACCTGGTCAACTACACCCCGAACCGTTCCGCAGTTTGCAGGGTCAGAGTGATCGCGACCTCCTCTGGCGGATTAAAGAGGCAGGATACACACTCTGGATTGACGGCACTGTACAGTTGCGACACCTGGGAGGCCCACTACATGGTGATATGCCGCAGGGTCTCACGCGGCGAGTAGGCGACACCGACGGGATGCGCCGGGCGGATGCGGCCTTTGCTCGCAAATGGACAAAAGCGGGCATTCGGCGTGTGAAGGCCCCTTCGCCCAAAAGGAATGTGCCTCGAATCCTCTTCTTCGTTCCAAATGCCTGGTGGGGAGGTTTACACAACTGGACGAATTACCTGGTGAAGTACCTACCGCGCAACGAATTCGACGTACATTTCTTAATACGTCGCGTAAGGCAAGGCGCTGATGAAGCCCTCCGTGAGTATGGCGTTGTACACCGGATTACGCCAAATACAGAGGAGGAATTGCCTGAAGCAATTCGTGAGGTGCTGTCAGAGACCAAGCCGGATGTGGTCCAGGCGAATACGGTTGAGATGGCCTGTGTGGCCCACGATATGGGTATCCTCTGTGTCACAACAGGCCACAGTATGCTCGGTGCGAAGGCAAATGGCGCTGAGTTCGCTGATTGTGTGTTCCGTGTTTCCCCCGCTATTCCGGGAGACCAACCTATGATACTCAATGGTGTGGATGCGCCTCCTGTTCGGGACCGAGTGGACCACCTTATCACCTACCTTGGACGCCTCGACCACGACAGGAACCCACAAGTCTTCTTCAACGCCCTTAATGTACTCTGGAGGCGACGGCAGGACTTCAGAGTACGCATCATCGGTGCCAACATGGATGGCAGCTTCGACCCCAAGCAGTTTCCCTGGGTGGATGGTCTTAAGGAGCGAGTCGAACTAAGCGGACTTGTGCCCCACACCAAGGCGCTTGAACTGGTAGCTGAGGCTGATGTGGTAACCGCGCCGTGGCCGGAGGGATTTGGCCTCGGTGTCGCCGAGGGGATGCGTGGGGGAGCTATACCTGTTGTCTCAACAGGTGGCTTCGGACCGGGACTGGTGGGGGAGTACGGTGTCACCGTTGGGAGTGAACCTGAGAAGATTGCAGATGGCCTCTCACAGGCGCTCGACAACACCGAACTGCGTGGTAAACGCACCACGATGAAGGAGTGGGCGGGACAACGGTACGATGCAAAACGTTTCAGCGCCGAGTACGCTAAGGTCTATAGGGAGCTTACACGTTGAACCGAATCAAGATACTTTTCAATGTGCCGAACCTCTGGTGGGGTGGAGGGATGGTCAATGCCCTGGCGGTCATTCGGAGGTTGCCACCTGAGGAGTTTGAGTGTTGCTGCACCTACATTAATGCGAAACCGAGTGGTCTCGCGGAGATGGAACAATGGGGGGAGGTCGTCCAGGTTCCCAAGGGGAAGCCTATTGAGCAACACATTGCCGGACTGCGGGCAGCGATGATTACCTTGGAACCTGACGTAGTGCAGGCAAACACCAAGTACGCAGCAAAGGTTGCAAAGGAGTTGGGTATACCTTCGGTCACAAAGTCAGGCAGTCTCGAAGGGATAGAAGCAAATGGGAGTGAATGGGCAGACGTAACCTTCCGTGTGTCACCTGCGGTCCCCGGCGACGCACCTATAAACCTGTTCGGTGTTGACCCTGTGCCATGGGCGGAGGAGAGGCGGGAGGGGTTAGTGGTCTGGCTTGGTAGGCTCGACCCTGACCGTAACCCTCTTCTGTTTCTGGAGGCAATGGAAATACTGCACAAGCGGGGGGAGAAGTTCTCACTGCGCATTATCGGCGGCTCCCCCTCAGGCCACATCCAGATACACAAAGAACTTCACCGCCGTGGACTGATTGGCATCGCCGAGGCACTCGGTACAGTGCCCCATCCGAAGGCCATGGCACTTATTGCTGAGGGGGACGTGATTTGTGCCCCCTGGCCTGAGGGTTCGGGAACTGGTGTGGCTGAGGCACTAACTGCGGGCCTAATTCCTGTGGTCCCCAATAGCCACTACGGGCCACAGTTGGCAGCCAACGGGAAACTAGGCGTGATGACCGCACCAAACCCGGAAGCGGTGGCTGATGCAGTGCAGAGGGCACTCACAGACAACAATCTCAGAGGTAAGCGGCGGCAGATAGCAGACCGTGCAATCGCTACGTGGGACAATGACAGGATGGCCGCGACGTACGCTAATACCTATAGACGTTTAGCCGGGAGGGCTGAAAAGATGGGAGATCATAGTGAGATTAACGATCAGGTAGCAGAGTTGGGCGTGACGCACAATGACGATGATGCACAACTAAGGGCGGACGGGCAAATCTGGGATACGACCTGTACCTTCGGCGACTATGCTGGTAAGTCCGTGGCGGAACACATAGCAAACAAGCCATGGAGCCGACATGAAACACGGATAGAGCAATGGAGAAACGTGGACTGGTTACCTGGTGAACCGGGGCAAAGTGTACTCGACGTAGGCTGCGGCAACGCCAACTACTATCGTTACTTTATGGAAGTACGGGGGATGGTCTACACAGGCTGTGACAACTCCCAGGAGATGGTTAGGCTTGCACGTGAGTATGCGCCAGGTGCTACAATTTATCGAGCTCGCCTGCCGCTCGATAGCATGGATGGGGCACGTTTACCATTTGACAATGGGAGTTTCGACTTGGTTTTCTGTACGAACGTGCTGCATCATCTTCCTGAGAGTGAACCAGCCTTGCAGGAACTATGGCGCGTGACAAGGCGCTGGCTTGTTGTTCACCAGCGAGCGGTAGCTGAAGGTGAACGCATACATAACCGTGGTCCGCACGGGGAAATTGTCAGACTGGAGCCTCTCAGAGATGTACGCGCTGTTATGCGCACGATTGATCCTAACTGTGCTGAACACTTCATGGGTGCGAAACACGCCAGCCGTGGCCTTGTTGAACCGTACTACGTGATGACCAAAACGGGAGCAGAACCCTAAGACGTTGCTGTGGCGACACTTGTTGACTATGCTTGAAAAGTGTGATATACTCTTTTCACGATACATGGGATAGGGGAGGTATATCTTGGCTGAACCATCTGGTGCTACACACCGCCTAACTATCCACAGTAATCCAGAGAAAGTCCCTGCGGATATGCCGGACGACGGCTCGTCCGTGTTCGCCGCCGACCTGGTGATTGACGAAGCCCTGGGGACCAACTGGGAGGGCGGAGCGCAGAGCTTCATTAACGGGCTGGCAGCAGACCTGAGCGACCTGCGGGTATTCACAGCCGACGACAGCACCGAGGTGGCATGGGGACTGAAGCAATTCTCGCAGACTTCTGGGAGCCGCAAGCTCGTGCTGGGCCTGGGCCTGCCCGCGCTGTCGGCCAGTGCGCCCACTACCTACCGACTCTATAGGGGATGCACTGGTGGGCCGTTTGAGAACCGAGAAGGCGTGGTGCCGATAAGCGACGGATGTATTGGTTACTGGCCGCTGGAGGAGAGTGCCCCAGGAACGGGCACACCACAGGTCTACAAGGACTGGTGCGCACTCCACGACCACGGCAATGACTACATAGACAAGGTTGACCAAACAGGCCAGGTAGGCTGTGGAGTGGAGCGTAATAGGGACGACGGAGACTACATCTACGGTAGCCGATGGCCTTTGGACTATGGCGCAATGAGTGCTGCGCTGAGCGCATTTACGTGGGCCAGAGTTGACCAACGTGTTGACGACCACAATGGCTGGCAATGGCTGTTTGGCAACTGGCGTGAAGGAGGCCACGGGGGTTGGGACATGTGGGTGAGTGGCAGAGACGACCCTTATGGAGTCGGGGTGCATCTGGCAACTACGGCGGGCGACTTCACGACGGACGCGTACTATGCCGACCTGGGTGACGGTCTTTGGCACCAGTTTGGGTTCGTGTACGACGGCACCGAGGTACTGATATACGTTGACGGTGTGCCGCTCGGTAGGTCGTTGTCCCCAACTGGTGATGTTACTCCGAGCACCAGCTACCATATGTCTCCGGCAGGTCATGGACGGTGGAAAAATGTTGCTGGCCTTTACGGGCATCAAGACGAGACCCATCAATGGAAGGTGGCGTGGTCAGCCGACAGGATTTCCACTATGTTCAACTGCCAGTCCGACAACGACGGCTTCTGGACGGTGGGGAACTTAGAGGAGTTGCACGCCACCATACCACCACTACACCTTACAGGGGATGGAACACAGAATAGAATCATCTGTACGGGTCAAACCCGTACAGGAATAACTGCATCGGGTGACGGAGAAAGGAGGAGGATCGGTGTCTGAGCATGTGGGTCGTATCGTTAACTTCGTTGTGGGTATTGGTGGGGACATCGACTACACAACATCCACACTGGTGGACTCAGAGGGAAACCCAGTTGACCTAACAGGTGCTGACATTAAGGCGCAGATCCGACCTGCATGGGGCAGCACCGTAGTCAGTGCAACATTTACAATTGTTGACACACCTGACAACAACAAGGTTAGAATCCGACTTGGTGATGTTGATTTGGATGAGGGGGACTACGTGTGGGACATGCACGTGAAACTGGCAGAGGATGGGGATGGAAACAGACTGGATGATTTCCCCATCGGAGGAAAGGTAACCGTTGTACCATCTGCCACACCGTCTGCTACATAAATACGACAATAGGAATGTGGCGTGGTCTCATACTTGTGGCAATGGGAGTGATGTGATGTGGTCTTCCCAAAAGGTATTGCCCAGACCATCGAAATCGTCTGCTACAACGGTGGTGTACCCACAAACCCTACGAATCCTGTAGCAACGATAAGCAAAGATGGTGGAGCCTTTGCTGGGGCCACCAATACGCCCACAGTTGTAGGCAGTGGTCTTGTTACCCTGGACCTAACGCCAACGGAGGCTGACTGTGATTACGGTGCGGTGAAGATTGCTTCGGACAACCTTGAAGACCAGGTGCAGGTCTTCTATACGGAGGCAGACTACACGCCAGCGCGTGCTGGTTACCTCGACAAGCTCAACGTGGGTGGTACTCTGGCGGAAGAAATAGCAGACGGGGTGTGGGATGAACGCCTTACGGGGGCTACTCACAACATCCCCACGTCTGCTGGTAGGAGGTTGCGCCAGGTAAACATGGACCCATTCTTCACCACATACTACGTTAATAAAGCTACAGGCGATGACAGCAACGATGGGGATGCGCCTGATGTACCATTTGCTAGTATTGCAAAGGCATTATCGTCGGCTGTTTCGGGTGATCATGTTGTTGTAGCCCCAGGAACCTACAGTGAAAGTAACCTTGATTTGGACACCTCAGGGGTAATAGTTATCTGCGAACCAGGAACCATCATCGACGGTACTGGTGCGTCTGCTTGTTTTACAATTAGCGCATCGTCCTGTGAGATAAAGGGGGCTGTATTTCACCCAAGTAGCCCAAGTGTCGGGCTGGATGTTCGGGCTGGGGCACACTACGTTATTGTGGATGGGTGCTGCGCCTGTCAGTGCTCCGTAGGCTTCAGTATCGATGGGAATGCGGGCTGGATTAAGAACTCCAGGAGCATCGAACACACAGAAACTGGTTTTGACGTATTGGGTCCTTACAACCGTATCGACAGGTGCAAGGCGGTTGGAGCGGGGGCTGCTGTGAGGGGTTTTTACTTAAGCAACTCAGGTGCCGATTTCAATCAGTTACTCAACTGTACGAGTATAGGCAATACGACCGCTGGTTTTGAGATAGTAAACGGTGCCGACCAGAACACGTTTGCATTCTGTTCAAGCGGCGGTTCTGACGGAGAAGCGGTGGACAACGGCGACAGCAATGCGTGGTCTGGGTACGCTATCGACCCTGCGTTAAGACAGGCCGATATATTTGGTAGTGGTAGTTACACCGTCACGCGCATCTTTAAGGATGAAGAAGGGAACACAGTAGCAAATCTAAAGGTCACCTGTAAGGACTCCGATGAAAGTGCAATTATTGCAACACGGAGTACTGATAGTAGTGGGAGTGTAACATTCAACCTCGATAGCGGCACCTATCACCTGGTGACACCAAGCACAGTGAATTATGAGGGCAGCAACACAGAGATCACGGTTAGTGGGAATAGCACGAACATTATTACCCTCGTGAGAACATCTGGGCCTTCCGCGCCAGATGATCCATCTCTCTGTCGAGTGTACGCTTTCCTCAAGGAAATTGCTGGCGGCCAGAGTCTCGGTGTTGGGGATGGAAGTCTTGATGTTGTAAATGTGCTATCACGACCAAGTGACACCAATGTGGTTTTTGGCGACGGTGTAGCTGCCAGGGAAACAGATGCCAACGGATACGTGTACGTAGATATTGTCCGAGGAGCGAAGGTCCGAGTAAAGGCTACGTGGACAGGTAAACCACAAGGAGGGCGCACTGTCTACAGGGACATCGCTGTCCCAGACGCAGACACCTATGATGTAGGACAAGACCTTCAGGATTAAAGGTAATGAAAGGAAACAACAACGTAATTCCATATGCTACGGGGTAACAGGTGGGGAAACCGGATGAACGACCTCCAGATGGAACATATCCTTGCTAGAGAAATCGAGTTCCCTGCTTATTGTCGGGTAATAAGAAGCAAAGCACAACCAGAAACTGTCCAAAACCCAATAGACGAATCACCCACCGCTGCTATCGGACGATTGGTAACACAGATTCGACTGGCCCAACAGACATTAGATAACGTCCCACCATTGGTTCCTGTGGGGGTTGACTAAACATGTCGGATACCATAAATGCCCGTGACATCGAGGCCCTTATTAATGCGGCCAGGGAACAAGGGGAGTTCAGTCAGGCCATTGCTGAACGCTTTGCTGAGTTAGTAGACAGTAACAATGCCCAGACAGAGTGTCTCAACAACCTCCACTCAAAGGTGGACAAGGCAGTACTTGACAGCAAAATGGAACGTCAGGAGTTCCAGTCTAAGATGGAAACAATGATAGTCCGTGCCATCTACGGGTTAGCTGCTATGGTACTTGGAGAGGTGGCTGTAATAGTTAAGCTTGTGATGGCCCTTACTAACACCCAATAAGCCACACCACACAGTGTAGGCAGAAAGGAGACGGTTGTAATGAAGAGAATCGGAGTTGTATTTGTGGTAGCGTTCCTTTCACTGGGGGTGGCTGTTGCAGCGGGTAACATGGCCCTGCCCAACAGCCAGTACGTTCTCGGTGCAAACGGAACGTGGATGTGCTCACATGACTACTGGGTCGGGGAAAACGGCCAGGTAATAGGCCCAGCAACGTCACCTCCCCCAACTGAGAGCCTAGTGGAAATCAAAGGAGGTAGTGTCGAGCGAGGTTACCTTCTTCAGCGTCAGACCTGTTCTTGCACGGTTGTAAACGGGGAAACTACCGCTACAAGGGTTACCAGTACCACTCTCTATGCGGTCCCGTATGGAACAGGCCCGATGTGGTATCCAAAGGACGGCGTTGTGTATCGACAACTTGTGCGTGTTACTGCGTGCTATCGATTGGACCCAGATGGGGTGGTACGTGCCTCCTGGCACTGGTTGGTGCCCGATGCAGGAATGTATTGCCACTAAGAGGTTACAAACCCTCTGCTCCCATGCCGCCAGAAAAAGAGACCGGCACCTACGCCGGTCTCTTTTTCAATCCCTACCACCAAGGCTGTCACTCACGGGTTGTCCAGTACTTATCTATCCACCTTTCCATATCGTAGCCCTCGATGTACCTGCTCCTGAAGTCTGAGAGAAACTGCATTACAGGATGAGAGTCCTCCTCCCAGTACGCAAGGGCGTTTTCGATGCCCCGTAATCCTGTTGGACGCCAAACAACCACTAAATGCTCTATCCCCATGTTCTTTGGAGAGGTGACAGACCTGGCATGTCGAAGCTGGTCCAATGCGCTCGCAAGTACCCTACGCATTGCCTTTAGGTTTGGAGGTAGTCTCTGTGACTTGATCTCCAAAAAGTAGGTGGTAAGATCGCCACGGCCAGGGCCTGAGGCGTCATGGAGTTCCTTCCAATCCCTGATTGAACCTGTCTCATCACAAGGGTGGTCCGGCCAGAGGTACTTTACAACCTCCGTTTCTGCCTGTTTGTGCTTCTTTGCCACTCGACTTAACCACCTTTCTCTTCTACAATAACGGTCCTCCCATTTACCATCCGCGTTAGGCAGCAATTATCGGCGTAGGGAGCTAACTCGCGAGCTAAGTGGTGTGCTGTCATTATCATCTGTAACCGAATACCGGTTTCGCTTAACCTGTCCACCACAGACCTTATGAATCCACCCAGAGCAGGTATCTTGTTTTCGTCGAGCGTAGAAAGTGGCTCATCAAGAATAATCACGGGCCGAAGACGAGGGTAGTGTATCATAAGCATGGATACCCTCAACACAAGTGACAGAACCTCGCACACAGAACCGCCATCTGTTGTAGCCGGAGGTCCAAGGAATCCATCCTCCCCTGCTGTAAGTATCTCAGCACGGTGCTTGCCAGAGGCTGTTTGGCGGAAGTTAATCTCGAAACGTGCGGTTGGGCCGTATATGTCACGTAGCGCATCTGTGCATAGAGGTTCTAAGAGCGACTTCAGACGACCGCGAAGGTTTTCCCCAAGAGACCTAAGCAACTGGGTAGCCAATTTGTCTACCTCAGCAGCAGCCTCCTGTTTGTCGGCAGCCATCCTTGCGCTTCTTGCTTGATCCAAAAGGAGGTCCCTTTGTGCCTTAAGACGTGTTGCTTTCACCACTAACTCGTCTGCGTCCATAACCTCTCCCTTCGCTCCCTTCTAAGTTCCTCTATGTAATTTGCACCCTCAGCAGCCAAACGCGCACGTTCTGCATCTGTCAACACCCATGGGTTTTCGCCTTTCCGAGCAGCACAGAGTCTACATAGATGGAACCTGTAACCTCTGGATTTCCGGTACTCGACAACATCCCGTTCGATGTTGACAACCCTTCCACACTCATCGCATCGTAGACTTACAGGGTCAACAGGATCTGGTGGGTAATGAGGACCTCCAAGCTCACGTTTTCTCTCCAGTTCGGCGTTCCTGTCAGACTCGTCGTACTCCGACCACTCGTTTATGATTACCACCTCCACAGGAAAGCTACTCAGTATTGGCTATGGCATCTATTGCTGCCTTTGCACTTGTGAGTTTCGCTTCTGCATCGGCACGAAGCGTATCGTACTTATCCCTCAATGCTTTCAACCACGCATCAATGTCAGCCTTTCCATCCCACCCAAGACCCTTAAGCTGCTGCTCAGCCACCTGGACGGCAGCGCGGGCTTGTTCAAGTTTCTGACGCTGGGCAGGAAGTACCTGGGTTTCCAGGTAGGACAGTTCCGCGTCTATTTCCTCAATACCCTTTCCCGTCATTTGGTCTCACCTTCATTCTTGGGTCGAAACAACACATCCTCAACAACAGCACAAAGAGTGTGGCACATTTTAGTATGCTCTTCCTGTATATGGGCAATGGAACTATTACCAGGTACGGGCACAACTACATCGGGAAATCCCATGCCAGCCACAGTTGTAGGGTCAACATCCCCGGTGAATACTATACGAGTTACACCTATTGCACCCCCTACCTTCATTGCATTGACAACACTACGACTTGTACCGCTTGTCGTAAGTCCTATCAGCACATCGCCCTGACGCATTAGCCCCTGAACCTGCCTAGCGAAGACCCAATCGTACCCGTAGTCATTAGCTATGCTTGTGAGCACCACAGGACATGCAGCAAGTGAAACTGAGCGCAGGGGTGGACGATTCAAACGAAACCTTCCCATCAGTTCAGCAGAGAAATGGCTCGCTTGGGATGCACTACCTCCATTCCCGCACCACGCTACCAGATGGTCCCCCTCTAGCGCCACGATAACACTTACTGTGGCGTCAAATAGTGGGCTGCTGGGGCGTATCCCAAGCGCCGCAACTTCGGCACCTATGCTATCCCTCCCTCCCATAACAAGATCAGGACGGTACGGAGGCCTGCTGATAGAACTCCCTTGCTCGTTCGACAATTCTTTCATCCTCCTTCGGTAACTGCTGTACTAGGCGGTCAAACGACATCTCTAGCCCAATGTCCAGCGATCCGATTCTCTCAGCGAACGCGGACCGTGTGTTGGTCTTCGCCACGTCATCTTCTGCCTTTATCAGATCGAACGCCTCCGCACCTGGGGAGGCGTTTACCTTGACATACGTAGCTGTCCCCTCCAAGGGGTCCACTATAGCGTACTGGGGGGTGCGTTCCGCCTCGTTTCTGTCTACACGCCCTAGCCCACCAGGATTACAGAAGTGAATGGGTCCTGCGGGTCCTTCGCGTGTGGTAAACGCAAATCCTGCATGGTAATCACCACTAAGAACCATCTGGGCAGGAAGGTCTGTGAGATCATCAAGCAGTAGGTGGTCCCACGGCACTGGCATATCCGTTAGCATAGCATGTACTGCTATTATAGACACACGCTCGTCTATGGCCTCCCCAAGCCGCTGCAATGTTCCCATTATTCCGTTATGGTACTGGACACATATGAGGCTACCCCACGAGAAGCAAAACCGTGCAACAGGGAGTGTGGGATCTGAAAACACTACGTTTCTGTGGTGCTTAAGCAGACCAAGGGGGGAGTACCTTCCACCGCTAGGGTCTCTCCCACGGAAGTCATGCTGGCCTGCCAAGAGGACCCAGCCTACACCCGACTCAGCAATGAACTCCGAGAATCGGTAGATGAGTTCCCTGGGCACTCCTTGTGGGTTTTGAAGGTCGAAAACATCACCCGTGTGGATGACGAGGGCCTCGAGTTCCCTAGCGGCTGCCGCTACCTGTGACAACTTTGCAAAAATCGCATCTTCGTAGTTATCCTGTCTGTAGCGAGTGCCTACAGGGGCCAGGTGGGTATCCGTGACGTGAATTATCTTCATGTCTGTGCTCCGTTAAGCTCGACCTTATGACTAGGAAGCCACCAGATTTTGGGATCATACTTATGCGACAAATACTCAAGATGGGCGTCTTGCATGACCCGCCATTTCATCTGTGCTACCATGTCCACGTTATCCACATCCTCCTCTGATAGCCCCATCCGGTTTACTACCACGTTGTAGTGGTACTTGATCCTAATGAACGTAGTCCTTAGCGGAGCAAGCGGGTGAACCTCGTTTGCTATTATCTCACAGGCACTGGCTGCTGCTCTACGCCATACTGTCGATTTGTTGTCATATGAGTGTAGATGTGGTGCGTTACTATCCAACGATAAGGAGGCTTCCACGTCTCTGTCGGTTAACGCGGTAGGCCAGTAGAAAAACATGTCAACCCCCGCATCGATGTACGCCTTCGCGTTGGATAGCTGTTCAGACAGAAGCCCTGATAGTGGTTTGAAACATCCACACACAGACAGGTGAGGGGTTTGAGACAGCACAGATAGTGTATCGGTGCTGGGCAGTAGTGTCAGATTTGTATCCACCCAGATATATGTGTGGGGGTTCTTAGGATCCTGAGACTTTCCCAAAACGGATACCAGATCCGACACTGCGTTCTCCTGCATCATCGGCTCCCCACCACTAATACGGAACACCTTAGATGGATTACCATCAAGCCTGTAGTTCATCCAGACACTTATGACAGTTTCCACATCGACGTCGACAGTGGTGTAGTCCCCGATAAAGCAGTAAGGACACTTAAGGTTGCATCCAGCCAACTCAATCACGAACACAGGGTTTGTCTCATTCCAAGTACACCCTAGAGCATCTGCTGCAACCTGATAGGGTTGATCAAATTCGAGAACTCTAGGGCTATCAAAACATCCGTTTACATCCTGGAGTTTTACGTACGTTTTGACACGCCCGATTCCCCCGTAGACATCGGATGGGGCCTTTCCCGACCGAATGTCTGCCTCTTGCTCACTATTGTCCAAACGCATTAGACGCATTTTCTATCTCCATTCAGTTGTTACCTGACTAGCAGGGGGTGTACCTTCTCGGAGCATAGCTGCTCCGCAACGAGGACACCTTATGTCTGTGCAAGGGCGACCAGTTATTTTCGCAACTGTGGCCCCACATTTAGGGCACACGCATGTTCCTCCTGGGCCTGCTGCATATGGACCACCCATCCTTCCTTGACCTCTTCTAGTAAGCATACCGGCATCTCCTTTCTTTACAGTTTATGTCCACAATGTGGGCATATGGCAGGTCTTCCGCAGTGAGGACAAATATCGAGCTCATCCATCAAATGTTTCCTTTTAGACTTCACACTCGACACTTTTTGTTCAACAGCGTCCAAGTTGGTAGTTTCCGTTACAAGGAGTTCTTTAGCCTGGGTATACGCCGATGCAACCCGTGTCACTGCATTCAGGTTGTCAGACACATCCTTGAGCGCGTCCCTTGCAACGGATGCTTCCCTGAGAGTAGATACAGCAGAGTCTATCACAGAACCACCACGGTCTGCCAGGACGCGCTGCGCTATGTATTGGTTGGCGAGGTCGTCTGCCTTTCGAATGGTCTCGTAGAAACCTAGTGCATTGTCGACGGATTCCCTCGCCTTGGACAGTTTCGACTCCGCATCAGCTACAGATGCCCCAAGGGATGTGAGTAGCACTCTGGCTTTCCCAAATCCCTCCACCACGGTCTTCGCTTGGGTTAATGATGACGCAGCGTCCTTAAGCTTTGACTCCGCGTCTCTGGCTGCCATGGCAGCATCAAGGGCATCGTCAATCCCCTCGTAACCTTCAGCCTCCGCTTCCTTCTCTTCAGCCTCTGCTCTCAAACGTGCTGCTTCCTGCGACAACTTTCTATATGATGCCTCACCGATAGAAACAGCATCCTCTATCGTATTGCTTCCCACAAGCCTGGTTATACGCTTGTCCAGTTGTGTCGGTGTGTCGGTAACAAGCATATGGGCATCGTGGACACCCTGCCATCCTATAAGTGTTTCAGTCCCCCCGACATCAACAGGAAAGAAACGGGTTACAAGAGACACAGGCTCGTAGAAACCAGTTCCAGGACCATCGTGTCGTTCCTCCCGCCCATCGGGGAAGTGGAGTATGTATGCGTTTTCCCCCTTGGACCTCCGCCTTTCTACCCACCCCCCGTCACCGAACGTTACACGGACTACAGCCTCACCAGCCTTCGCTTCCCCCACACCATGCCTTAGACGATCAAGTTCAGGGTCATCATTATAGGGTGGACCCACATTCAGCAGTACCCACTTGATAGCCCTTAGGAGATTCGTCTTTCCAGATCTGTTTTCACCAGCAACAAGATTAACGCCATCGGCGAGATCCAGTGACGCCTTGTCATACGACATGAACCCGTTTATGTCTACCCTGGTTATCAATAGTGTTACCCCTCTACCATTTCTTCCAACTTAGCCTCCAGACCAGCATACGGACTGGATTTAGGACTGAGGCTTTCTATCACCCCGTTGATAATACGTATCAAATGTTCGGGGTAGTGAATGGCAAGCCAATCTGGATCAGCATCTGGTGGCGCATCCTTAGGGTAAAGGCCCACAGGAGCGGCAGTTTCAATGCCAACAGATTCAAGAGCACTTTTCCAACGCGGAACCGTGTACCACGCATCTGCATGAGGCAGAACGACAGCCTGGTCCGAGTACAGGGCAACATGGGCTGCCTGCCATGACCGTAAGGCCGTTCCCATCGTGCCCAACGCAAAGTAGCCCAACCGCCGTAGGGCAATACAGTCGAACATACCTTCTACGATAATAGGAATGCTCACCATTGGCTGCCACAGACCGTACAGCCATCTTCCTTTCTCAAACGACGGGTGCCAGTACTTTGGTGTATCGCCCCAGAAGGATCTCCCTGAAATGGTTATTACCCTATCCGTAGAGTGTCCGAACACAGGAAATGTAATACGTCCATACAGTCCTCCAACTCCGCGCTTGATTTTGTCTAGATAGCCTATGTGCCATACCTGGATGTCCTCGGTTGTCAACCCTCTTGCTCTCAGGTAACCCAACACCTCTGGATAGTGACCGATCCTACACTCGGCGAGTCGAGCAATATCCCATAGGCTACTGGCCGACTGTGCAGCAACCATCGTCCCATATCCATTCCAGCAACGGTGGCATAAACCGCGAGATTGGAACCCGGATACCGAAACGACCTTTCCTGTATGTTACGGTAAGTATGGTGTGGCCTCTCTCATTCAGTTCCCTCCCACCATATGCCCTTGGCCGCCACCTCCCCATTGCTCGCCCTCCTACCGCATATGTAGTCACAAGGAAAAGCATATCAAGTTCCTCACCCTTGGATGCCATCTCTGTGAAAATCGGCCCTATCATAGATGACTGCTCGTCAACGTCGCGAAACGCCATCAGGCTGAGAACTGCAACCACACTACCTGGGTGTTCTATTACACGTATAAAGTCGTAGAGGTCACCCACCCCCTTCGATGAGACGATGAGTGACCTCTCCTCTATTGACGGGAACGGCTCTGTAACGTAAAACGGGAGGTAACCACCAAATGCCGAAATCCCATCCACCCACCACACAGACGCATCAGGGTTAGCATTTGCCACTCTAGCAACGAACTCTGTGGCTGCCACTTGGCTTGGTGATTCATCGTAGACACCAACCAACCCGCATCGAAGGCCTCCAATCGTAAGGCCATCGAAGTCCTTCTGCTCGTCGATTGCCGTTCCTGTCTTAAACACCATTTTCCGCTACCCCTTGTTCCCTGTTATCTGTGCAATGATGTCCTCTGCCGTTGGCCCTGGCTGCGTAGGCGCTGCGTTCTCTTCAACCTGAAGTTGTTGAGGTGGTGTCTCATTGGGAGCACTGATGCCGGATTCGAAATCGGGCACTCCTTGAGTAGAAGGGGCCGGGGCAGGCGGGGCTGGTGTCGATGGCGGCACTACCTGCGGTGTGGGTGCTGGGGTAGGTGTAGGTGCTGGTGCGGGTACTGGGGTAGGTGTTGGTGTGGGTGTGGGTGCTGGGGTTGCTTGGGCACTACCCACATTCAGAACAGGAGGTGGTGCCACCGACGATGCCTGCCTGCCTCCAGGCGCAGCCGACATTAGACCCGCAGGCTGGAGTGTAGCTAGATATTCCTCAATCTGCTGACGTGTACGTGTAGGATCGTAAGCTGCACCACATCCGGGTTCGTCCGCTGTTCCATTCCAATCTGACTGTATCTTCTCCTGCCAGTCCTGTATGTTCCCACAAGGCGACTGGAGAGGCTGGATTACGTACCTGAAAGCCGACCCCAAGGAAACTGTGTCCAGAACCACATCGTAACCAGTAAATGCCCCGTTGTTCTGATAGAGACTGTATATGGCCTCATACCATGTACCATCTGCTTTGGTGTTGATGACACGAAGGGCATTAACAGGCCTCCATCCTCCATCCTCCCACGATTCCCATACCCAGACGAGAAAGTGGGCTTGCAACTGACCACCATCGTCGATGTCATGCAACGGCGTGGTTCCTATGGTGATGCTTCTACACGCTGCGACACCCTCCTCAGATAGGACATAGGGATCGTCCTTCATACGATGTCCGTCGGCTGGTGACCCTAGGCAATACACAAAGGCACGTCCATCCTTAACAGGAAACGTATGCTGTGTGTAAAGCCATGGGTCCTGGGGCTGCACAAACTGAACTTTGTGCCTCCACGTTTCGTGGACCTCCGGTGTGGGTCCTTGTAGATACCACGACGACTTGTGACGCGAGAACTTAAGCATAGATGCTCCTCCTTTAGTCAGGGCCTACTGGTGGCCCTAATTGGGCTGCACGGTCATACATTTTGACCAACTCAACTATCTCGTTGCACGTATTTTGTATGGTCCAAAAAGCGTTTTCGCAGTACTTAGCGTGGCGTACCGCCTCATTGACCATCCTACGCATACTGCACAGCAGTGGTTCAGCCAACGCCCTATTACGCCATTCAACCTGCTCAGGCCCCATTCCTGCCCACAGCAATTCCATCTCGTCCAAGGCATCGGTTAGGGTATCGGCGCGTCGCTGCGCTTGCCGGTACATAGCGTTGATAGCTACACGATTCCCGCTGGCCTGTATTAGTAATTTCTGGCCTCTTACAGGATCAATGTAGGACCCAACATAATCGGTATCAAGTTTGACTTGGAGATCATCCACCAGTCGTTCCCGTTCTCTGTAGTTGATAGGTGGCAAAAGCGCCAATTCACCCATTCTTTCACGTACGATATGTAGAAACTTATCAAGCGCGTTCCGCGTAACCCTCTCCCGAAGCGCTACAATACGGGCATTGTCGTCTGGTCCGCGCTGTGACGGGGTTAGAAGCTCAAGGGCACGTAGTTCGCCGAGATCTGTTAACTGGTGTGGCCCCAGCATCCTACTGCTCCTCACTAATGTCTAGTCGACGTGGGCGCTCAAGTACAGTTTTCCTGAGTTTTCCCCTAGCCCTGGATAGCACTTGAGATACGACATTCACATCCCTCTCTACCTTTAATGCTATCTCCTCAACCGACAACCCCCCTATAGCCCATGGCACCCAGACGGCCAACTCAAGGTCAGAGAGTGTATGGAGTATGTCGTACTCCGTAAGATGAATGTACTCCATATGCTCCTCTACCAACCGCTCGAAATCATCGTTAATCGCAGATGGCATCAATGTCTAGTTTGCCTCCCCAGTGTGTTGAAACCTTAGACTTAACCTGAAGAGGAACCCCAAATCCCTCAAACGGCTCAACTGTCATAAGCGCCTCGTGGTTCGGTAGGTAATCATCAACCTGGTCGTCTCTCACCTCGTAGAGAAGGCTGTCATGGACAAGATTAACCGCTTTGGCATCGAAATTAGAACCGTCACCTCTAAGCCATCGGTTTATTCTAATGAGAGACATGTTGTTGATGTCAGATGCCAGTCCTTGTATGACACTGTTCCTGGCCTGCCGCTCAGCCCCACTGCGGATACGTCGGTCTGAGCTTTGAATGTCCGGCAGCCTCCTCCGTCTTCCTATTGTACTTCTAACGAAGCCATTTCTGTGGGCCTCCATTACCTGTCTGTGAAGCCATGCCTGACCTGTGGGGAAGTACGAGAACAAACGCCGCATCAGATCCTCTACCTCGGAAACTGGCTTATGAAGTTGTTCTGAGACGATGTACTCACCACCACCGTACATTACTCCTCCAAAGAGTATCACCTTAGCAGCATTTCTCTGGTCCTTGGTAACCTCGTCAGGTGGAACACCGAATGCGACACTAGCAATTATCCTATGGAAGTCGAACTCGGGGTCAACATTTGCTCGTTCGAATATCTTGATCAACAGTGGGTCGCCAGATAGATGCGCCCATACCCTTGCCTCAAGTTGGGAATAGTCGGACTCCACGAAGACATAACCGTCACGTGCCTTGTAGACAGGTCTGATTTCAGGCGGCACGTTCTGAACGTTCGGGCGGCTACTACATAGCCGCCCGGTACGGGGTGCCTGTTCGTGTTTAACAGGATCAAACATATAGGTAGTGTGGACAGTCCCATCCTCGTGTATGTGATCACGCAACCCCTTAACAAACGTGGTGTACCATGTACGCACATGCTTGTAGTCCAAAAGTGCGTTGATAAACCTCTTTGCCTTAGTTGGTATGTTCCCTTCCAGAATGGCTGCAAGAGCTTTTGCATCGACGGACGGACGCCCTGTCTCTGTGCTGAATGGGGGTTCAATACCCCAACCGTACTCATGGCTAAAGAGAAGCGCCGGAAGGTCCTGGCTATTGCTATCTGGATTCATCCCATCCTGCTTGTCTTTACGCCAAGGACAGGTAGTTCCAGTCCCATACCCGCTAATATCCCGCACCCGTTCCCTGAGACGTGTTACATGCTCACTCAGCCGCCTGTCGAGTTCATTGTAGGCATCTATGTCAACCAGAAGCCCACGTACCTCAATCCAAAGCAACTCATCCGATAGTGGACCAACAAGGTCCTTGTAGAGAGACCAGTAGCCCTCATCAATCGCACGTTGCCTGAAGAGGTCAGACAACGCCTCCGTTGCTACACAGTCAGATGCACAGTAATTGGCAACATCTGCAATGGGAAGATGACCCAGGTGACCTGTCTTGCTTATCATAACCTCTCTAGTGTCACGGTCCCAATCATCAACCATCAGCCACGTCCGAGCCAAGGCCTTAAGACCATGCGGTTCGTTTTCATCAACAAGGTGGTGAAGCACCATGGTATCGATGGCCGTAGGCTGTGCGGTAAAGCCGACCTCATGATAAAGGTACTTATTGTCGAACTTCAAATTGTGGCCTACTATGGACACACCAGGTCTTCTATCGGGGCCAATAGTGGAACGAAGCCATTCCACTATCTGAGGGAGGTCAGGGTTGTCCTTGAGGCCAAGTGTACCGAGCGACTCAAGACCAGGAAAAGCATGAAGCGAATGTCTAAATACCAGGTAGATAGCCCTTTTCCCACTAGACAGCCCAACCCCCAGTATCTTATCCTTTGTCCAATCAAGTCCGGTTGTTTCAATATCCATTGCTATAGTATCTGCGTTTCTAATCCAATGCTCATCGGTGAGCACAGAAGCGTCCATGAAGCCAGGACCAACTATTTCTAACTCGAACTCCGGTTGGACAAGTTTCCCTTCTATCAGCGCAAAGGCGCGTTGAAGCTCGGATACCCATCTGCCTTTGGCAGCAAGATTCCGCAGGATGTAAGCGGGATGAAGCAACCACACAGACAGAGCATCACCAACCTGCTCTACCCTACCCTGGTTCTGAAGAACACCAGAGACACTGCCCCCATGTATGGCGTAATGCGCTTCATTTCCAAGAAGGATGAGAAGCCTTCTTTTTGACAGCTTAAGAAGACGCTGAACATAGGTTTTACATCTATCAAGGGTCTCCTTTGGAGGCTTCTCCTGTCCTGCGCACCACACAGCGTTAGTGAACAGTATCTTGTTAGTATCAAAACCAGCATCCCCCAAGGCTTGGACAAGAAGCCTGCCAGATGGGCCTACAAACGGCACACCTCTATGGGCCTCTTCTGCCCCAGGGCATTGGCCGATAACAACCACCTCGGCGTCGATGGGGCCTCTGTGGCTTATCATCACAGATTCTGGTGTGTACCATGGACAATCCTTGCACACACTTTCATCCCGTGAAATAGGAAAAGGGTTGGCGTCTGGCTTACCTGTAGCCTCTGTATTCACTACTGTTTCCATAGGCATCATTATACTCGTAGGCGACATGGAGTCCAGAATCTACAGACACCACACGTGTGTTCCATATCCCAGCGCCGCAACGGTTATCGAGTAGTTCCCGTACATGTGCGCATAGATTGGCTGGAACGTACCCAACGCGGACCATCTGGCCCTTTATTCTCACCCACACCTCTACTGCATCGGGAAGATCCTCAGTGCCTGAGGGTTCGAGGCACACATCCTGACCAACACAAACATGGGGAAGTACGTCGGCGCAAGAGGACGTACCCCTTACACGAAATACCACCTTATTCATCTTTATCCCTGTTTGATTGATTCTTCGAACGATGTTAGCGCATCAATGAGATTATCGGCAAGAGAGACCAGTGACTCCTTTAGTGTATCTGAGGGATTATCCACCTGAACCGGCAGTGGGGTGGTGGTCGGACCGTGGCTACCTGGTGATCCAGGAAGTAGATGTCGAATAGCTCCTGGGTTCTCCCCTGGCCTAATCGGAGGCCCACCTACACGTAGGCCGGGAGGATCTTCGCTCCCCCGTATGTCCCAACCAGCACTCCGCAGGCCTCCCACCATCGCAGGCAGTATCTTGTAGAACGATTCTTTATCTTCCCACTTGCCCTCACTAACAGCCCGCTCAGCAAGCCCATCGAACGTAATGAAGTGGTCATCAGATTCCCATACAGTTGTGTACATCCACGCACGTTTTGTCTCCAGATTACCATCATAGGGTCCGGTTTTCATTCCATCATCTGATTCGCCTGATATTACATCATCAGGTGTCGGTGGTGAAACTTTCTGTTCTGGTGGAGATTCTTGCTCAGGTTCTACCTTAGGCTCAGTCACAGGTGTAGCTACAGGCTGCGGTTGGGCAGGAGGAATTATAGTTTGAGGTTTCTCCTCCACATGAGGTTCTGCTTTGTCCATTCCTGCCATGATGGCATCAATGGAAAGACCCTGTGCTTCATCTGCCTCCACCTCGTTCTCCTGTGGGAGAAGTATCTTGTATGCCTTGGCACCCACTATCCCATCAGCCATACCGCTACCTATCTCCATAGTAACAGCAGGGTCCGTCGACCTTACGGTGTCAAGATCGCTCGTTACCCATACGGACACACCAATCTCGGTGCCATCAACGTTCCACCCATCCACCCTGATGATGGCTGTGCGATCGGCGTTAAGGATGAACGTCCCTGATGGGGTACTCTGAGGGGAAACTACTACCTCCTCCGTCTTGTACGGAACAACTTCTTGGTCTGCCATTGCTTACCTCCTTATGTCTGTTTGGATACACTTGTATCTCTGACCCCATCATCATACCACATATTAGCTTCGGAGTCAAGGGTGATTACAAATAACCGTCCACGTGCTCTAACACATAACCTGTTTGATATTGTGGCTCACCTCAATTTGGATTACAGGAGGCCCAATCAGGTAAGGGTGTTCCCACAAGCAACGCCCGCAACTCGCAGACCTCCTCGTACAGTGCCTTCACCCGCGCCTTGTCAATTTCCATTTGCTCCTCCATCCGTCTCGCTCGGTCCCACCAACGCCATAGACTCACCGAGTCCAGATATACTTGTCTCAGCATCGGCACAGGTGTCTCCATACCAGGCCTATCATACCAGACTGTGTAGGGATTCGCTTCCCGACTCGCAGGGTCTATCCCGACGCCCCTCAGCGCTCCTGCGATATGGTCCGCCAAAACTTCGGTCATGTCTTGTAACCTCCTCGGTAGCTGGCCTACCGGCATTGTTTGTTTGGCCCATATATGGGCCACACGACAGTGCCTTAACCCTTACCCCTGCTTGCCTCCCGTTCGGCTATCCACTCGGTAAGCGCCCGCACCGTCTCGCGCCCCAATATCATCGAATCGGGCCACGGTTCGCCCGCAACGAGCAGGTGCCATGCCCGCCGCAACCGTTCCCGCCAGCATAGCTTCTCTGGCCGAGGGCTAAGGTACAGTACCCCGTATTCCTCGTCCCACATAAGCAGAATCTGGGTACACTCGCCCGCGCAATCGCAGGAGAGTACGGCACGGTCGCGGTCTTGCGCCGTGGTGTAGAATGGCATTAGGCTTTCACCTCCCGTTCGGCGTTCTCGGTAGGCTCCCATCCGTGTTCAAGAGCATAGGCAAGCGCATTCTCCATAATCTCGTAATCCTCCTTGTCATATTCATCCAAGGCCGACCGCTTCTCATGCTTGTACCCAGACCACCATGCTATCTCCCAGAACCGATTGACCATTTCAACAGCCTTGGACTCATACTCACTGTCCGTGCTCCTCCACCTCCTTCTCGGCCCATTCCCTCTTAAGGTCTTCCTCCATCTTCGCCAACCAAGCATTGCGCTCACGCACCCTCTTCTCTATGGCCTTCGCTTCCCTTGAGCACCTCAGGCCATAGTTCGCCCACTTGAGTAGGTAAGCGCGGGCGGCATCTGTGACCGCAAGGCTGGCCTCCTCCATCAACGTGTCCATCGCCTGTTCGGGGCTATCGAATAGGTCTTCCATTGTCTGCACCTCCCTGATGGACTGTGTTACGCCCATGCTCCATCGCGTCGTTCGCTGCGGCAATAGCCGCTATGAGCCAACGCTTGAATTGATTGCGGTTCACCGCAGGCCCTCGTATCCGCACTTGATAGTGTGTTGCAAATACACTCCAATCTGCGGTCTTGCTGAGAATAGTGAGTTCTATACCCGCTAGGTGTGCAGCATCCTGCATGGCACCTATAAACGGGCCACACCCGCCCCAGGGCAGGCACAATGGGAAATCCTCAGCGGCGTAATCGGTTCGCACGGGTCTTCTCCTCAGGCCATCAAGTGTTTTGGTTTAGCAACATGGCTCATCGCATCGGTCAGAAATGTATACAACTTCGAGTTCTCTTCTAGAACACCAACCCTCTCCCGCAGTTCCTCTACGGTAATGTCCACCATGCGCCGGGCGAAGCCATCAGGGTCGAGGCGATACCCACAACGTGGGCAATAGCCCCCATCGAGGTAGACAGTTATAGCAATGCTTTCAAAACACAAGGGGTTGCTAGATACCTCGGAGTGCCAAACTTGGTGTGTTGTGTACCACTGTTGCCTATCACTATGCCACTTGGCGTAGCCACAGCCGCACTTCCCCTCAACCACGTCCCTCATTATCTTCGGCCTCCCTTCCATCCGGCTGGCAGTCCGGGCAAGGCAACTCATACTGCGTGAAGATGTCGTCTATCACGCTGCCGGACTCAAAGTCCTTCATGCCCTCCTGCTGAATGTACCCCGTACCGCCACACGTTGGACACCCGACCGCCAGCAAACCCCGCAAGCGGGCCAGGTAGTCGCGGAAATCTACCTCCGTCCGCCAGTCAAGCTCGTGGGATAGCAGTTCGTCTGCAAACTCTAGCACGTCTGCCTCTACCAACCGTCTCAGGTTCGGACGAATGTGACCGCCCTCGCCGCAGAGGTCGCCGCACCAAGGGCAATACAACCAACTAAAACCTGTTTCAGATATAGGTTTGCTGAGATAACAACACTGCCACACCTCGTCGCCGATATTCCAGGCGCAGCCCTGACAGGTACATTTTCCCCACGTACCGGGTACAACAACCTTCTTAGGCATCCCTATCGCTCTCCTCCATTGAGTAAGCCCTCCAAGTAGTCCATAACCATTTGCGCCAATGCAGCTTTTAGTTGATCGGACTCATTCTTCGGCACCATCGCATCCGTAATAGGTTCCCACCCATCTATGACACCGAGCTTCGTTCCACACTTGGGGCAGTAATCTACCCAACAGTTGCCCTCGATGTAGTACCAGCCCATACGCCGTTGTTGAGGCCGCTTGGTGCTCCCTTGGGGAAGACGTTCGCGGAACTCAGTAGCGTGACACGTGCTCCCATCGGGTAGTATCCCCCCGCAGAATATCCGCTCATCGCTCATCTTCGGCCTCCTGCTCGTCTGGTGGAGAGGGCAGGACTCGAACCTGCGAAGACCTCAGGCCAGCGGTTTTACAGACCGCTTGCTTTGCCACTTGCATACCTCTCCGATCCTTCGTGACACGTTTCTTAATTTTCATCGTTCGCCTTTTCCTCGTCACGCATGTGCATTCCGTCGCGCACCCAGTTCTGGCACCTGAGGCAAACGTAAAAGTACAGGCCTGGGTAATGGCTACCTGCCATATCAGGCACCAGCTTATGCCCGCAAAACCTGCATACGAACTCCGCATCAGGCCGACTGCTTACGGCGCATCCGTCCGCAGGCATCGTGCTCTACCTCCGACTAACGCGCTTCCTCTCCCACAAGACCCACCACCAGCAGGCCGCCAGCACTCCAAGCGTCTGCAACGCGCTCCAGGCCCTCCGCGCCAGTCGGCGAAGACCCCGCCAGAGGGCAATGCAGGTGCCCCCGCCGAAATAGAGCAGGGCGAACTCTGCTACGGCCAGGCGGTCTGGCCGCTTGCCCTCCAAGACGCGCATGAGGTCGCGGCGGTAGTACCTTGTACTCTTGACTGTGTAGCGCCTGCTGTTAGTCACCCGTAGGCCCCTTTCCCAATTCCTCTAGCTCTATCTCCTCCGGCACTAGCCCCAAGTCTACCGCTTGCTGTAAGGCATCTGCAAAGGCTACGTAGGGTGCGCCGTTGCTCTTATCTTGTGGGTGCCAGTACCATACTGCTGGCGTAGCCCAAGGCTCTGTTATCTCCCGCAATATACCTGTCCTCTTGTGTACATACAATTCGCGGTAGCTATCTTCCAGGTACTCGCACTCTACAAGCTTCCACTTCCGTTTCTCAGTCATCTGCCTCATCCTCCTGTGCGGCCAGCGCCAGCAATGCCTCGTACCTGCCGTCCCCCAGCGGAATCACGGCTACGGTGTCGCCCTCTGCCAGCACATCTGCCGGTACGAGGTGCTCAAATGCTATACGCACCTGAGCAATCTCCTGGTACACCGCGTCTGGGTCAACATCCAGTACACTACCCGTGTAGATTGGCATACCCATTTGCTATCCCTCCTCCCATTTTTTCAGCGCCTTCTCACACTTTTTGCACAGCCGCGCCCCCGGCGGCAGGTCTGCGGGGATGCGCAGGTAACACCAACCCCTGAAGCCCCCATACGGACCACACCGTGCGGTAGCCCAGAAAACCCATTCGCCGCTATACTTATGGCCCTCCGCTGCTGTCATATAGGGCGAGATAGCCTCAACGACATGCCACGGCCCCCCTGGCTTCATTGCTACTATACCTAACGGCGCATCGAGTTTCTTGTCAGTCTTCATTCTTTCGCTTCCCCTTTCTAAGTAGCATCTCACACCTCTTACACAATCGTGCTCCCGGTGGTAGGTCGGCTGGGAACCTAAAATAAGGCCAGAAGACCCACTCCCTGTCCATACCGGTGTTTATGCAAAGAGTGTCCGCCCAAAACGTCCAGGCAATCCCATTGCCATGCCAGACCTCACCAGCAGGAAGTGCCTTTTCCTCATGAATAGCTACAACATGCCACGGACCCTCAGGTTGCATTGCTACGATGCCCAACGGTGCATCGAGTGTCCTGCTAGTTTCCACTTGTATTCTTCCTCCTTCTAAGTACCATCTCACACTTCTTACACAATCGCGCTCCCGGCGGCAGGTCGGCCGGGATGCGTAGGTAATGAAAGTTGAGATAGGGTGCATCGTCCCCTCGGCACAATATGTCGCCCCAGAATGACCAGCGTTCACCATCATGGTGAGATGTATCACCAGCAGGCGTAGAGGCGTCTTCGGCGTAGAGCACATGCCACGGACCCTCAGGCTTCATTGCAACGATACCCAACGGCGCGTCCTGCGGTTCAAGCCTCTTCATTGCTATCATCGTCCTCCTCGGTTATAGGTTCTACAACTAACGGCTTCGCCTTCCTCACGTACCGTACACGCACCCACACGCGCATTGTCCGCTTGGGCGGCATCTGCACGACATTATCCTTCCGACATCCTAAATAGTTACGTTCCATTTGTACTATCCTCTTCTGCGATGTCCTCCAACTTGGTTCTGACCTGTCTAGGTATGGGGCGCAATGTCCCAGAGTCGGTAACATCAAAAGCATTTCTTATGACCCAGCGCCTGTGCGTTTCCAATCCGAGAAGATACCGTAACTCATGTATTTCCGTATCGCTCATTCCGGCCAGGAGTTTCTCCATTTCAAACCTATCCATTCTTACGTCCCTCCTCGGCCATCTTCTCCGCAGCAGCCTCTAGCCGCGTACGAATTTGCCCAAGCTCGGCGTATAGCGCATCTACAAGATACGGTGCGATGTGAATGCGGAGGTGCTGCTCCCCCCCGTTGAGTTCCAAGAGCGGCCAGAATGATGTATTCTTATCGGATACGGCGAAGTACGGATACGGACATACGATGCTGCCGCTAGTTGCTACCATCCTTAGGATCAACATTGGCTAAACTCCTCCCAATTCTCAGGAACCGTGCCGTCGTTCTCCAGGTGAAGACAATCCCAGCGAATGCTTTCGAGTCGCCAGATCCAATCTTCCAGCACGTCATGCGAGATTTCCAACTCCCTCTCGCGTGTGCCTTCCGCCTCCCCCAAAGCCGACTTTATCTCGGCTTGCAGGTTGCGGACCTTTGTGCTGGGGTTAGTCGCCATGCTTAGCCTCCTCCATAACGGCCACGAGGGCGCGGAGGGCAGCGAGTACCGACTGTCCGGTTGCCTGATAGGTTGACCAGTCATCATCATCCCGACCGTATGCCCAATATGAGCCATCAGGGTGACGGTCAATACAAACTGACGCGGGCAGCCGTTCCCAGCACTCCTCCCAGGTGAGAAACTCAACAGGCTTCGGCGGCAGCGGCTTGCCGCAGACGTGGCAAGGTGTACTCGGCTCGCTCGCATACTCTATCTCGTGAGACCGGCTCTCGTACACCCATACGGCCCGGCTATCGTCCCACTCTGCCTGCTCGTGCGGGCAGGGTTGCTTGGCATCGGCTTCCTGCTCGGATGGGACCTCCAGGGGGGGTATAACGCCACGCCGCTCCATATCCGAGAGCATAATCTCGTTCGCCACGTCGTCCAGGTCGGCGGTCGAGTCGCCCTCCCCCTCTGGCGGTTCGGTTTCCGTGCCAGTCTCGGCCTCCTGCGCTTCGAGCGCGTCCGCAATGGCCGCGCAGCGATTCCGCATCTCGGCGATTCTCCTCTGGGCGCGGCCAAGCCGCGACCTTATCAGCTTGAACTGCTTCACGGCGCTATCCCCACTAATTCTATTTGGCTCGCGCCCCAGCAACTCTGCCACGAGTTCACTTTGAGCATACTCTAGCTCGTCGGCAAGGGCATTCGCGTTATAGCAGACCTCCGCGAGGTGGCGGCGAATCATGCTGAGCAACTCTTGCCTAGCCTCCTCCGATGCGACCTCCGATCCTCGCTTGAGATCATCTTGCATAGTCACTTCCCCCCCTTCGCTCATTGCGCTTTCCTCCGTGTTCTCAGTACCCTGGTCTGACTCTGCGGGAGCCTCCTGCTCCTCCACTTCGAGCGCATTGGCAATTGCGGCGCAGCGATTCGCGAGTATCCCACGGCCCTCCCTGTTGGCCCACACCATCAGCGTCCGCCAGTTGGAACTACTGTAGAAGCCATGGTCGGTCACGGCCTCCCGCAATCTCTCTCCTTGCTCCGCCCACTCGCGAACCCTAACGAGTTCGGCCTCCAATTTCGCGGCACGCTTTGCGCGAGCCTTCAACCTCCGCCCCAATTCTCGCTTACCTACGTCATCGAGATGATTACTCCCTAGAAAGTCTAACCCATCCTGCTGCAACTGCTGCTCAAGCGTCGTGCCCATGTTATTTCCCTCCTTAATCCCGACCACCCCTACTTAAGCTCGGATGCACACCTGCTTCCTGCTTTAAATCCACGGTCATAACCAGCCGCCTCTCTTCTATCAGCCTCAATATCACTATCAGACAGCGCCTCCTGCAACCTCCAAATCTCAAGTTCAAGTTGCTCTCTCTTCTCGCGCTCGCGCTTCAACTCCATAGTTAGCTGGTTCACCACGAACTGTGCTGCATCGAGGTCCGCAAGTTCAACGCCATTCTCCAAGACAGCCCAAAGGTCGATGATACGTGCTCGTGCCCTTGCCACAAGACTCTGGGCACGCCTTGCCCCCCACTTACCACAGTCGTCGGCGAGTTTTTGTAACTCTGTACATAGCTCGCGGCTGTCTGGGTATGTCACGTCGTATTCGGTCATAGCAACTCACCCTTTCTGTGGTGTACCTTTGCTCTACTGTTAGCCCCATATTCCTGTCTCTAAAACATCAATGCAAAGTTCATTGATGGCCTCTTTGTCAATACTGTCAGGCAACTGCGAACGTTCGTAAGCCATATTGCATTCTTCAAACAACCTGTCAGCCTCTTTCTTTACACGTTTAAGTGTCCACTCCCCCCGCTTGATAGCAATAAGCTCGTCGGCATCGAGCCCTGTCCTACACACGTTAAGCTTACCGGTTTGTAACAACTCAATACCCATCCGCAGAAGTCGTATCAGATGCGACGCATTCTTAGTATCGTATCCATGTTTCTCCAAAAGAATCTTTCGCTTTGCACCCATATACCCCTTAGATGCGTGGTGCTCCATTCGTTTGAGTTGGCTATACGCATAACCAATGAACGACGTATACAGTTCACGGGTAAGAAAGAGGTCACGATTCACCACAAGCAGTTCATGCGCCCAATTGTGTACCAACACAAACTCTGATGGCATAAACAAAGTACAGAGTACATTTGGGTTCCCTTTTGCCAAAAGGCTCACGAGTTTTCTTGCCTCATACAGAACAACATCCCACCGCCCGTGCTTGAGTTCTCTGGTGCCTCGGCTACCGTATTCACGAAGACCGAAGTAGCAATCCAAAGGGGCAGTTACCCAACCAATAAGGTCAACATCATCAACCGAAGAAGGGTCGTCACTTGGAATGTATGTACCGTGTGCAACACTTCCTCGAAAAGACAAAAACTGAAGACCATGCTCTTTTCCAAACTGCTCCTTCGCCTCAACGCGCAACTGAGCAATTCCATTCATCTTACAATACTCTCCTTACCGGAACCGCACTCAGGAGACTCTTTGGTCTTAGCCACAGCCATGTAGTGTCGAAGTCGGGCCTCAGCCTCTGCAAGCGCAGCCTCTAGTTTGGCAGCACGTTCCGCACGAGCATTTAGCCTGCGTTCCAGTTCTATCTTAGCAACATTATTGAGATGTTCACTTTCGAGAAAGTCTATCGCATCCCGCCTCAACTGTTGTTCGAGTGTTACATCCACAGCACGTTATCCTTTCAGTTGCTGTTGGGGGCAACCGTCTGTTTGGCATACCCTACATATCTGGTTCCGCCTCAACCTCGATACGGTTCTGTGCTGCCAATGCTATTTCGCGAGAACGAACCTGTGAGTACAACTCAACAACTTCAGGGGTCCGCTTATCGTTTAGCCGCGCATGTTCAGCAACGCAGCCACGGCCAGTCTTCTTCCACCACCAAGCGTATGCCATAATTCGTGCTATTATTTGTTTGCGTTTTCGGTCGTAGGATTCCGTAGCCGGGTCATACAGGTAATCGGCAAGCAAATAGAAGCCTGACCATATTGCGCTGACAGCCGGAGCTAAGAGCATATCGCGCACCATCGTGTCGAACGGCTTCAATAAGGGGTCATTCCACAAACCGAGACCCTCGTGCCAGAGATGCGCACATGCTACCCTGCCGTAGGTATCAATAACAAACCGTGCGTCTACTATCTGGCTGCACATCTCTGGCGAGAGACCCCATAGCCCGTTTTCCCGCCATGTCCCATCTTGGAGGTTGTCGATGCGTACAGCATAAGCAGCACGCACTTTCCCAGTAGCTTCCCCAAAGTAACAAAACGGGACTTGTTCGACTCTAACAACCTTCGGCAACTCTTCCTGTTTCATTTTGTGCCTCCTAAACACAATATCCACATGTGAAGTACTGTACGTCACCGCTCCCCTGCGGCAAACCTAGATGGCAACCGTCTCAGTCCACCCGGACTGTCAAAAAGACAGCCACCGACAATACGTTGTCGTATTATAGGCTCATACTTGCCCTGTAATTCAATACCGATGCTACGGCGGCCCAGCCTACGTGCGACCTGGGTGACCGTACCCGACCCACAGAAGGGGTCAAGAACTAGACCGGGTACGGTCGGCGCAGGCTCTATCTCGAAGTCATCTATGAGCGACGGGTCGGCCTCAAGTTCCTCCTGCGGTATGGGATGCTCAGTGCCGCAAGAGCAAGTGGGATGGTAGCCGAGGTCTATAATCGTCGGGTTTACACGTCCGCCACCTGACTTCCCAAGCGTGCCCGAAGGTTTACCAGTACCACCGCGAGCCTCGTGAGCCGCCTGGGTTTTAGGACATAGCTTTGACCTGGCCGCGGTCCGCTTTACCCGATGCTCCCACGGTGCCCCACACTCCGCACAGACCAGTGGTGGACACCCAGCCCTTATACAGTTCTCCGCCAACGCCGGAGGGAAAACTGCAAAATGCGCATACTTAGTACCCTTTGGGCTGATAGTCCATACCGACCGCCAGTTGCGCTTGCCGTCGTACTCGGCGTATTCCAGTGGTCTCGCATTGACACCCTCCTCGGCGAGCCTTCGGGCACTACCCTTACCGCCCTTGGTGCCTGCCGGTTCCGCGCCCTCCTCGCGCACCGCCCAGTAGTCATACCAGTAGTGCGGTTCCTTGCTCAGGAGGAAGACCTCCTCGCAGGAGGTCGTAGGCCTGTCCTTCGGGCTTTCGGGCATATTGCTCCCGTGCCAGGCCTTGTGCCCGCACTGGGGGCAAGGCCTGCACGCTTCGCCGGATATGCCCTTCGCCCACACGATGCGCTGGCGGAGATACCAGCCGTCCGCCCGAAGCGCGAAAGCCGCCATCCACGGGATTCCTAGAAGGTCCTTCGATTTCACGCCAGGCGCGAGCTTCTGCGACATGCCTCCATTGTTAGGAATGTTCGAGATAGGCCGTCCAGATTCGCCTCGCGGCAAGCCGTCTAGCCCACTGTTGTCAGACCAACCTCCTGCGCGCGCGTACGAGTCTCCCAGGTTCAGCCAGACGGTGCCCGTCGGCTTGAGCACACGCCGTACCTCGCGGAAGACACCGACCAGCCGCTCCACATAGGCCTCCGGTGTTTCTTCCCTGCCAATCTCGCGAGGGTCATCGGAGTACGCTCTGAGTCGCCAATAAGGAGGTGATGTAACACAGCAGTCCACACTTTCTGTCTCTAGTGAACCAAGAACATCTTCTACGTTTCCGAACATTATGTGGTGGTTAGCCTGCATGAAAATCACCTCCAGTCATTGTGTACATTTATAGTTGGTTACAACTGTATAGTTAGGGCAACCGAAGTATCATCTGTATCAAAACCAACAAGTAGTTCTGGGCTTCCACCAGCAACTTCCACAGCATCTTCCATCATAGCATCTACTGCTGCCCCTACAACGTCTTCACTAGGAACAGTACCGGTTTCAACTGCTAGTCGCTCTGCCCTTTCCATTACCGCAACACGACATGCCAAATGAAGTGCTCGCAGTAGAATAGCAGAGTTATCCATTGACGCCACCTCCTCCTGTAAATACTGACGAAGTAGACTGGCATTCCTTGAGGCCTCTGCGATACAATCGCAGATTTCATTGATGTCTGCATTAACGCGGTGAGACACCCAAGTGCCCACAAGTGGTGAGGGCATAAGTAACACCTGCCTACGCAGGGCAGCTTCAAAGCAACGCACGAAGGGTTCGTCTATTTTCATACTGCTTCGCCACATCCCCGTCTCTCAAGCCAGTCAGCTAAACGGCCCGCAGCCCAGCCTGGGAAGTCACCGCCGAATGTTAGCGAGCGCAGAATGCCGTAGGCGATGCCGACCAGTGCTATCTCGTGCGGCCTCAATCTGACATTTGCGGTCATTGTTCCCCCTCCGTCTTCTGCTTCTTCAGAATCACGCGGTACTCGCTGATGTCCTCCAGCGCATAGACTCTGCGTTCGTCTTTAGTGCCGAACGCGATGCCCTGCGAGTAAGGCGGCTGATAGTTCATCCAACCGGGGTCCACCAGTTGCTGAACATGACCGTCTGGAAAGGTCACCTCTACCACAGCACCCGGTGGTAGGGCATCACCATGCAGACATGATTGAATACCTAGAAACACAACCGTGCCGATCAACAGCCCAAACAGAATACCACCAACAATGTCTTCCATCAATCTTCCTCCCCTTCAGGGTTTTCGTCCGGTATCTTATATACCGGTATCGGGGTCGCAACCAGTTTCCGGCCCGCTGGCGACGCTCGTATCTCAAGCGCCCTGTCTGGGGTGCTAATGCGCACCACCACACCCCATTCAGGGTCGCTTATCACCCGCTCGACGGTCATCGGCCCCCAGCGGAAGCCATACTTGATATGCTCCAACGGGAAGTGGCTGTCTTTCTCCATTATCGTTGCCAACCCTCTGCTTACTTACCTGTGTCCTCGTAGTAGCTACACCATCGTGCCTGTTTTACACCGTTACGCATATCGGTTATCCACATCCCTGAACGCTTGCATATCCATCGCCT